TAAAATCGGTAAGAATAGGCTTTTTCCATGTCTCACATTTTAGCATATATTTCGTAAACGATGCTCATATTTAACAGTAAAGCCGTCGTAGAACGACGGGGTTTCAGACCCAAAATTTTCCATGATGCTCCTTGATATGATAATTTTAATCTAGGAATACCTCGGTCTTCAAACTGAGTTTTCCATTTATCAATAAAACTTAGAGAGACATTGAGTATGGGGGCGACCGTCGGTTAAGATACAAGGTTTTTGAACCACCAGCTTGAAAATCCTGCAGCTGCTTGGTCAAACAGGCCGCTAAACCCCTTACCTTGTCTATACACATTTATTCAGCCAACCCTACTTAAATCTCTGCAAAAATTGCCCCTCGTCGAATTAAATCCTGTTTTTGTTCAGGAGTGATTCCCGTTGCATCGATAAAGATAGCGTTTTTAACGTTAGCCCAACTCAATTCAGCCCCACTCAGATTAGCTCGACTCAAGATAGCATTACTCAGGTTAGCCTCATTCAGGAAAGCCCCCCACAGAACAGCCCCTCTCAGGATAACATTACTCAGGTCAGCTCCAATCAGGAAAGCCTCACTCAGATTAGCTCCATTTAGAATAGCCCCACTCAAGTTAGCCTCACTTAGGCTAGCTTCACTTAGGTTAGCCCGTTTTAAGTTAGCCCGTTCTAAGTTAGCCTGTCTCAGATCAACCCTTCTCAGAATAGCCCCACTCAGGTCAGCCTCACTCAGGTCAGCCCCACTCAGGTCAGCCTCACTCAGGTCAGCCCCATTTAGGTTAGCCCCACTCAGGATAGCCCCACTCAGGAAAGCCCCACTCAGGTCAGCCCCACTTAAATCAGCCTGTTGTAAAGTTATCTTATCTATTGTTCCCTCTTGAATTGCCTTAATTAATTCGGCTTTTTCAATAACTTTTGCATCTGTAGTGAGCTCTATTTTTGTGACGACAATATCGTCTGATTTAATATTGAGAAAGACTCGCAATTCCCCTGATTGATGTAAATCTGCTAGGTGCTGGAGCCCATCTTCTGAACCTTCTAAAAATAACCGAATACTGCCTTTAAGTTTCATAATAGAAATCATTCCTTTTTGCTCTGTTTGTAGATTTGGTTTGACCAGTTTAGCATTCATCTGGACGGTGCTCCTGTCTCTGGCCCAGCTCGAGCTGGGCTCAATTAATTAACCTTACCTTGGCTTCTATAGGACAGCGAGGCGCTGCTCTAGGTGTTAGTTAGTAACTTTAAAGCTAGGTGAATGTTATTGTCATCTTCTTCAGACCACTCTCCTCCAGACGCCTGGCGGGCTTCCTTTAGCTTTCGTCCGCAGTAACAACAGTAAACCATACCGTTCTCTGAAGGGGTGCCGTTGTTAACGACAAACTGGTGGGCACATGAGGTATTCCAAGCCCCTTCTTCCTCCCAAGTCCAAGTACAATAAGGCACTTCTTTCTCAAACTCTATAGCTTCTTCTACTGTCTTAAAGGGTCCGTGGAAGATGACCGTATCTTCTTCTGCCTCGGACTTGTCGGACTCTGTTAGTAGTTGAACATTAAATCTGTTGAGGTACTCTGTTGTGTACCAGTGCGGTTTGTCGTTAATCATCAGAAAAATGGGTCTGAAACCCCACCCTTTAGCTATTACCTTGGCTTCTATAGGACAGCGAGGAGCTGCTCTAATTCTTCGATACTCTTTTCAGCGAGAAGATCATTCTTCTTACGCTCAATGAGGGCCAGTAAGTTCTGTCGATTCTCTTCTATAGCAAGGGCCTGCTTAGTGACCTCAGTGCGGTCCTTAACATGAGCAATGACAAATTTGACTATGTCGAGCTTTCTTTGTAAAATAATAATCTCGTTGCTATCATCAACGAAGTCTACGCCACCGCAGGCCATGATACGCTTGTTAAGCTCAATAGCAACATTATTAAGAGAGGGTGTATTGGGTGATCTAGACCTGAGGTTAAGACAGAATAGATCCTCAAGCGTGAGGTCACCGCTAACAGAGGGAAAGCGGTACCGACCAACGAGAGCACCAATAATGATATTGAGTTCCATAGTTCCTCTAGAATATGACTTTGAAAATACGTTTACGTGTGGAGCTATCCCCCACGCGGCATGTGAAACTAGCGCGAGTGGTGCTAGAGAAGCCTAGGCCAGCAAGTCCATTAGGAGTACTGTTGACTGGTACCATGCTACCTAGTAACTCGAACACGCGCTTGTGATCTCGTAGTAGATCAGCGCGAATAAACTCATTAAAGAAGGGACGGATGGGCCCCTCGGGTACAGCCTTATCTAAGAAGATAAAGAAGTGTAGATTACCGCACTGTGTATCCCCCCAGTGATTAGGACTGGTAGTAATGAGGCGGACCTTCTGCCACTGATTAGTGCCCATACCCCACGTAGTAAGAGAGCGGCCTGTAGCACTAGATGGTTTAAGTAAACCACTATCTGTATCTAATTTTAGCACGCCATTAACCATACTGAAGCGAGCTACGTTTACAGTTTTTCCAGTAGGCATCAGGGTTTTATACGTGAAGGTGTAGAACTGACCTCCCTCTGTCTCGATATCTACTTGGAAGCCGATATCAACGCTACTACGTCTATTAAACTGATTAACAGACAATAGATACTCAGCATTAGGTGCCTTATTGGCAAATGCTATATTCTCAACGGGGGTATTAGTTAGAGAAGAAGTACTGGCGTTAGCATCTACATCGAGCTCACCGCCACAGGCCTTCTTACTTCCGTAGTAGATTCTATTGCGGTCCCACTCGAGATGAAGGTCTAAGTCATCAGTATTATACCACATCAACCGGCAGCACAGGGCCCCATCTACCTTACCGCCAGCAGCCTTGACACGCTGACGACTACTATCAGCTAACTGATTATTGTAGCTCCAGCCCATACCATTAGGCCACTGGAAGAAGCTAGGGGTATCCGTATCTACAGGAGCTGTCATAGTAACTAAATTATTTATTAGTTCATCTTCAAATAGGATCTCCATAGATGTGATATGAGGCACTACGCTGCTAAGGAACTCGCTGAAGCTAATATCTTGCTGAGTAATACGCGGGTTAGCCACTACAAGCATATTGTTGAAGAAGTCATTCTCGATGATCGTTGGTAGCCTATCAACATATAACCACTGGTCAATAGGGACATCATCGATAGTAGCCTGACGACGTTCTAGACTAGATTGACTGAAGCCCATAGCGAGAAAATCAGTCCGGGCTCTAGCCTTCATATTCTCAGTGACGATGGCAGTAGGACGCCGATAGTTCTCGGGGGCCACCTTACTCTCATAAGATGTAACAGCCTTATCTAGATCGCGTCCCTCACTAATATCAGTCAGCAGAGTACCGATGGCTGTATTGCGGATATGGCTAAATTTAGCAGACATGACCCAGCAGAAGGTTTCATGCTGCTCCTTAGTAAAATTAGGATTACGCAGGTGATTCTGGCGATTGGCCTCTTGTAGGGCGAGAAACTTAGTTAACAGGGGCTTAAACTCATTACCGCGATAGAGAGCGCCTTGATTGATGAGTTCGAGGACAGTATTCACTGAGTCAATAGAGATCATTTCTAGATCTCTCTTGAGGCCCGCCGCCCTATTACGGGCATCACTCTGACTACCATTTACATCACTGGAAGCATAGGCTGTAGGAAACTTATAGTATAGATGGTGCCACTTAATAGTGCTGCCGTCCTCTAGACGCTGCAAGTCACTTGCGTGCCCTACGGTCAATTCACTACGGTCTAATAAGAACGTGTCTCGAATGCGGGCCTCTGTCACTAGAGCATTGAGCTTATCAACTACTCCCTGTAAGTAACCTGGTACAGTTACATTCCACATACTGATGAGATTATAATTCTCATCTGGTTTAACGAGGCCCCCCGCCTTCTTAATGAATTGTCGACAGGCCATACAGTTATGCGCCTGTCGCTCGTGTGGGGGGAAGGCATCGAGGTAGGTCTGCCAGAGTACATCTCCTGGTACGTCGACAATAAATAAGGGCTGCTTATCCTTACACATATTGTCTAGCTGTTTAACGCATGCAGCCTGGATATCACGGAAATCAATTGTAGTAATCATAAAAATACGGGGTCCACCCCCGTTGTTATAGTTTCCACGTCTCTCCTTTGAAATATTTTGATGCACAAATAGGAAAATTGGCCCTGATTATTTCTAGAGCTATATTTAAGCATTGTTCATCACTATACAAAGGTTTTTCTTCTTTAATTGAATTAATTAAAAATTCAATTATGGTAATCTCTTCCATAGCTATCTCCTGTGTATTTGTGGTAGAGAAGCTCCTTCAAATGAAGGGGGCCCTGCGTGATAAATATTTTACACAAGAATTAAAAACCTGTGCTATAATAGTAGAAGGAATGGCTAAGGTTCCTTAAACCGCCTATCGGCGGTACCGATGACCTCCTATTTACCGCCCTCTCATTTGCCTTAATCAGTTGATTGATGTAGGCATCAGAGAGGGGCCGGTATCTATAGATTAAAAGACACAGTGAGCCGTGAAGTTCGAGCGGAACAGGGTAAACCCATACGCTTCACCTCCGCACGCCGTGCCCCGCTAAGTAGTAATACTGATTGACGCTCCCATCGCTAAAAGCGAGGGATTCCCTGTTCATCCAGTTACCTTATCTATTAAGCTTTCACCTAATAGACAGTGGGTAGTCTGTCCGAGGGCTTGAATTTCTGTCCGCCCGACAGTATTTGCTTTTTGAAGTATATTGATAGCGGCATTTTCATCTCTGTCCAGAACACAACCACAAGAACATATATGAGTTCTTACAGACAATGTTTTCTTGACAATCGAACCACAATTAGAACACTCTTGACTTGTATATTGTGGATTTACCGCTACCACAAACTTCCCGTGTATTTTTCCAAAGTAGTCTAACCAATCGGTGAACATTGACCAACTTGCATCAGAAATTGATTTCGCAAGTTTTCTGTTTTTCACCATATTAGAAACCTTCAAATCCTCATAGACTACCAAATCGTTAGATTGGATTAACGCTTTTGCTGTCTTAACGGCAAAATCTTTACGTTGTCTAGAAACTTTTAAATGAAGGCGGGCTACTTTAGATTTCTGCTTTAACCTTTTTTGGCTTCCCTTTTTCTTTTTGGAGAGTTTACGCTGTGCCTTTTTCAGTCGTTTTTCGGCTTTACGGAGGAAACGAGGGTTATCAATTTTATCCCCATTAGAGTCGGTCAAGAAATGGTTTAAACCTAAATCAATCCCTACTTCCTTTCCTGTAGAATTAAGCAGTTCTACTCGTTCAAGGTCTAAGACAAATTGACAATAGAATCCGTCAGCCCTTTTAATAAGCCTAACTCTTTTGATTAGGGGCTTATCTAGAATTTCACGATTATAAGAGCCAACTAGCTTTAACTTACCAATTCCAGTTTTATCTGTTATGTGGATAGACTTTTTATCTTCTAACAGTTTCCAGCCAGAAGTTTTGTACTCCACAGACCTTGAGAACTTCTTGAATTTAGGGTAGCCTTTTTGAGCTAAACCTTTCTTACAATTGTCATAGAAACGAGATATAGCAAACCAAGCTCTTTCGGCACTAGCTTGACGAGCCATAGAGTTAAGATTACCTACAAACGGAGTGTCTGAATCATTACTCAACGTTGTTACAAATTTGCAAAAAGAAGCATAATTTACCTTATCTTCTCTGTGAGAATCCATCCAGAGTCTAATGCACTTATTCCGAATGAACTGTCCTATTCTAATAGCTTCTAAGATAGCTATTTGTTGTTGTTGTGTAGCTTTAACCTTAAACTCTATGACTCGCATTGACCCGACCTCTCAATGTGTTATGTTATCACTATATCATCTCACCGTACAAGTTGTCAATAGGCATGGAACCCAATTACTTTAAGACCCGCAGGGCTACGTTTAATCTTACTGTTCATATAGTGTTGGTGACTAAATATCGGAGAAAAGTATTCAAGAAAGAACATTTAGAGTTCTTAAATGAGGCTTTTAAGTCTATTGCTGATAAATGGGATGCCAGTATCGTAGAGTTTAGCGGTGAGTCTGACCATGTCCACATTCTTTTAACTTATCCCCCCCATAAATTACTAAGCGGGTTAATTGCTAATTTGAAATCTACTTCAAGCAAGCTTTTGTGGGATAACTACAGTGACCATTTAAAGAAGATTTACTGGAAAGACAAGAGAGTATTATGGACAGGAGCTTACTTTGTGGCTAGTTGTGGTGGCGTTACGATAGATCAACTTAAAAAATATGTGGAGAGCCAAGACTCCCCAGAATATTAATCGTGCTTCGCCGTTCTATACTGGTCGGCTTTTCATCTCATCGGTAAAACCGAGAGCCTTCAAACCGACATTTCAAGTAAACAAGATAGGGCTAAATGTACAAGACTTGACACCGGTTACATCAAGCGCGGTAGGTTAATTCTGACTCTAGTGGACGCCGCCAGCGAGTAGGACGGAGGGAAACATCCTCCGTTACGCTGGTGCGCCAGACCTATTGTGCCTCTGGGGTGACTCAGTTCTAATCTACATTAATCTAAGCCGGGTTGTAGAACCACGGCTGTATTGTTGTATCTATTCACCTAACAGACATTGACCATGTTCAACCAAATACGGTACGTAAACAAGGCAGCGTTGAAGGCACTGAAATCAATCCTGCGAGATAAGGCCTATCAGGCTTCTAAACAGGGGGATTACCTAGTTCTGCGCGCGGCCCGTAATTCTCACTTATATCAGCTATTACACCTAGTTGGATTCTTTGAATTTCACGTTACGAATACCCAGCGACTCATCGTTGGCCTCCATCAGGTTGTCGCCTACGCTTACTGGGGGTGGAAGGCCTACCGCAATGGCTTCCTCGCTCGTCGAGGAGAGGTAGAGGTACACCACATTGATGATAACCCTCTCAACAACCATCCCCGTAACCTTATCTACGTATCGCCGATGGAGAATTGCCTTGTGGCTCAAGCAATCCGTAGTGAGTGCGGTAGCCGTGTACTACACGGTAAGACTATTCCATTCAACCGGCAAGGACGTCTCGTTAAGAACCCCACCGCGTACTTTGTAAGTATTGTTAAGTTGAGCATCGAACGCACCTTCGCTGCACTCGGTCTACAGGTGGAGGCAGTGAATGTGCTACTCGAGCTGCCCCGCGACTTCGGCATCGCTCGAGTGAGTTGGGCCCCGCGCTTCTTCGTTAACGCCCTCCGTAAACTCGGGTGGCAATACGGCTAGGCTCTTAAAGTCCTCTATATCCATAGTAACGACGCTTCGATTATTATGAGTAGTAATAAATAGACGGCACCCCTGCGCCTGGGCAGTAGCCCACTCATCTTCAGTAGGGCCTAGTGTATTACGTCGGGCCACTCGCGTCTTATGCTCTATACGCCAGGTCTCCCCATCTATAACAATAGAGCCATCCCCGTCTCCGAAGATGGCCCCACTAGCCACTGTTGCTCTTGCACCTAGATTCCGTAACACTCGCCTCTCAGTGACGCGCCCTATCTTCGATGCAGTGTTAATCTGCTGCGATGCAGTGTTAATCTGCTGCGATGCAGTGTTACTCTGCTTGCGAGGAGGCGGAGGGGGCTTCTTATATGCGGGGTGACTCTTAATAGAGGGGCTACCAGCCAGTGGTAAATAGGCCAGCTCACCCTCTCCTATCTCAGCTCTACATCTATGACATGCTATATCCAGATTACGGCAGGCCTGCTGCCACTCTAGTGGACAGGTCATGCTACGCCGGCGTATACTAACTGTAGCGGTACGGACGCAGTGCCTACGGCTGTTAGTTCTACCCTAGCATTGACTATGTCTACGTTATTAAAGTGATAGGAGCCAGCTACTACTTTTGGTAGATTAATAATAGTGCTACCATTATTAATAACAGTGAGGTTAACAGAACCTGTCTCACACGAGAGGGCTATTACCTGTAGCGCAGTAATATCGATTAGATCAATTGATACTTCTGCGCCGGGGCTCAGGGTTAGAGTAACCGTGCGGGGCAGTGTGGTATCTGTAAATGTGTAACTAGCAGAAAGCTGTGTATACAATCTACCACGTGTACCTCTAAATTCAACTGTATAATGCATTAATTTAATCCTTTATGCGACATCCAACATACAATCTCGGCATCTCATTAGGCTTAACTCGATAGAGCCGACTAACATATAACACGTATCCATCCTCTATCTCGTAGTTAGTCCTTAGGCCACTATTAGGACTAAGGACTTGACCATTTAGATGGTGCCAATCGCTATATATAGTAATTGGCACCCTGTGAGGATTTCTTATATCTACCATCCATACCTCGCTACTCACCAATACCTCCTTTCTAATGCTTACAGTACGCCATACACCGATAGTATAACCATATTAACCATTAGCTACAGTTCTATGCCAATTATACTATCGGTGAGTAAGGGAAGTCCTATTACTTGTGCTGAACTCGACAATAACTTTCTAGAGGCTGCTAATCGCGCCAATCATACGGGAACACAGGCAGCTAATACTATATATGATCTATCTGACACAGTGCGGGCGTTTGCATTTATTGCCGACATGCTGGCTGATATAGCCACTCTAGAGAATGAACTAGAGGAATTACGCGATGACCTATTCGGTGATGGTGAGTTACAGCAGATCATTGCTAACCTGCAGCAGTTAGTCAATGATCTAATTAATAACCTAGCTGCTGTCGTAGGTGAGTTAACTATAATTCAGGACCTACAGGCATGCTGCGATACTAACACAACTGCTATCAGTGATCTACAGGCTCAATTTACTACATTGAGTAACCAACTAACTGCTCAGATAGCCACCATCAATGCCTCAATCACTGCTATAAACGACAGGCTCAATCTAGAGATACCCAAGATAACAGCATTACAGAATACTGTAAGTAGTCTACAGACACAAGTAACTAATCTATCGAACACTAAGGCTAATATAGATAGTCCTTTCCTAACGGGCAACCCCCGTACTGTATCGCCCACTACTAATGACAGTATAGCTCGAGTAGACTGGGTTAACCAGGCCATAGCCGAGCAAAGCCAGGCGGCCCTCCCAATAGGTTCTATAATCTGGTGGGCGGGCCCCCCCGGGAGCTACCCTACTAATTGGTTACCACTGGATGGGGAGGATATCAGCAGGACGCAATACGCAGCGCTATTCGCATTGTTAGGTACTACATACGGTGTTGGTGATGGTTCTACTACCTTCGGCCTCCCTTATACAGTGTGGTGGCCGCAGGGAGTACCAAAACTCGACATTAGTACTATCCTAATACGCGCGCTCTAACGACTCAGGAACTCATCTCGACCATTCTCGACTACACGTATGATGTGAGTAAGGTCGAATAGTGGATTAACCTCAGCTATACTATTGGCCCACTCATTAGCTATCACACGATAGTTGATATGACCTCCTACTCGAGAGCGAAGCTGGCATACATAGGCCATATGCTTATGTGTGCCACCTATACAGTATCGTATATTATGGGCTAGTGGTATACGATACTGTATGGCGGGGCCATCTAGTGTCTCGTAGTATTTATCCAGCACCTCTCTATAACGCTTAGCTATAGGGAGGTGCTCTACATAGAGTGGTAGAGTATAACCAGTATCTCCCCGTAATAGCTCAACATTAGTTAGGGCAGGAAAGTACCGCCATATACTGCGGTGACGATTGAAGTCGCGGGCCGCACCCACATCCATATAACCACTCATGTACATATGCGGGGCATTGAACTGAGTAGGTAATCTATCGTAATGCCGCCACGTAGTCAGCTCCTCTCGCAGCGTAGCTAATAGTCTTCTACCAGTAGATAGGACTAGGGCCGGCCGATACAGATCATTCTGAAGTAATAGGGCGAGGTTACCAACGATATCACAGTCTTGCTCCTGTACAATTACTAGCTTTGAGCGATAATATTCATCTCTCATATTATCAATAAGAGATGACTGAGCTGCCCGCGCCATATTGGCTAGACTAGCGCTTAGGTCATGCCGTGCCTCTGCGTGACGTATGAGCCCTGGAGCACCTGCTACGTAGCCTTGGGCCTCTAGCTCAGGACAACCCCCCAGCAGTTGCTTCAGCATGTGCCCTATAGTACTGTATAACTCATCGGGCCCCGAGTTAAATTGATTACTCAGTAGGTCACTGATGAATCGACTCCACGTCTCGGCATCCGATGTGATACCCAGACTAGTGCGGGCTCCCATAGGTAATAGATAACGCGTACAGTCCAGCGTACGGGCATCCAGCGCCTGTACCTGGCGTTTATCACTCATATCTACGCCGTAAGCGCGGGCCAACGCCTCTCGAGTGGGCTCATAGAGTTCCTCATATGCACTGAATAAATAGTCCATTGACTCGTCATAGGACTCATTACCAACCCTATAGTAATCGCCCATCTTCTGATAACGAGTACTGCGTTCCTGCCCTGCTCCTAGAGGCATAGTATTGAACAGATAGAAGGCAAACCATAGGGGAATACCTTCAAAGCACACTGATAACGTGGCCAGGCCCTGTACACTACCGTGACCATAATTATAGAATATATTATGAAGACGTTTATCTGCATCTACTCCCCGCGCCTCATTGAGTAGGTTCTCTACTGACTCAGCGCTGCGAGAATATCGTGCCATAGTATAGGCTATAGTGGCCTCATACCTCTGCCCCGGGCGGGCCACAGGGGCGAATACCTTAATATTACGCTCAGTATCAGTAATACAAGCAAGCCCTAATTGATTATCATAATTATAATTCACCTACAAAGTCCTCGTGAATAAATATAAAACTAGAAGCACTTAGACACTAACTTAAGGATGTACTTAAAGGCCTGAGGAATGCCCCATCAAACATGAATGTACCACAGAATGATAAGGCCTACACTATTCACTTAGCTCCGCACACTCTGGTTAAGGAAGCTCTACCGCAGGTCACTGATTTCCTATGGCAGAACACGTTTAGTCTGACTCTATTTATTATAATCTTTATTGGGCGATGGATGTTCCGCAATCAGATAGAGCGCAGGTACGCTATACAAGATCTGATACGCCATGTTAGCACTATAGATAAAGACATCTATATCCTTGATCTACTCAACCAGATACGTATTACAACGGCGGCCGATAGAGTCTTACTCCACCAGTTCCATAATCCTGGTCGCAGTATATCTGGTCTTAAGTTCCTCAAGATGACGTGTACTCATGAGAGTCTGGCCCCCGGGATTAGCAGTATAGCTAATCTCTATAGACAGGTATTAATTAGCGACCATTGCTATGACCTACCTACTCTAGTGCAACACGCCAGTACCCGATCCTTCATGAAGACTGATGCTAACTCTATACTACTTAGCTTTAAGCAGCGGGCCCACCTAGATATCATAGGAGTACGACACCTATACCAGCAACTACTATTAGATGATGATAGCCCTATAGCTCTCATTAGCGTCCACTTTATAGGGGAGGGGGGTACAGCCATGGATACCACGCAGGTGAATGATATAGTTAATATAGTGACCTATAATCTACTCGTCATCTAATGGACGCTGCTGTTTCTTCTCGGCGAGCCGCTGTTGGGCCTTCAGTCCACCTCGACGACCTATCTCTCTCATATGCTCTCTATCCTGGGCTGTCTTCTCACCACCGCGGCGCCCCATACTAGACGCTGTATCTGAATTAAACTTAGCCATAGTTATCTACTTAATGTGATTAGGTAGGTGGCCAGAATTAAATATAGGATAAGCGTAGGTTGGGCCTCATGTCAGCCCAACACTCGTGTAAGCTAATTGCTAACCTATCATACAAATAATTGTGCCCCCTACCTAAGTAAATTACTATGGCTGTGAGCATGGCATTATGTAGGCGACTTCCTAATTAGGCTCACTAAGTGCCGAGCCAGTTGTTACTTATCGCCTAGTCCTTCAGTTTTGAGATTAATAGAAGTTGATGGATTAGTCGGTGGATTAACTAATAATTGATTAACTGATGGTACGAGATCTGCGATAGCCCGCCACGCATGCCATAGACCTAACACGCAGAGTGCATCGCCGAGGCCCAACACTCCTGCTGCGTAAACAAGGCGGCCAACAATAACCGTCAGACTATAGGCCAATAACAAGCCGATAGCTACAAGCAGTGTACGGAATTGCACCTTGCCAAGTTTTTCCAATAGATAATTAATGAGATTCATAATAGTCATAGTCAATAAGTTGTAATTGTGGTTTACGAGAACAGTATTATTCTACAAGCTCGTACGCGGCTTCTAGTTGCGATTCTACTAACTTAGCACATTCTAGTTGCTTTAACTTCTTCGCTATGTATAACTGACCTTTAGCCGTTATAACAGTAACGCTATCAAAGATACCAGGTTGATGGGGGCGCTCTTTGCGGAACACCTCTGCTCTGGCAGCTAATACATGTCGCTGATAGGGTAGCCGACTTGGCATCATCATGATAAAGCGAATGTCACGCAACATATCGAAGAACGTTGTACGACCTACGCCATAAGCTTTAGCCAAATCTCCTATTAGGACAGCATCGGCGTCGCTGACTGTCAACGTCTCTGCTAATTTAATTAGTGGGGCTTGCTCTTCTAATGTAGCATTAACTTGTTCTAAGGTGATATTAGTTTGTTCTAATTCTAAGGCCAGGCGCCCCGCTTCAAGTAAGGCCTCACCATAAGTAGTAGGTATCTTGAAGTCACTAACAGAATAGCGACCAGTCTTGCGAATGGTAGGTAGTACTTCTTGTACTACCCAGTCTTGAAATAACTCTGCCTGTGGTTTGCGGCTGCTGAGTACTAATCTATATAAGCCAGATTCTGAAATGGCTGATATATATTGATTTGAGACTGACCCTAAGTATTGTTTAGGGTCAACTAATTGTTTTTCATACACCTTTAACCGAAGTAGAGCTACTGACGTATTAGTGTGTTCGAGAACAGCGCAAACGTCGGCTGCTATAAACCAGGGCTCATTATCAATGATTATAACGCGGATTTCTTGGTTGTTAAAGTTAAAGGTAGGTAATTGAGTCTGGGCGCATCTCATTTTTGATCCTGTTGCTGTTGATAATGATCAAAGTTTTGGGCTAAATCTTTTGGTAGTTTTGCCCATTCTTCATTGGGAATTTTAGCAGAAAGTCGAGTCGCTAATTTCCAGATTGGTTCTGCATTATAGTCAAATTTAATATTCGCTAAAGAGAAACTCTCGATAGGTGTTTGATTATTCATATGCTTTGTGCTTTGCAGGCAACGGCCTTCACCATTACTGGTGATGCCATACCTAATATATATTTACTCGGTAATGGATAAGTTTAAGAAGATTAAATGTTACACAATAAGTTAATAACCCCGCACGGAACGCGGGGCTATCGGTAACATCATACGCGACTAGGCTGAAGCCTTAACCAAATGAGGCACGTTTCTTCTAACGCTACTTGCATCCTGTATTGCAGACGCAATGGGATTAAGACGCATAGTATTACGCGCGGAGTTCACATTCTCTGTGGATATGAATTGACAGGTAGAGCCCATGACATGAGCTGCTGTTAGATAACAGCCTAGGAAGGCACCTGTATCAATCATAGCCCGGTTATTAATTAGTAGCGGACGCTTAGTAGTGACATGACCATTAACAACTAACGGCCAGTTCGGCTGGCCGTTGAAATACGGATATAGTATTTCATCTACGCTGGTATTCTGCTTATCGGCCTGACCTCGAATACTAGGTAGGTGAATCTGTTTCTGTATAGAGACAGGGTCAGACTTACCCACATACTTATAGTCGCAAGGAGAGTGATGAACAGCAGAGGTACGACTACGGGATACGAGGTAGGGCATACTCTTCCTATATATCTCAGTGAACATATTACGCTGCATGCGATTAGTCCTAGCTGTAGTGAGATAATCGAAGTAGCGACTAATAGGCTTCTCATCATCTATGTGCTGCATAATATATAGTTCGTGATTACCTAGTACAACCTTGAAGTCAGGGTGACCTAGGTTAGAGTACACGAATCTAATAACGTCAGCAGAGCTGGGGCCCTTATTCACTAAGTCTCCATTGAGCACTAATTGCATGGGGTAATGAGTAATCTCATCCCCTGCAAATAAGAAGCCCGCCTTTCTAAGTAGCGCACGCAGATGGCCGTAACAACCATGAATATCCCCTACTACTAGGGCCTCATCATTCATAGTGTAGTGGGGCACTTGCTCTACACTAAGCGCTATATCTTCCTGTCGTTCTATAAGATGACTGAGCTCAACCCCTACGCCGCTCTCGGCATTGAATAGTATTTCTCCTACGCCGTAGTGATGGCAGCCCGCCATCATTATAACCTGATCGGCCTCTTCTTGATTCTTAATTTCTACTAGCACGTGGTGCGCTGAGAGAGAGCTAGGATACGATATCGTATTCTCTAGTAGATGAGGGCTCTCTACATAAAGGGCCCCTACTTCCTGAGCGGCCCTCATTAATATCTTCTTCTTTTGTGAATATGGCCTCACGACCATATATACGGTGTGAGCCTTCATGTTAATCATGGCTATACTCCAATTGTGTGATTGATCTTGTGTACCACAGAAAGTTGCCTGATAGTGAGGTTAATATTAATTTGACTAACGCCTCCCGGCTGACTGCACAGTTAACCTCTAGCAATCAATGATTAAGCTAACGGATTGAAGGTCGACTTAATCATTGATTGCTAGAGGTTATATGATATAGCCAGGCATATATAAGAACGCAAAGCAAATAGTTCACTTGCATTATTAAACGTATAGATAACCCTTACATTCAAAGTAAATAATTGGTTAGTCTGTTGTATAACCTGTATAACCTAAACGCCTTAGATATATATCAATATCTCTAGGAACATCATCTACATTGTGCATAATTACGCACAATATATAAGATAACATTGCATATTCACTCTTCTTAATACGAGGCTCTATATCTGGGTACCTATGGTATATTTCTTGCATGGCTTTAATCACAGTTTACATATCTAACAAATCAAGTATCAGTGGCGCAGCTGAAAGCATAGGCCACCTAATTTTTGCAAGTCTGCTAGCACTAAGTTGAATTCCTTTTTGCTACAGAGTCCTCCCAGCACCGCACACCACCCGAAAACCGAGGTTGAGGCCGAAGTCGCGACGGTTGTTGTGGCCGCGGTAAGCAGAACGACAGCGACGGGAATAGCTGAACCAGGAACCGCCCCGCAACGGAGAACGATTATCATCCCCATTTTCTATCCAGGCACTGCCATCCGTCGGCGCACCGTAGTTATCGTGCCAAGTATCGGCGCACCATTCCCAGACATTGCCGTGCATATTATACAAACCAAAGGCATTGGGTGGAAATTGTCCCACGGGAGTTGTTTCGTTTTGATATTCTCCTGTAGGTTCATCGGCGTAGGTATTACTGGCATCATAGTTAGCCAATTCCCCCGTAATGGTTTCCCCAAAGTGAAAGGCGGTTGTTGTCCCTGCTCTACAGGCATATTCCCATTCTGCCTCACTCGGTAGTCGATACTCCCCTCCCGTTAGTTTAGATAATCTCGCGCAGAACTCGACGGCATCGTACCAGTTGACTTGTTCTACGGGTCTACCCCGGCGCGTGGATGATCCCCCCCTATCTTTAAAGTGGGAGGGATCAGGATCAAGGTCTTTTTCTACTTTCAAATCCTTGCGAGAGGCAACTACTCTCCACTGTGCCTGGGTGATGGAATACTTGCCCATGAAAAAGGGGCGGACGTTAACCTCATGTTGAGGACGTTCATCATAGTAACTATCTTTCTCGTCTTGCGGTGAACCCATCAGGAAAGTTCCCCCTGGGATGGTAACCATTTCTAAGGTGATGTCGTTGTCTAAATCTTGGCTGAAATATTGGGACTGTTTCGACTCTTTGTTAATTTGCTCACCCTTCTCATTTACTCCCACCACCTCAAAGTTAAATGATAACAATTCTAACTTTTGCAACGGTTTAACTGAATCTGGATTAACTGAGACTGGAACCTTCTTTGATTGCGTATTTTGGTGTTTCATAATAAAATGTCAAGTAATGTATTGATGTCCCCAATAGTGCAACTGAGGGCATCGGCCTCTATAAAGCGTATTTCTCCCCCTACACGATGAAAGGCCTGGGCCTTCTCTTTATCGAGGGGCCGCTCCTTATTAGTAAAGACTACCTCTTCTGTCTCTTGCTGTAGTGCGTAGTTGATAGCCGTACGATAGAGGTCCTGGTCTATTACATAGCGGAGGGCCGTTTCGTTAGGATTAAGCCCATCTGTCACGTAACGGCGGCCCACTACTAAGAAGGGGCTGTTCTGATAACGCACTACCAGAACAGTCCAATACATAGTGCCATAGCGTGTGCCCTGGGCCCACGGACTAGTAGCCACTACATTTATGGTGATGTTAGGAATGACATCTTCTATACTCAGGAGAGTATAGAGGGATAACTCTGGGAAGACGAAGGGTAGTGCTGTTCTGTCTTGTCTAATGGCGGGCAGCGCCAATACAGTCTCAAGCAATATATTCTCCTGCTATCTCGTAGCATACTGTTAATGCGGCCTCGTGCATAATCTCAGACTTTGTATCGACGTATATAACCCCAGACTTTATATCGACGTGTGTATCAGAGAATGTTACTGTAAGAGGAGAATGGTAGCGCTCCTTAAACTTATTCTCTATCTGCTGCCATACTGTCTGTATGGCATCATCTTTAGTTATATCATCCTTATACTCTCGTGCTGCAATTAATTGATTAACTATGCGGGACAGCTTATCGACAGCATCGGGGGCATCCATAATATCCTTGAGGATACGACGAGCCTTCATGTAATTGCTCATACGCAACATTGACTCCTTAGCAACAGCCAGTGCTTCGTCACTGTACCAGTCCCAGAAGTCTATCTCATCATTGATAAGAACCAGCTGATATACACCAGCTGGTTCTAGCACCATTGTTGAGTTCTTCATAAGCTTGTTATGACTAGTGACCTGTTCTAAGGCATCGTCAGAGAGATTGATGGCTCTGAGAACATCTCTGGCGCTAACATAGCTCTCTATGAATTCTATGGGCAAGTTATTGTATTGTTGAATCAAGGCACACGCCCCCCTTGTACGGGTATTAATTACTATCATCGGCGCTGATATTCGATGTATCAGCACTGCTATCTGATCTACTAACGGTATTCTTATGGGGGGTGGGGGCCCAGTCTCCGTATCCCGTTGTGGCCTGGAGCCGGGTACCCGCACCCATGATGATGTCCGCGATGTTGGCGCACCCCGCGTTGAATGGTATGATCTCGATCTGGCGGCCGCACACGGTGACTGCTTCTTCGGGGTCTGGTGCGGAGATGGGCTTCGGTTGCACGAGTAGGTAGCCCGATTCTACCTCACTGATGTTGGTGGAGTTATGGATCAGGGCCCCGTCGTGCTGATTGTTGGATGCGAGGCCGTGGATGTCTCGTAGACTGTCTACTTCTATACGTTGAAGTAGGGCGGACATGGCGGCTATCTTCTCGTGCTTGGGTATTAGTTTAGACCACTTCGCTATGCTGGTAGCTATGCCCTTGAGGTATCCTACTAGGCAGGCCAGGGCCCGCGTCTTAGTGGTTACATCCTTATCAGCTAAGAGCGGCTCTTCTAGTACTAGGCGCGGTATAGTGAAGCGGCTACTGAGACGCTTAACGAGCCGAGCCCCATTAATTGCTGCTAACACAGCTGTCTTCACCGTGCCTACAGACAGTAAGGGATCAGGAGAACTCACACGGCCCGATAGCATCTCATCCAGGTGGGAGCTAATACCCAGCTTCTCCATCTCATGGTGAGCAATCGTCGCGTGGCACTTCACGACGTCGTAGTTAATGACAGGGCTGGATATTAGCAGCACTTCTCTGAAGTTACGACTAGCACCTTGGAGGCCGCCCCCTTTCTCGTACACGCGGAGCCCCTCGTGAGGCTGGGTTAGTTCTTGCGAGTACTCTGCCTGACGTTTCGTGTAATCGATACTAGTCACGCGCTCGAGTATACCCTGATAGCAGTTTAGGTTATGAAGGTAGCGGGCCCGTTTACTAGCCAGCTCAGCATTACTCAGACTATCGCGAGTCCTCTCTATTCTATCTCGCTGTCGTATCAGCCACGCGATGCCGTAGCCCAAATCAACTTGTGTTGGCGGTGCGCTACTAAGCGGCTTATTAAGCTTAGGAAGCGGACGGCCATCTGCATCAACGAACCACTGATCCTGTAGTCGAGAGGGGCTCAATAGTAAATCCTCTCCCTTCTCGATGAAGGTATCGATGATGTGCTCGTGAATACGGTAGCGGAAGCAGATTCCTTCCTTAGCGTAATAGGGGGCCCGCGTCATAAACGCCTCTACGCTCTCCCAGTTATAGTTTCTGCAGTAAACGTGAATGAAGCTCTTACGAGGCAACGGCACTCCCTTCCACGCGTGGTAATCAGACTTAGCACGCATTTGGCGCTGGCACAAAAACGTGTGGATGAATAAACGCCGACTATCACTATTCATACCAGCCGTTAGCTCGCGCAAATAATGATACTGACTAATAGTGAGTTTTAGATTAGTTTGGATGTACGGCATAAATTCTCCACTTCATTTAATTTTAGCACGATCTAGCAATTTAAACAAGCTGGCAAAAGGCTGTAAACTAGAATTAGCTATATTGACTCCTTGTTCGACGGACGACACCCAAAGATGCCGCCCATCAAACAAACACCAAAGACTACAGCGAAACGAGCTTTCGTCCGCCGTTGATGTCTTCTGCAATCTTGACACCTGGAACAAACGTCAACGCTTCAGCCACATTGTCGCCCTGCTGTGTTGTCACTTGCACGACGCATCCACCTGGTGTCTCCATTGCTTTACACGACTTCATCCAACCTTGTTCCTTGCTGCTGGCTTTAAAGAGAAGCTGGAATGCATCACAATTGCCAACAACTTTGATGTCCGAAACCTTACCAGTTTGTGCGTCTGCAGTGCTGGTCACATCCAATGCCTTACTCATAGTCATCTCCAAAATCGCCGTCGAATAAATGGTTAGTCCCTCGTTGACGTGAGGGCATTAATATTGTAGCACTTTAATTAACACTTCCCTCACTTTAGCGAGGGCTTCGGTCGTGAGCTCAGCCGAACAGTCTTTACCCTGACATTCAAGATAATTAAATGTTTTCCAATATAGAATTTTCTATATTGGGACTACTACTAAGTTTACTATTAGGGCCCGCCCATCTGTCAGCATAACCGTATCTAGTCAACAACATAAATGAAGAGAACTAAGAAGGGCAATGTGACGGCAGAAGCGCGGGCCGAGTACGGCACAGTAGAAGATAGATTCCCTATATTCGATAAGCGCAGCGCATTGAGTGCTCTTAAACTGCGGGGCCATGGGAATCTATCTAAGCAGGAGAGGGCCCGTGTTATTAACAAGGCCGCTAAGTTTGTTCCTGAGGCAGCTCGGGCTGCTCGAGAGGCGGATCAACAACGCTCTCGTCGTAGTTAGAGAGGAGGAAGGTGTTAATCCAGTCTATATTGCTCTGGGTTAACTCTCTACCAGTCTCTTTGTAGTATTCTCGAAGGGCCAGTACGCTTTGTATCCAATCGAGTTCTCTATCCGATACGCTCTGGGGGTTATCTAGGATCCAATTATTGTTGCGTAGTCTCTGAATCTGTTCTGGGGTCATGGTAATCTTTAAGAATATGGCTTGCAGGGGAGAGAGACTTACCATCTATAATATCGTCTATACTGCCGATTAATATAGAGGGGTCGCCCTTTTCATCGACTCTATCACGAACGACAATTACATCTCCATTAGTGGCTAGGAAGATAGAGACATTTACATTATCATAGATATATGATAGGAAGTACATATCACCATCATTATCATCAGGACGGTCTTCTCTAGTATTGTTGATTACTACGTAACTAGATCGATTGACATGAACTTCAATAAATTTATTATTGGAATCTAGACCTAGATTCTAATAGGCCCACGCCTTCACGACATCAACTGCGTTATCTTGCATTTCGTCTCCTCCCTTGTTTAAGTCTACCTATCTCGAGAGCATCACTGCCCATGATGTGGAGCTCCTTATTGCTGTTAAGCAATAAGTGTCGCGTTCGTGCGCCGGGCCAATAATAGTAATCGCCCCACTTTATCAGCAGGCCTGTATCGAGTATAGGCTCTATATTCTCTACTACTAATTGCATCTCTTCCTTAGTCATACCGAACTCACCATGGTTATGGCGCTGATAACTATCGCGCCGATAATGCTGAGTACGACGGGCCCATACTCCTTTAACGGATTCAGAGTTAGCTATCATAGCCAGCTGACAATAATAGCGTAGATTACCCCCCGGCATATTGAGAGGGATACTCTCAACAAGGCGGCGTATAGTGGGGCTATAGTAGTGAATACGCCATTGGTCCACTGAATTTTTATCATTATAGAAGTCGGCCCCCCATGCGGTTATACCTAACTCGAGCACATTAGTTAGGTAGTATTTATTAGAGTTATCCTGACCACCACTCATCCTAGCATGTAACCGCGTATAGTTAATGTGGGGCTCCATATCCTCGAACCAGAGTTGGATAAAGCGTCCTCCCTCCTCAGGGGTAGGTTTGTATAATGATAAAAACTGGTAGTCTGTTGCCTGCCATATAATGCTGGATATCTGCAATGTTTTAGCTAGGTACATTAGAATTGTAAGTTAGTGTGAGATGTTCTGTATTCTGAATTATGTTTACTCTTTTAGTGCACACTTAGTATTTTCTAGATTAAAATACTCTAGACTGAGAAAGTATACACCATCTAGCTCTCCTTCTACAAATATAATTGAAGCTATTGCAGTAGCTACCGCAAAAAGATTAGTATTCTTTCTAAGCTGGTCAGGAACATCGACTCTTAGAAACAATGTTACTATAGTTAACAGTAGTTGATTTTTGAGAACTTCACGAAAATACAGTACTGTATTTTCCTTTACTATGCCGAACGCATAAACTAGCCCATTGGCAATAGTGCGGTAGTAACAATGTTTAAGTAATGCTGAAAACTGTGGTTTTTGTTTTGCTTCATTGACTAAATCAGCGATAAAATCTTTTGTTGATTTAGGTAAATTATCATAAACACTTTTGATTTCTATTGTAGCTCCGTAACTAATCATTTTTTACTCCTTAGTTGTATTTGGTTTGTAAGTTAGTCCCCAGATATGTGACGTTCCGTATATTTCTTTATATTCCCCCTCTACTACAAAACTAGAAGCTATAGCGATAGAAAGCATAAATAAGTTAGCATCTTTTTTCAACCGTTTAGGGGTAGAAACGCCTGTTAAAAATGTGGCAATAAGTAACCAAGCTTTAAAAGCTACAAACGAAATCCAATCTATTTTGACATCATTATCATCATTAACATCATTGTATTTTAATTGTATGTATGTATCCATTACATTGTCTTTAATTGCGGCTTTATAAAAGTGTTCTAAGTATTTTGACTTAGGATTCTGTACTAAAGCGTCAACGTATTGTTTAGCTTCGATAGGTAAACTATTGTATTGTTTTCTAACCAATATTGCGCGTTGAATATCCACTGGTTTACTCCTGTTTTAGGTTATTTTTAGCTTCTTACTTTATTCGTAGTCCCAATAATAGGGAGATTCATTGACATAACCCTCCTTTACAAGGTAACTAGCTATAACAAGAGATTGCAGAAAAAGACAAAAGTTTTCTTTGAGAAGCTTAGGTATTGTCACACCTGTTAGTAGCGAAAAGACAAACAGGAATATCTTGATTTTTAAGTACCAAAAACACCCTGCTTTTTCAAATGGATCAGAGTCAATAAACGCACCGCTTAGAAGTACACCTACGTCGTTTGATTTGATTGCGCTACTATGGAATCCTTTTAGTATTGAAAGTACAAAAGGTTTTTTCGATACTTTAGTTACTAATCGGTTGACGTAGTGTTTGACTTCTCTTGGCAACTCATCGTAGCTTGAATCGATTAGTATTTGATAGATTTGAGCGTCCATTTTTTTACCCCTGAGTTGTATTGTCGGTTATTTCTTTATACCAGCTTTTTTCTACTAGAAAGATTGACGCTAGTGTTAAAGCTTTTCTGAAAAGATCAAAGTCTTTTCTAAGAGAAGAAGGAATAGTAACTCCTGTACATATAGGCATAAGAACAGTTATAACCCAAAATTTAAGCTGGTCAAGAAAAGAAAGATTCCACTTGTCATCGGATAGATAAGGATTGATGTTTCCTTTTTGTATATCCCCTTTCCACCACCAGGTCAGTATATCATTAGTTACTTGGTTGGTTTCAGATGCTTTCAATAAACCATCAATCCAATTTTTTGAGTCAAGAGATAATTCGAGATATTCACCTGTAATTATAATCTTATACAGCCGCTCTTTGATAATGTTAATGTTCATTGTTTACTCCCTAATTGTGCTAGTTTTTACTGATAACTGATAACTAAAATTAAACCATTAGCATTTATCAACTGTCCTTTTTTTATTTCATCTGCTTGATCCATCATTATTGATGCAAAAAGGTCAAAAGCATCTTAGTTACTTTGTCTTAATGCCATTAACTCTTCTGGGTTATATTTCATGAAAAAACGTAAATTAGGAGCCACGATAGATAAAGCTTCAACTTGTCGCTCTAAACTCTAATCTTTCATTAATTCTTTCTGATGTGTCATTAATCTACTCCTTGTCTAATTAAATCCTGCTTTTGTTCAGGGGTGATCCCCGTTGTATCGATAAAGATAGCGTCTTCAATGTCAGCCCCTCTCAGGTTAGCTTTATTCAAGTCAGCCCCCTTTAGATTAGCCTCAATCAGAATAGCTGCATTCAGATCAGCCCCACTCAGGATAGCCCCACTCAGATCAGCCCAACTCAGGATAGCATCACTTAGAATAGCATCACTCAGGATAGCCTTAATCAGGTCAGCCCCACTCAGGTCAGCTTCACTCAAGTCAGCTTCACTCAGGATAGCTTCACTCAGTTTAGCTTCTCTCAGGTCCGCTTCACTCAGGATAGCCTTAATTAGCTTAGCCCCACTCAGGTTAGCCCAACTCAGGTCAGCCCAACTTAGGTCAGTCCTTCTCAGGTTAGACCTTCTCAGGTCCGCTCCACTCAACTTAGCCCCATACAGGTTAGCCCAACTCAGGTCAGCCGCGCTCAGGTCAGCTCTTATTAGTTTAGCTCCACTCAGGTTAGCCCTTCTTAATTTAGCCCCCCACAGGTTAGCCTCACTCAGATCTGCCCCACTCAGATCAGCCTTAATCAGTTTAGTCTCACTCAGTTTAGCCCCTCTCAGAATAGCTCCACTCAGTTTAGCCTCACTCAGGTCCGCCCCACTCATATCAGCCTTAATCAGGTCAACCTTAATCAGGTCAGCCCCACTTAAATCAACTTGTTGTAGAGTTGTCTTATCGATTGTTCCTTCTCGAATTGCCTTAATTAATTCAGCTTTTTCAATCTTTTGCATCTGTAGTGAACTCGACTTTAACTTTTGCATCTGTAGTGAACTCTGCTTTTGTGACAACAATTTCGGGTATATCGTCTGGTTTAAGTTCATTGAGAAGGGACTGCAATTCCCCTGATTGATGTAAATCTACTAGGCGCTGGAGCCCATCTTCTGAACCTTCTAAAAATAGCCGAATACTGCCTTTAAGTTGAGGTTTAATGTTCATTGGTTTACTCCTGATTAATTACAAGAACTGATTGCTTATTTCGCACTAACCTAACTCAGACAGCAAGGCTTTAATTGTTTCTAATGCCCGGGTTGCCATTAAATAATGCTTTTTTTGCTAGTTAAATATAGCAAGTCTTCAAGCATTTGATCAAAAAATTCTCGTTGTTTGTCTTTATCAGAATGATGAAAAGGGAAAACTGTATTACCGATTATATCTGTTAGTTTATCCGACATTAGCGAAATATCAGTTTCTGTGGGCGCGTGATAGTAAATTTCTTGGCTCATTGATTTTCTCCAACTCATTAGCGTGATTACAAAAAATCGTAAACAAAATAATTGACAACCTTGACCGCTTCTTTGATCTTTGGGATAAAATCAATGTCTAAACTAATAAAGATAAAAGGGTTTTCTGTTTTCCTTGTATTTTCTAGTTTATGGTAGTATGAAATATCTAACAGCAAAATATCCCCTGCTTTTAATATTAGCCTTTGAGTGTTTTTTCTGCGAACTAACAGATTATCTATTCGCTCATCCATACTCCTAAAAGTGGTGTCGCAATCTGTTTTTAGGAGTTTTTCTATTTTTTGATTATTTACTGATGATGCATAAAGTTCATAATTGGCGCTTTCGACGACTAAAATAATTGAGTATTTTTTATCTTTATAAATGTCGTCGACGTGCCATTCTACTCCCAGAGTAGCCCATAAAGTATAAGAGTAATCGTACTCATTATAGAGAGGGTTTACATAATTATGTTTTGTAGGAAACTTATCAGTAAAACAAAAATTGGTTGCTATGCTGTTTAGCTTCTCTAGATTGTGATATTTACCCAGTTTATGCAAAGGTTTCATTTTTTTGTTTGATTAAAGATTACTAACTCATAACTGGTAATTGATTACCTACCAAATAAGAAAGATGCGGCGCCAAGTAAATACACCCATTCTTCTTCAAGCATTAATTCCGTTTTAGAAGGGTAGGCTATATCAAATAAACAAAAGTCAACTTCATCTATACGACCACCATCGTAATATAACTCAATATCAGTATTTGGAAATACTGTCATAAAGCTAAATTTAAACATGGCATTTTGGCGATTCTCGCAGGTTAGTGTAGCTGAATGACTTGGATTTTCCCACGGAATCTTATCTTTAGAGTTTTGATAAGTTACTTTTAACTTCCAATCGATAACCGAGGGAAAGTCTTTTTTAAAATGAGTTTCTCTTACCCATTTAGCGATTTCATCTACTATCCATCCCTGATCCTTTTGGATAAAATAGTGAATGCCTTCTGAATATCGAAACGGATATGACTTTGTTTCGTACCAGTTTATCTCAATCTTAGCAAATTGTCCTATGTCTATCATTGTCATTGCTTTACTCCTAAGTTATTTTGTTTACTGATAGCTGATAACTGATAAATCAACTGTTCCATTGATGCAATCCAGGTGATAACTCAAGCGTAGTTATAATTGGTTGCAGTTGAATAGTGGGATCAAAAACTACATAGTACTGGTTTTCTGTATCCAATTGTCGCGAAGGCAATACATCTTCGTAAATATAAGCTACGTACAGTATATATTTTGAGTCGATAATTATACCGACTTTACTGCACCCACAAATACCTTCAATACGAATCTTCATTTTTACTCCTAAATAATGAGTGAACACTGATAACTAATAAATACCTGATTAGTAACTGTCACAAACTACCCGAAAACCGACATCGTCGTAGCGGATGAGGCTGAAGTTGTAGTCGCAAAACTCAGAACGGCAGTAATAAGGACAGCTGTTCCAGGAACCGCCCCGCAGACACTTATCAATACACCATTCCCAGACGTTGCCACTCATGTCATAGAGTCCCCAAGCATTAGGTAATTTTTGCCCTACAGGATGGGTTATCAACCAAACATTAGGTGATTTTGCTGCGCCTACAGGATAGGTTGCCAGCCCAGAGTTGTCTTCATACCAGGCGTAATCTCCTAATTGATTAGCATCATCTCCAAAATAATAGTCAGTAGTAGTCCCTGCACGACACGCATACTCCCACTCTGATTTTGTGGGGAGGCGATAATTCTTACCAGTTACTTGACTTAGTTCTTGACAAAAGGCTACGGCATCATTATAACTAACACTTTCCACTGGCTTTTGAGGATTGCCTTTAAAGTAAGATGGATTAACTCCCATTACCGCCTGATATTGTTCCTGAGTCACTGGATATTTACCAATCGCGAAACTATTGATCTCCTGGCTTGCTGGTATTTCTACCATTTCAATTTTAATCATCATTTTTACTCCTAGTTATGTTTTTACTGACTAATAACTAACTGACGCTAAAAGATAATCAAAGCAACTTAAATCCTTTTTTTGTACCTCTTGCTGATAATTGACTAATTGATTAATTGTCACAGACTACTCGAAAACCACCATTGTTGCCGCAGAAGTCGCGGCGGAAGAAGAAGGTGCGAATTACGGAACGGCAGTCATAAGGAGTGTCCCACCAGGAACCGCCCCGCAGACAACTGACATCTTCACACCATTCCCAGACGTTGCCACTCATGTCATAGAGTCCCCAAGCATTAGGTAATTTTTGCCCTACAGGATGGGTTGTCTTCTGAGAATTATCACAATACCAAGCGTAATCTCTTAATTGATGATAATTATCTCCAAAATAATAGTTAGTAGTAGTCCCTGCACGACAGGCATATTCCCATTCCACTTCTGTCGGTAAGCGATAAGTTTTGCCGATTATTTCACTCAATTTCTGACAAAAAACTTGGGCATCGTTCCAACTAACAGTTTCTACTGGATTTTGAGGATTACCTTGAAAATAAGATGGATTAACTCCCATTACTACTTCATATTGTTCCTGAGTTACTGGATATTTACCAATTTTAAAACTACTAATTTCTTGATCTTGACTTGATGGTACCTCTACCATTTCAATTTTAATCATCATTTTTACTCCTAGTTATGTTTTTACTGACTAATAACTAACTGACGCTAAAAGATAATCAAAGCAACTTAAATCCTTTTTTTGTACCTCTAAACAGGGTGCCACTAAATTGATATTCAGTATTGTCAAAGTCTTTAGCGAGAAAAGTGACTTGTTGAATGATCATTGTTTTTACTGCTGATAATTGACTAATTGTCACAGACTACCCGAAAACCGTAATCGCTGATGCGTTCGTAGAGGCTGTAGTTATCGTAGTAGCAGTAAGTGGAACGGCAGAGATCAGGATTGCTGTACCAAGAACCGCCCCGATTCACGCCGTCTTCGCACCACTCCCAGACATTGCCACTCATATCATACAGTCCCCAAGCATTGGGCTTTTTCTGGCCCACAGGATGAGTTGTCTGCTGAGAATTGTCGTAATACCAAGCGTAATCTCCTAACTGATTAGCATCATCACCAAAATAATAGCGAGTGGTTGTCCCTGCACGACAAGCATATTCCCACTCCGCTTCCGTTGGTAGACGATAGGTTTTGCCAGTTATTTGACTTAATTTCTGACAAAAGGCTTGAGCGTCATCCCAACTAACCTTTTCTACCGGATTTTGTGGATTATTTTTAAACCGAGAGGGATTGGTTTCCATTACTGTTTCATATTGCGCCTGAGTAATTGGATATTTCCCAATCGCAAAACTACTGATTTTTTGATCCTGACTTGATGGTATTTTTACCATTTCAATTTTAATCATCACTTTTACTCCTAACTCTAATTGATTTTTTAGTCGCTTATTTTCCTGTTGCAGTAGCCAAACTGAGGATTCTAAATCGTGAACCTTTTGTTTTAAGTTGTCAATCCATGCTTCGTTGTATTCTTTGCTCTGTTCTAATTCTTGATTTTTTTTCTCCAGAATTTCATTTTTTGTTTCTAGTTCCTCAACTAATTTGCTTAAGTTGTCAGAGTTTTGATCTTCTGGCGTGTACTTGCAATAATCTAAATAGTCCCATAGGTCATAAGGAGAACTAAGAAGCTCCCGAACTTCTTCAATAAAATCTTCTAGAGCGTCAAAAAGCTTTTGAGTGTCATAATCTGCTAAGTAAACACCTTGTTTTTTGACAGTGAGGTAATCACCGTTATCAGTCACTGATAATATCACGTGGCCTCCCTCAAAATATCTTTGGTTAATTTTATTGAGATTGTTTTCGATACGCTTGATAAGCGCCGTTCTTTCGTAAAAATTAATAGAAGTCATGTTTTGTTACCTCTTGTGTGTTTGTTTACTTGATCCTGTCTTACGATATTCTCCCAGAAATATCAACTATTTGAGAGAATTATTTCTGTTAATCCCTTGCTTTTTGATTATCTTAGGATGCTTATCACAGATTAAAGCTATTCTTGTCAGCGGTATGCCTGATAGAGAGTAATCTTGTAACTTAACAAGATTTAAGACAGAAGATTTTAAAGTTTTAAAATCTTCTGTTCTAAGAGAGATAATTAAGATCATAAGGTTACAAATCACTCTTGAGGTAAATAGAAAAATCCTTTAATTGCTGGAAGACAATTAAAACTAACAGGCAAAAAAACAACTTTTATACCATCGCAATACCAGCCATCATCATGTAAAAAAGTAAATCTTTTATCAAGATTAGCACCTTTGGTATAAATACACTTACTTTTGATGTACTCAAGTACATCTTGCGCTTTTTTTATGCAGTCATCAAAAGCTTTTTCTATTTGATGTGGTTGATATGGTCCGATAATAATTTCTTGACTATCGACCCGGCAACATTCAGCGTAAAACTCCCCTAAGATACCGCTAAGACTAGGATGCAAGTAGATCGTTTCTTCATTTCTAGTAGCTGTAGCAGGAACGACAGCGACAACAGAATCCGTCCAGGCATCTTTTAAATAACAGCAAGAATCAAACTTAATATTATCTGTATCGACAAAACCTTGTTTGTTTAATGCCCATTTTACAGTTTCTTCACAGGGATTACCGTCTTCCCCGATAAACGGAGGTTTTGCGTTCCACATATTAACCAAAGATACCGTTTTTGCGCCCAATCTTTTGTATATGTTCATAATCTTTGTTAATGCTAGTGTTAACATAAAACGGGAATAATTTCCCGTTTTGACTTAATTGCTTGTTACCAAATGCTGTAAAAGTGATAGCCACCTTTATAACCTCTACGCTGAAATGGGCGTTATTGTTTTTGTAAACATTGCATATCTCTTTCGTTGTCGGCAACTCTAGAGACAAATCAACTAAAGCCGTCACGCTGTAGAGTGTGTCGTGGATGCCACAAGATAAACCTTCCGCAGGAATTATAACTAGCTATGAAACATAGATAGTGATGTAATCTAGAACGTCAGCCATATTATGACTGTGTTTTGTGTGAATAGCCTTTGCTATAAAACTAGCCACGCATAGTTTTAGTTAGTGCATGCCTGCCTAGTGCCTGCCTAATCCTGTATGTGTAAATTATAATCAACGATGTCTCTCATGAGCCCACCAATTACTCTAGTAATCCCGGATTCGGGTCAGACCAGTTTAATAATAACGGATACGCCCAGCGACCTCATCACCATAGGTGGAGGTAATCTATCAGAGGCTGCCAGTGCTATTGGTATACGCGACAAGATAGGTAGTCTTCAGGGAGAACAGCGTCTAAGTGCGTTAGTGCTTAAAGATATTCCTCCTGGATTTCCTGGCCCGCCTGGTCCGCCTCTATTAATTAAAGGTAATCTTAATTCTATAGGCGATCTGCCTACTAACCCCTCTATAGGACATGGTTATTTAATTCAAGGTATTCTTTACACTTGGTCGGGTATAGCGTGGATTAATGGCGGACAACTGCAAGGCCCTATTGGGCTATCCGCTTATCAAGTAGCCCTGGACAATAGTTTTATTGGCACGGAGCAAGAATGGCTCGATAGCCTAAAACAACAATGGATTGTTACAGACTGGTAAAAATATGAGTACAACTTTTAAGCCCTCTAAATTAACTGCAGTCCCATCGCTACCCTGCGAGGGTAACGCTGTGTTTTTTGTTGCGCCTCAGGGCAAACCGAACTATATTGAAATATATGTAAGCAATACTTCTGGGACTGCTCTAAAGCGACTACTGACAGACACCGATATTCAGTCTTTAATCGATGCTTCAATTTCTGGATTAGCTGGCGAAATGCCGATTGTAGCTAATATAGCAGCTAGAAATGCCCTATCTCCAACTGAGAATACTCAGGTTCTGGTACTAGACGCAACTGGCGATGCCACTGTGGCAAGCGGCGCAGCCACTTATATCTATCGATTTTCTACAACTTCTTGGATTAAAATAAGTGAAGCGGAATCACTCGATCTAATTCTTCAGTGGGCTAATATTCAGGGAAGGCCTATTAGCTCTCCTAGTGCTATCGATACGGCAGTATCTAATAGCCACGTTCACAATGGGAATTTGAGCCAACTTAATAAAATAGGAGAAAATGCTGACGGACTTTTTACCTATAATAATGCCTTGCCTAAGACTGCATGGGAGGGAACGATTGCATGGTAGTTTTTCACTCTGAAAAAGTATTAGGAGGCCTCCCCCTTACTTTAACGCCTAATGCCGTTTATTTTGTCAGAGTAGGGAGTGGAATCATGATTTATGTCGCCGATGCTACGGGAAGCGTGGCTTATCCTATAAATCAGGAGGGTGGGGGCGGCAGCGGCTCTGAAATTACCTCTCTGGCTACTTACGAGTACCTCCTAGCTATAGGATTAGGATAATAAATGGCACTAAATAACGCTACTTTTTCAGGACTGACGACATCCTTTCAGGATGTGTACGTCCCTCCTAGCGGCGTATCAGTCGTATCTGTCTTCTCAATTCTTTGTTGTAATAGGGCGTCGACGGCAACCGACTTAAATCTGGTTTTAACTAATAGCGAAAACGTGACTTTGTGCTTCATTAGCTTTACGATACCTATCCCAGTTGGGTCCAGTTTTGTTCCTATTTCTAGCCCTATTATCATCAAGCCGAATCAGAAGTTAAGGGCTTCAGCTTCTGCCCCTAATGTAATAGATATGTTAATAGGTTGTTCGGAGTTTATGCCATGACACGTGAAGGTGGCTTCATGGGCTCTCAACCCCTTTGGGATGGAGCCAATAGACCGGGGAATTGGAGTGTTCTTGACGTTTACAATCGACAAAGACGGAATCTTTGGATTCAATCCAGTGATCCTTTTATTAATAATGTTGTTTGCGATCTTAGGTTTGAGGGACTAAATAATGGAACCGTGTTTGCTGACAGTGGTCCACTGTTACTACCAGTTTCGCGACTGGGAACCACGGGTGTAGTAACGAGTACCACTCAATCTAAATATGGGTCTGCTTCTGGCTTATTTCCTGGCACAAACGGGTATTTAAGTGTCACCCATCCCAACCTAGCATTGGGAACTGGGAATTTTACTATTGAGATGTGGTTATTTGCCGCTACATCTCGCTCTAATAATGGAATTATATCGCTTGGGACAAGTGATAGCATTTTTACTGTTATTTTATCTGCTATTAGTAATTACTTAAGAGTGGCGGGTAGTTCCAATATAGCTTCAGTCCCCCTTAATAGTTGGTTCCACCTTGCTTATGTTCGCGAGGGTACTGGAACTAGTCAAGCAAAATTATATTTAAATGGAACCTTAATCAATCAAGCCATTAATAGCACTAACTATCTTCAAACCTTTTATAATATTGGAGTATATTCATCCAGTCTTTGCTGGGGCGGCAATATCGACAATTTTAGAGTGACTAAAGTTGCTAGGTATCTAACAAACTTTAATCCTGAAACCGACACTTATATGGAGTAATTATGATTCTTTATTCTTTACGAGGGCAATACCCTCAACAACTACCAGATAGAATTATTCTCAGTAACGGGTTCACTCGTACTGGGGGAAATTACACCGCTGAAGAGATAGCCGATGCTGGCTACCTTCCAGTTGAAGTGCCAGACTATGATCCAACTATCTATCAATTGGGCTGGAATGGGGCCGAGTTTGTATTAGAACTAATCCCTCCTTCCCTTCCTATTCCTGATTGGGTAGAATTTGCCCGGCTAATGTTAGTAGATGTCGAGTTCAACCAATTCTATCAACAATTGGTTCCTTTAAATCCACTACTTGCAGGGAGTCTACAAGTAGCTCTATCTCAAGCAAGTCTGGGACGGCCAGAATCTTTTGCAATGGTTTGGGGCCTGGTCGCTCCTAACATCGCGCTGGAGCATAAAAGTCAATGGGCTGGGTATGCTCAGATCTGTAATCTACCTAGTGACTTTATTGCTATTCTACTCTCTTAAGAGAGTGGTAAAATCTTGCCACTGATTAATTGACTTAGCGTATGGTCCCTCTCTTGAGTATCAGCGAATTATTCTAGAGAGGGATTATATTATTTATTTTTTCGAGTATTGACAAAATCTTCAAGAGCTTCAATAAACCCATCAAAAAAACTAATTGTATAAACCATAATAAAAGCAACAATTAGTACAAGTATTGTGAGTACTACAATAGATAAAATAACATTAAGAATGATGTTCATAATTAATCAGCGCAACTAGGGTGGTTATTTTTAAAGTTGTCCTTTTTTTAAAAGAACAGTACATTTGTATGGCGCTGTCTTGATTTTCTTTAGTTTGTAGTAAAGAAAATAATAGATGCTCACTATTGTAGTTAAAACTAATTTAAATTTGATAGAATATAGTAAAGCCAAGAGGTAATTATGTCGCTAAAAGCTTATGTTGTTTCTGATTCTAATGGCAGTGTCGTAGTCGCCAATATGACTGAAGTGGAGAGAATTAAAGCTTTAGAAGATGAAGTGTATGAGTTAAAGTCTCATATTAAATTATTAACTGATGAGCTTGATAAAGCATAAAGAGAAGCGTACACTGGATTAGGAGACTAGTAGCGCATTGATACTAACAGCGATATACTAATAGCACACAAGTTAGCTTGTGTGCTATTATAATTATTTGTAGATTATTAATTGATTTAATCTTTGGAGATTATTTGTGCTCAGAGAAAAACTTGCAGAATATGCCCACGAAGCTTGGTCAAGGTAGATGCGCTATCTCTTTTCAAAATCTATAGTAAATAGTGACGGCTCTGTAACGATACCTGCATCACTGGTAAAGAGGTGGGCCAGACAGATGAATACTAATTATCACATGCTTCCAAACAGTGAGCAGCAGAGTGATATTCTAGAAGCAGATAAAATGCTTAGTATAATAAATGCCAATCATACAGCCGCATAGAAAGATCGTAGAGTAACTATTTGTTTAATTAATAGCGCACAAGTCAATTTGTGTGCTATTAATGGTTGTATGCTATTATTAGAATAATTACTTTAGGATTCAAATATGCCAGCTGCACTACCAGATTTATCTACGGCCATTCTTAAGGAGTACCCTAATTGCGCGGGCCCCATACTAGACCAATTAGTTCATTGGGTTGATGAATACCAACTCACCTGGGTACCTGATAGAGACGGTAAAGATGCTTACTTCTTAATGCCTGAAATAGCGCAAAGACTCAAGATGTCGACTAGCAATGTCAGGAACTTATTTAACCCTATTGTACGCACCTGGGCAGATAGACCTGGCCTACCTAAACCACGTTTGATTAAATTAGATGCCTTAGCTATTAAACCATTTCAAAGAGCACTATGTACTTATTACGATGTCAATTACTATAATAATCACTTATGGGTATGTAATTGGACAGCGGCTTATGGGCGTATAGCCCTCCATAATAATATTAGGTTGGGCCCCGCTCTCTCTCGTGTAGAGGGAACTAAGACAGCACCTGCACCACAAGCTGCACCTATACGTAACGTAGAGACATTGAGCCCCACCTATAACTCTGAGCTTGAGTTACAGATGGATCTAGTATTATTAGCTAGTTATACTACTAACCCTTTCACTAGAGAGTTAACAATAATCAACACACTAGAGAGTCGGGCCCGCACTCGCCGCTTTGACTTATGCCGTTCTAGCAATGGTAAGACACAGGTCATTGAGATTAAGATTAACCCTATTGGCGTAGAGGACGTAGTATCTACTATAGCTGATAAGGGTTATATAGAACTAGCCAATAATCATTTTGATACACCAGTTGAGTTCATATTTGTGGGGCCCAGCATTACCCCTCAAGCACAACGTTTATTGCACGAGCCTGTTTCATTTATGACTGTACAAGGGGTGCGCGATATGTTATTCCAGGAAGCATTAGATAACACTCCTCCTGAAGGCCACTGGTATATACATAAGTGCAAGGAGATGCTACCTCGCTTATGGAGCTGATTAGCTATTTATATACCTCCCTGTTAGCGGGGAGGTAATTGATAATAGATGTAGTCTATTAGAGCTGTATGTAGATGAGAGTGAGGCGGGCCCCTTGTGATATACTACACTATGCTGATTACGCTACGCTGTATACACGCCTCTGATTAACGTAGTAGTTTATCTGTATATGCCGTTGGCACTATTAGTACCGTAGAGCCATCAGTATATACTAACTTATGCAACCTGATCATAAACCCATCCTCGTGTTCTGTATACTGTAGCTTCAGTGTGTCGAATAGGTATCTCATCAGCTGGACACTGCGGGCCCCATTATTGGGCCACATCACCGTATCAATCTCTACGCTGATTAAATTAAGAATCACGATCAAATAATTCTACAGATATATCGCACATACAATAGTCCTCCTTATGTGTTACGACAATATCTTCAGAATTAGTCAAAGGGTGATCCCACCCTTTGGGAGTGATTACTTGTAAAGCAATATACTCTTCTATTTCATCCCAATTAACATCTAAAAACAAGTTTTCTTTAGATATTAATTGACGACCACATCCGTGGTGTTTTACTAAATTAATCACTAAGTCGCATAATTTAGTTGCTCCTTCTGCATTCTCAGCGTAAGATGCAATGGGAACATTTATACGCATCTTATCGTAATAATTATCGGTTTTTTGCCCTTCACTTAGCCAATAAGCTCGCTGAATATCTGGGCGATCATTGTCGATGCCGTACATATTGATTGCTTTTCCCCTACTTAAGCTTCAGGGTATCCCTAATAAGGATTAGATAAAGCGCACGCGACTACGACTATAGTACATAGTTTCAATTCCTAATAGGAGTTCTTTGTGCGATTAACTCTAATATATCCTGCATTCCTAACCCGTGAGAGTTAGATTATGCAACTATCCCAATTGTCCCAAATCCAATCATCGAATTTTTTATAAAGCCTCGATTCTGATTCTTGATCAGTTGTATCTAGAAAAGAGCATGAGTATTTTTCCCAAAATCCAAAGTTTTGATCTTTCATAAAACTTAATGCTTGTTTAAAAGCTTCTTCTTTAGTTTTATGCTTCGAGATGAATTTGTTGTTCCAAAAAAACTGAATTGTCATGATTTCTCCTGTTTTTCTTCTACTTAAGCTTTAGGGTATCTCTAATAGGGGGGCCCCTCGTGATATACTACGCCCTAATTACTGTAGTAGTTTATTCGTATACTTTGTTGGCACTATTAGTGTTGTGGGGCCATTGGTAAACGTTAACTTATGTACTTTGATGTCAAATCCATTATCGTGTTCTGTATATTGTAGCTTCAGACCTTTAAACAGGCGTCTCATCCGCTGAATACTGCGGGCCTCATTATTAGGCCACGTTACTATATCAATCTCTACGCTGATGATGTGCTTCGTGAAGCACGCGTACCTATTAATGTTGATATGCTCGTCTGGCGATGGATATAAAACGTAAGAGGTTAATACTTTCATAGCTCTCCTTAGTATTATGGTATTCCTAATAGGGGGGCCTATATTAGTTCTGAATGCAGGATAGCGGAATCGAACCGCTCTAAGCCGTCTTATGAGGACGGTGCCTCCACCTATCGGCCAATCCTGCTTGGGGTGCAGCCCCGGGGGCCACGTTATCGGCCCTAACTGAGGGGGCCGCGTTATATCTAGTATGCCGTTACTTACCCTTTCTTATCAATCTATCTGTATTCTTGTCCCACGCCGCTACATAGAAGTGATGTAACAGCCTGTGAAGCAGAATTACAAAGAAGATTAATCCACCAATCCGCGAAAGCAATAAAATCACTATCTTCCTCCTGAGCTTAATTCTTGATAAGGTTTACTGTATGCAGGATAGTGGAGTCGGTTACACTATTCCACTTATCCTTATTATGGCGCGGGCCTTGTGTTATAGCCTGGATGTAGAGTAGTGTAACATTCTACTACATGTATCACTGGCGGGCCCTCCATTAGACATGATCGATATCCATACCAACGCTATGACGCATATTAACGCGACAAGGCCCCACTTAACGCGGGGCCCTACTCTAGGAATTAGATACATCAGGAATACTATGTACACGATAAAGAACGCTATTACTGTTATTGACATGCTTGTATATCCTTAATAATTGAGTGGCTACACACTCTACTACATGTATCGCTGGCGGCCCCTCCAGCAGGTATGATTGATATCATTAGATACATTAGAATCACTATGAACACGGTAAGGGTCACATATAAAGCTAATACTGTTTTTGACATGCCTATATCTCCTTAATAATTGAGTGGCTACACACTCTTGTCTATCCCTCTGCCTAGGTTTCGCTCGCATTTGATAGCTTAATATATGTTTAAATATAGCTAGAATATGGCGATATTTGCCGTATTTTCAACGCTGTATTAAAAACCCCATTTTTATTGTTTAAATTGTTACATATTCTAACTGTATGTTATGGGCATATTTATTTGAGGTGAGAGAAGCTGTGGTTAATTGATAAGTATAACTTATCGATATACAATACTATACTCTATACTAAGTAGCGCTAGCATAGACTACAATCAATAGTTAATAGGTTTGCCTCAGGGAGTAGAATGGCACTTTGATAGTGACTCATAGGTTTAACTTATATAACGTTGTGGGTTTTGCTCTAACGCTGTATGCAGAATAGCGGAATCGAACCACTTTGAGCCGTCTTATGAGGACGGTGCCTATACCAATCGGCCAATTCTGCTTATTGGGAAACCGTAGCTATGGTCTCATAGTCTATTATTCAGTAGGTGCTTCTATGGGGGGCCCCGCTCGTGCTAAGGCCACTACTACGGGTTAGGGGCCCGCGGGTTTATCGCCCCTCATGTTGAGTTATTACTTGCTCGAGGGCCATGGATAGTGCGGGCCCGCAGTCTAACTCTATACGGTAGCTTATCACGCTATTGACCTTAATCTTATCGTTCTCGAACCAATCACAACTGCGCTAGGCTCGAACTCACCGTATGCTTCTACACTGGTATCCATTACGTAGCTCAGCGCTACGCTTCCACAGTGAAATCAGTCTGGCCCGCGCATAGCAGCTGTGCGTCTTCTACACGATAGTAGAAGGCCCTGTTACTGTAATTAGCTGGGCCCACAGTAAGTCCTACACAGTACTGAGTTAATGTGGCGCGCCTTGATATCTATGTTGTTTATGCTCAGGTTAATCATTACTTAGAAGCTCTACTAGATAATCAATGGAACGGATACTATATTCTTTATTCGAGCCCTTGGCCCGCCAGCGGTTACGCGTCGGATAGTAGTAGTAGAAGCGGCCCTTAACGTTAATCAGTAGGGACCCATTACCAACAGAGGACCATTTAATGCCGTGTTTATCTAGGCACTCCTTAGCGTGATCAAACTCAGGGAAGTTTTCATTATTCATGGGCTCATCCACTTTAATTAATAGGGTATTGACAGGGCGGGGGCCCTGTGCTATAATACACGCATGTGTATAACACATCTGCAGACGTAAGGCGAAGCTTTATACTGCGTACGCCGTGCCCCTAACTCACGAGAGCACGAAGGGAATGAGGCCAGGACTGCCTCACTACCACCTGGGTACCCGACACCCACCTGCCATCGATAAGGTGATGATGGTAGGTAAGTCAAACGGCATACCGATAGGTATGTAGCCCCACACGGGGCGGAGGGGATGACCCCTTGCAGGCGGGAGGGGGCAGCGCACGCAGGTAATGAGAGCCACGGAGCAGCGACCGACTGGGGGGAGGGACTCCCGTAAGGGAGTTAGGCCTATCCTCTCCTCAGGATGACATATAAACCGCCCTTGGCGATTCCCCCAATCGGGTGAAGCTATTTATTAGACGCTGTAACCAATAAATTATTGGCCCCCTTACGTTATCGGGGGGGCCCACCACAGGCCCACAACAGCTAACTTAATCCCTACTAGGGATTGAAACTCTAGGATGGGTCCCTCTGATTAGCTGTTGTGGGCCTGTGGTGGGCCGTTAGTTAATTAAGGGATCCTGGAGAGGAACTTTATTAGGTGGTCGATAGAGTGTGTATTATACTCCCTATTGCTTCCTCTGGCCCGCCACCTCCCCCGGCGCAGGTAGTAGTAGTAGGAGCGCTCTCCTACTGTGATACGAAGGCACTCATCGCTGATAGGCGCCCAGGGTATGCTGTGTGCATCTAGTCGCGCCTTAGCGTAATTTATATCATTACTCTCATTATTCATTGGCTGTTCTATTATATTGGCACTATTATACTATCATTTGGCCGCCTAGACTATCGTATGGCACTATTGTGTCCATTATTCTAATTGGGGCTCGCGGATAGTCCCTGTTCTATACCTGCTCTGCCCCTCGCCCTTATGAGAGTGGTTATAAGGGGGCTGTTATAAGGAGGGGGCCACCACGGAAGGGGTGGCGGTAATACCTACACGATCAACATAGTTCAGTCGTCATGTCCTTGTCTTCCTTATATTGATAGTCCACGAGGAGGGAAGGGGCCGCCTGATTATAGAGCGGGCCCCCCTCTACCGCAGGGCCCACTGTGTTATAACATCGCGGGCCCCATATGCATTGGTATATAACAGTAGCTGAGCTTATACACTGGTTCCTTATACCGTAGTAGAGCCCACCATCGTGACAGTATGGCCTCAATACTGAGCTACACCGGCCGCGTACCGTTATACCGCGGGCCTTATGTTAGTTGACTGTATCCTCAATGTTGGGGTTGACACCACTGCAGGGGCGTGGTATAATGGATGTATTGGATTATAGAGGTGCGGCCGCTAGACTATTTAGGCCCATCTTGCTAGCATATCCACAAAATTAGCCTAATACATCACCCCCCTTCACAGAGATGCGGCCGGCGCCCAGATAGCACCACCTATGGCCATCGAGGGTTCCTAGAGCCCGGGCCTTCCTCGCTAATTAGTACATCGGCATTATTGCCACGACGATAATTTCGATGTATAATATAGATATGCTAGTGCTCACTGAATATCTGGTCAGTGAGCATGATCTAGACCTACTGAATATCTGGCCAGTAGGTTGAACCTATCCCTAGATTGCGACCCCGGCCTCCGATGGAGGGGGGGACCCGCGATCAACGGATAATCAAATGCCCTATAGATGGCGTCCCGGCCTCCGATGGAGGGGGGATATGCATCTGTAGGGCATTTTCTTATCTCTCGATCCCGGCCTCCGATGGAGGGGGGACCCAGAGATAAGAAAATGCCGGGGGCCCATCGTGGGGGCTCCCGGCAACACAGTAGTAAAAAAGGAAGGAATACCCCCAGTATAACATATGGAAACAAAATATTCAAGTAGCGGATTCGAACCTCGTCCATCTTATCACGCCATGTATATTATGCTAGGCGGGGCCCGCCGTTATCTCGCGGCTGCCACTATTCGTACCAATGCCAGTGGCTACCAGTACGTTCTCGCTAAGGAGAATAAGCGGCTATTCGACTATCTCGAGCAGTGTCGCTTCTTCGCGTTCCACTGCACTAACGTCCGTAAGGAGTTGGTATATGTTCACCAGATAGTGCTCTACATTGATAGGCGGCCCGCCGCTGGTTGGAGACGAGAACGCCGCGGTGAGGTCTGCCGCGCGGGCCTCATGGAGGTACATCACCTCGATGGTGATACCTCTAATAACGACTATAGTAATCTCTGGTACGTGAGCCCCATCGAGAATAAGCTCCTGGCCCACGCTACTCAGAATCCTGAGGTTATCGCTGACCCCTCTCAGTGGGTAGCACACTACGGTACCGATAGTGGTGATATACGCCCCCTCGCTCAGTTCACCCGCCTGCTTGAGCGCACACTACAGTGCACTATGACGCGGTTGGGCCTCGATTGGGCTCAGGAGAAGGTGCAGCGCTGGTGGCGGGGCCTACCTACTAATGCAGCTCGTCATCTCATGGCTGGCCTTAGATCTACTATCGATCCCCTACTTGATATCTTCAGGAGGGAGCAGGCTGCTTACGTGTGACGCTGTTGCTATGAGGCTGTACTCACAATTACGACGGGCCCCTCTACCTCTCGGCTCTATCCCTTATAGGGGCTGTTTACTTATAAGGAGCGGGGCTGTTCGGCGGTAGCTGTTGTCTTATTATTATTTATTAAATCATCACATAAGTGCTGGCAATCATATATCACGTATTGACTGACGGCAAACGCGCTGTCTGCTACCATTATGTACCCGTCCTCGCTATCCTTCTTAATTAGACCGCTCTTTAGTAACTCCTCTGCTTCCTCTCTAGTAATGGGAGAGAGGTACCTACCATCCTTTGCTCGTATTGTGTATTTAATTTGCATATGATTTGTTTAGTCTAGTACTGCTTGCCCGCGTGGCTCTCTCTCTAGCCGCATTTATTATCTTATTGTCTAGTTCTCTGTAAAACTCGTGGTCTCCTAGGGCCATGAAGTAGCCCATCGCTTCTACTAACTCGGGCCTCTCTCGGAAGTATTCTACTCTTCCTCCTCCCTCTAGATACCTCCCCAGTAATATCGCGATCTGCACCTCCTCATCATTGGCCTCTATCCATAGGCTCTTGAACGCTGTTGTACATATATTAATATCGTGGCCCATCTCTCGGGCCTTCGTTAATGTGTATCTCTCTAGTAAGGCGTATCGCATTAGAATGGGGAGATGGGCCGGGCCATACTCCTCTAACCATTCTGCTATTACCTCTAGTGCTGTATTTAGTTTCAATGTATTACGCGCCCTCTGGTATGAGCGGGGTTGGCCCGCTAGTAGCCGCGGGCCGTGTAATTTATAGCTAGGCTACTCTAGCTCTCTATTAACACTGGTGAGTTACATGGTCACCTTTTGGAAGAGCACATTTATATCTCCCTCGTGAATGAGGGTGTCATCACTACTACAGGCCTCATAATAAACGGAGTCAATGTCGTCCTCCATGATTATGATATTATCCTCAGCCGTGGGTTCTTTGATTTTACATTCAATCACCATCGTGATGAATGGGTTATCATTTCCATACATCTTGTAGCCATCAGCTACGCTCTTGGCTATATAATTGCTATGCGGGAACACTAGGTTGACAATCATACCAATGGCCAGCTCACTGATATCAATAGAACGGCCGTCTGCTAACTCCAAGTAATAGTCTTGTGCTCCAACGCAAGTTCCAGTTAATACGGCGTTGCCGCTGCGGTTAGTCGTAAATGTAACTTGTTTGGTTTCACTCGAACGGGTTAATTTGATTCTTAGTTTCATTCTTGGTTTCATGGCAGTCCTGCTTAATTATTTGATGGGGTGACCCTCTACCTAGTAGAGGGTCACTCTTCCCCTCGGCGAGCCGTGTAATTTATACTCTAGCTCTCTATTAGTGTCTCTCTTGGAGAGTTACCTTACGGTTGAAACAGTTGGGAGCACCTGAAGTAGGAACACTTGCTTCACGCGCTGCTCCACTTGCTCCCTTAGTTCCTGCCCCCTTCTGGAAGAGCATATCTAACTCATCCTCGGTCACGAGGGTATCATCATTCATCGCCTCATAATTAACTGATGTGATGTCTGCCATCATGATTATGAGGTTACCTTCAGCCGTAGGCTTCTTGGTCTTACATTCAATCACCATCGTGATAAATGGGCTACCGTTTCCATATTCCTCATAGGCCGAGGCTATACTCTCGACTGCACTCTGAGCATCGCGCGAAGAGAATACTACATTGACAGTTAGCCCGACGGCTAGATCACTAGCGTCGACAGAACCACCGTTTGCTAGCTTCAAATGATAGTCAGAGGCCCCCACACAGGTGCCGGTTAGCACCGCGTTGCCCTTTTCGGTGAAGGTAAAGGTGACCTGCTTGTTTGATGTTTTACGAGTTAATTTGATCTTGAGTTTCATAATACACCTCGGTTAGTTGGTTAATTGATAAGGCGGGACCTGGGGTCTCTTAATGATGCGGCCACTCTTCCCCGCGGCGGGCTCCGTAGTATGGCCATACTTGACGGCTGGTCCCCCCCTGCGGGGGCCTTCTTCATCTCTAGACATGCCTTGGATACGAGAACTACTAGTCCTCTATATCGCGGCTTAATGGCTAGACTATATAGATGAATGGGGTAGCTAGACATTTCCTACCTCCCCTATCTTCCAGTAGCTCTTCCCGCCTACTCGACTCTCTACACCATTAGGTGATAGTATGATACGCGCATTGCTCCGCTTGGAGCTCGATAGATAGAGCGCGCGGGCCAGGAATGCTACGATTACTAGTATTGCTACACTATGTGTGATGACCAGCACTGCCATCATGAACATGAACAGTGATAGATACGCTACGTGACGCGCATCTAACTCTATAGGCTTCATATAGCTCTCCGGCGTATGTAGTTAATGGATGGGTACACCCAGTGCCGCCGATTAGGCCGCAGTCGATGTCCCCTAGTGCCCCACTGGGGCCTAGTACCACACTAGGAGACCCATTGGCTTATATAACTGACGACTATTAGTATGGGGAAGGGTAGCATCTTATCTATCCCTGATATCTCCTCTACCATATACATCAGTCCTAGACATACGGCCCCCGGTAGGAATAGAATACTAACGTGAGTCGATGCCATCAACACGACCAGCGCGGCCGCCGTTACACCTAGATTGATAAGGCGAGTGGGGCCGGCGTGTAACCAGCGTTGCCACATAGGGCTCCTTATCATCCAGATGGTCAGCCAATAGGCTGATAAGAATAGGGGTGTCAGTAACACTACTACGCCGACGAAGGCGGGCCAATTCAACTGATCTACATCCGTTAGGGCCAGATAGGAACTCATGGCATCTCGCCCACTACTATTACCTAACATGACTAGTCCCAATGATATGCCCCGCACAACGGCCTCGAGGTAGGATTCAGTCTTACCATCAGGGGCGGCTGCAGCTACAGGTAACCCAATAGCGAAGAATGGTCCTAGTGACATAGCGATTCCCAGCGCATTGCTGGTCTCACAGTCCTCAGTCTTACGTCTAGCGGGGCGTATTAGGCTGGCCATAACGTAGCCCCCCATACCTAGGATGGTAGTAGCGTGGGGCTGACTATGTAGCAGCCATAGGAAGATAGCCGTTATAACGGCTAGACCTATTAGCCTAGGCCGGCCCCAACACTGCACTAATATGAAGATGGCCATCATTAATGGCGTTATCCACATATGAGATACACCGAGGTATTGGTCCATCACTATTATGCCTAGACTGGCTACTATACCACCAATTAGGCTGGTGATGCGTATTAACAGCGAAGCCGATGCGTCGTACCCGCTAGTGGCGGTAACTACCCTCATACCAGTAAAGGCCGGGCTACTCATGCGGGCCTCACTGGTTATAGTTCCAATTATCACTATAGCTAATACGCCCATTGCGTTATCGCCGCTAATAAGCGGCATAAGCGCCATCAACAGAATCTCGATACTCAGATATGGTATCAGAGATACTATGAGGGCCAGTGCCCCCAATACGATTGTCATGTGACTTACCCTAAGGTAATGTTTTAAAGGTAACGTTAATTAACGTGCCGTTACTAACGTTACCCGTTACTTCTATAAACCTACCGCTGCGTATTCTCCTAGCCAGGATAAGTAAACTGCACCTGCTAGTGCCCGCATCCTCGTATAGGAGGACGTAGGCATGATTGGGTAGGGTAGGGTTAGAGTATGTAGTGCTCTTAACCCAGGCTCTGGTTGTCACGTGGGCGCCATTATAGCGCCTTATATCACATAGCTCCACTGGTATGGGCGGGGGCCTTCTCCCTAGTATAAGGGCGAGTAGTGTATCTAGCACGTTTTATGGCCTCATTGAACTCGGTCTCGTTAACGAAGGTCATACTATACACTACACCTTGGTCCCATTCGATGATGGCGTATACGACACCGCCGTGTCGTAACGCATAATTGATGGCCCGCACGTCGAGCGCATCGACGCGTAGGCTGAGGTTACCTAACAGATAGTAACCAGAATCAGGTTCGGTCTCTTGTAAGGGCTCCTCTATTCTGAGGAACCGCTTCTTAAGCCTAGGGTTGCTATCACTATCATAGTCTAGATAAGTACGGTTATAGGTGCCCTTAAACTCACCATTCACTACTCTCCCTTGTATATTTAACCGCTCGCCTATCTCAGGCGGGGGCCCATCTAAGGGTATATATACATAACAGCCTCTCCTATTAGAGGCAAGTAGGGGATCGGTGGATGTGATTACCTTAACTCTATCTACTACCTTGTCATTATTAGCGCTACATATGGAAGGCGAGGCCTTCGATAAGTTAGATCCTACGCCAGCGAATGCAGCTACGCCGAGTGCCATTATTGCACATATTATTAAGGCACTTAAGGGTTTTCTTCCCATCTGCTGCACTCCTTAACAGAATATACTTCTTTATCCCATACCCAAGGAGGTACCTTCTCCAATTCGGACCGAACTACTGGAGTTCCCCAATAGTAATGCCCGTCAGAGAATTGACCCATACATGGATCTTGGTCATTACGACGGGCGCATGATAGGCAGAGGCTCATTTTTTACTCCCTAATTACTTCTTTAATTGGTTAAAAACAGCAATTTCTTCTTTTATACTTTCCTCTGTTCTTTGTGCAAGAACTTCTATTGCTTGAGGCAATAACTCAGTAATACACTTACAGGCCTTGTCATATCTTTTAACACAAATCCAGTGGCCATAGTAACAGTTTTCAGGGTCTGTTACATATTTGACTGCAAAAAATAACCACTGGCAATTAGTGTAACTAATTTCTGCAACGAAACCGTACGAGAAATTATAAAAATCACACTCTCTTTTAGAGGCACCGAATACTTTTAAGACCTGGTTCTGAAACTCTTCAAATGATAGCATAACATCTCCTGTTGATAGATTAAATCTTGATTACTGATAGCTGATAACCAATTACTCTTCTATTTTTTTAAAGATAGCATTTTCTTCCTTGATGCTTTCTTCTGTTTTTTGTGCAACAACTTTTATTGCTTGCATCAAAGAATCTGAAATGTTTCTGTAAGCTTTGTCGTATTCTTTTATAACGATCCAACGACCATAATTACAGTTTTCAGGGTTTGTTACATATCTGACTCTAAAGAATAAATAATGGCCATTGGTGTAATTAATTAATGCCGAGAAATAATAAGAAGAATCCCAAAACTCACATTCTTCTTTGGTGCATTTAAATACTTTTAAGACCTGGTTCTGAAACTCTTCAAATGATAGCATAACATCTCCTGTTGATAGATTAAATCTTGATTACTGATAACTGATTACTGATTGATTAATCACAAACTATTCGAAAACCAATGCACCCAGAACCTCTGTCTCGGTCTTGGTTAAATTTATACAGACAATACTCTGGACCGGTGGCCCAATAACCGCACCGTAAACTCCCGCAATTGATCCACCTAGGGCTGCACCTCCTACCGTCACCACCATCAAGCGATCAGCTTTATCCCAAAATCGAGGGGAATCAGCGCCCTCGCGATCAAGGGGGATCCCCCCGGTATGACAACTATTTCTAAGGTGATGGCTGAAGGATTGCTTCCGAAACTCTTTAAATGGCAGCATGATCTCTATTTAATATTGAAACTAATCTAGGATACTTGTAAAAACAGACAACCTAGAATTACGCCTGTCTTTTTATCCCGAACTAGCGCGCCGGGGGCTAAACAGTCCACGCGACCTATCTTAGCGGCCGCGGCGGCCGCTAACCCAGATACAATGTAATAAACCCCTTCCTGGGGTTCTGGTAGTCCTTCGATCTCTCCGTAAGTGACGGACTCGATGGCAATACCATCGATCTCCCCCGCAGGGAAGTTGACCATTGAAACTCGTGCGAGAATCCCCGACGGAGGTATCTCTCTCAGAATTTCAACAGTTTCAGCAAGAAACTGTCTTCTATTGTCCTGTTCGACGCCCTCTCTAGAGACGAGGGTGATAGAGTGAGGGGTTGCGTTGATTAATGTCATTTGTTCTCTCTGTAGTACGGTATATACGTCCTCTACTAGTAGAAGGGCTCAGCCGGCCTTATCAAAGGTCGGCTGATTACTATTCCATCAAGGAAAAAGGGTTAGGGAGTTCTTCTGAATACGCAGACCACCCGAAAACCGCCATCGTTGCCGCAGACGTCGCGGCGGTTGCTGCTGCCGCGAATCGCGGAACGGCAGCTATCAGGATTGAAGCCCCAGGAACCGCCCCGCAGAGAAGAATGATTATCATCCTCATTTTCTATCCAAGCACTGCCATCCGTCGGCGCACCATCATAATTATCATGCCAAGTATCGGCGCACCATTTCCAGACATTGCCATGCATATCGCACAGTCCGAAGGCATTGGGGGGAAATTGTCCCACGGGAGTCGTTTCTTCTCGATATTCTCCCTTCGGTTCTCCAGCGTAGGTATAGCTGGCACGGTAGTTAGCCAATTCCCCCGTAATGGTTTCCCCAAAGTGAAATGGGGGGGTGGTTCCAGCACGACAAGCGTATTCCCATTCCGCTTCACTCGGTAGTCGGTATTCCCTTCCCGTCAGTTTCGATAATCTCGCACAAAATTCAACGGCATCGTACCAGTTGACTTGTTCTACGGGGCGGCGATCACTATCGGGACGGTCTTTAAAATGGGCCGGGTTGAGATTAAGGTCTTGTTTAACTTTTAAATCTGTGCGAGAGGCAACCTCTTTCCACTGAGCCTGGGTGATGGGGTATTTACCCATGAAAAAGGTGGAGACAGTAACCTCATGTTGAGGGCGTTCATCATCGTAACTATCTTTCTCATTTGGCGATGAACCCATCAGGAAAGTTCCCCCCGGGATGGCAACCATTTCTAAGGTGATGCCATTGCCCAAATCTTCCCCGAAGGGTTGTTCTTTAAACTGTCTTCTATTCTGTTCGACGCCCTGTCTAGATATTATTGTGTGTGGTATAGCGTTCATTTCCTTCTCTCTGTAGTAGAACGATATATACGCCTCTCTATTAATAGAGAGGCGTATATCAGCCGACCTCCGATAAGGTCGGCTAATTACTAGTCCATAGGATTGGTGCTTGCGGCAGGGGTCGTCGCCGCCCACTCTGCATCGTTATTTGCAGCAGCGACAACAGCTTGTGCAGCTTGTGTTGCTTGTAGCCGAGCAGTGCGCTCTACTTGCCGGCGCTTCTGCCGAGCATTATTCTGAGACCGCGCCTTTGAGAACCAGTTATCCATCTCATTCTTTGAATCAAAGCCTCGGCCGCTAATGGAAGTATGATTGACCTCCATGCCTACCAAGGCCATAGCGTAAAAGACAATGCTATTGACTTCCTCACCGTTTACGGTGAGTTCGGATAAGATGGGCTCCCCGACCTCGAAGAGAACGGATAAGCCCGCTCCTACCATGCCTTCAGCGCCATCAGAGATAATCTCAAATTGGTCCGGTGTTACCCGGACTTCAACTGTCATATCAACAAGCTGGTCGTTAGCAATTGGGAAACCCTGGCGGGTAATATTGTTAGTCCGCGTGACTGTGCCTACTAGCCGGACGGTTCCGTCGGAGCATTCTTTGTTCCAAAAGCGTTCTGGAAGGAACTTAGTTGTAAACGCTATTGAGAAAAGCAGTTGCGCTTTGGATTCCTGTGGTTTAGGTTCTGCTACCGCTGCTTTGAATGCTTCTATAGGGGATAGAGTAGTAGTGGTTTTGGCGGTGGTTCCTGCGGTGGTTTTGGCGGTGCGTTGTGTTGTTCTCATGGCTAGCTAATAGGTAATAATGAGTAATTAGAGGTTATATCCCTCCGTTGGGGAGTGGTATCGACTACTTTCGCAGCTCGAGTACCATAGGCCCTCCCCAACGGAGTGGCTAGAGCAGCTAGTGCAGCTATAGTAGTTATCACGACTAGTGCGACACAAGCCCCTCTGTTGGGGAGTGGCACTGGCTACTTTCGCAGCTCGAGTACCATAAGCTCCTCCGTTGGGGAGTGGCTAGTATAGCTATGGTAGCTATCGCGACAATAGCTCTTCTGAAAGGGAGTGGCTAATGAAACTAACGCAGCTCTTGCTGGGTGCTTAGGGAGTACGCATAACAGATAGTTTATTGCCACCGCTAATAGAGTTCGCCGTCACGGGCATAAGCCGCCGCTAGTAACATTCGCTGTCATGAGCAATATTAGATACTACCTATCATATGGAGGGAAGAGCTCCACTAAAAGAAAAAGGGGCCAGGTGGCCCCCAGGGGTCATATGACCCCATTGTAATTAGAAATCAGGATGATCTTCAGCTTCAGCGAGTTCTAGTTTATAGTCGCCGAGGTCGAGATGTACAACAGTTGCGATTTCCAACAGCTGCTTAAGTTGAGGGTTCCTGACATAGTTAGAGAGTTGGAACTCACTTACCATGTCGAACACACTAACGGGGACGATATCATCAGCGCCATAACTGGCTGCGTCATCCTGGGTCATAGGAACCACAGGATCATGGCCCTGGCCAGTACGACGGAAGGCTCCGTATATGGCAGATGACATGATAAGGCTCTCGCGAGCGAAGTTGCCCCGTTCGAGAGCACCGTATGTGAGAGTACGGGCGCGGGCCTTTATAAGCTGGTAGATTACCGCGGGCTCCTTAGCCAGCTTAGCGGGCATAAGGTCAGCCATAGCCCGAGCAGGAGGTACACCACCTCCTTGGCGATCCGTATCCAAAAGCTTAGTGGAATTGGCAGAGTAGTATAACCCGTCCTGCGACGACTTATACATAGGTACGCCAGCAGCCCAGGCGCGGGCTGCTTGCACTAAAGTAGCCATGAAGATCTTAGCCTCAGGGGTATAGCCCCCGAGACCCATGCTTTCATAGACGAAACGCCAGGCGATAACACACGCTTTAAGTGCGTCGGTATCGACGCCGCTAGCACGGTACATACTATCCCAGGTTTGGAAGGCAAGTGCAGAACAGATACCATAGCCAACACCTACGGCTACTTTATAATGCGTGTGCACCTCAGCAGCGTCGCTGACGTACTTATCGACAGCGATAGCAGTAGCTACAGGCTTATCCCACTTAGTGAGGGATTTCTTGCCTATCTTATCTTCATAGCTCATGAAGGCGAAGAACGGCAGGTCATCTGCTTCGTAGCAGTAGAAGTAGCCGCCTATGCCCATGAGACTAGCATTGATAGTGAGGGCACTCTCAGCGTCGATACCGTATTTGTGAGCATTAATGCCGCCGCACTGGTCACCATCAGCATCGCCTTCGTTAACGGCGTGCCATAGGAGAGGGTTGACTGTGTAGTGTGCGACGAAGGCATCGGTAGTAGATAACTTAACGCGGCCGCATAGGACGAAGCCCATAGGAGTCCGTTGTATCCCAATAACCTGACCTTCTTCGATGCCAAGCATACGTACCATAGGGCAATTGGGGTGCATGAGAATTACAGGCACGCCATCAGCGCTATGGAGCAAGGGGCTATAGCTGGTCTTGACCTTACCAACGACCACATCGCCAGCGCGGGCCATACTCTTCATAATGCCTTTGGATTTAACCATGGTGTTACACCATGTGCGTAAACCGCGGCTGACCTTAGCGGTCATGGAGTAGATTTTACTATCCAAACCGCTTTGGTCTTCAATTCCTACATCAGTAACGTAGGCCAACAGTGTCAAGAGGTCTAGCATAATACCAGTAGCGGAGGCGCCAGAGAAGGTACCGAACGCGCTTAGGGCCTTACCATTGATATGAAGAGAGACTTCATTACCGTTATTCTGAGCAACGATATCCACTCCATCGGGGTAGACGGTAGCAAAACGATCTAGCAGATTGCGGTCACTGCCAGGGGTGCTATCAGAAACATAGTTGTTAACTACGCCGATAATGTCCCGTAGATGGTCACGCCCCTCAGTAGTGCTGATGTTAATACAAGCATCACATTCCTTAGATGTGATCATACTAACTATGGACATGACGTTATCGTATTTAACCTCCTCCATGAGCGCTTCGCCCCAACCGCGGTTCTGTAGAGCCACAATACCTATCTGCTCCATAGTCATTTTGGAGAATGCTACGGACTCACGAGGAGTGGCTATCTCGATATCGTATGGCAGATAGCCGTATATAACCTCTACTGTTTCTTCGATACGGACGCTGGTATCGTCGATGTCGATTACCTTGATGTCATCGTTAGTTACTACGGAGGAGATGGAATCCCACAGGTCGCGGGCCATATCAAAGGAGATGACCTCTTTAACACTGGCTCCAGTATCATCAGTAGCCAGTTTGGCTTGAGCCCACTCAGTAAAGGTATTACTCTTAGTCATAAGATCAATAACTTCACCAGTATCATCGATGGTGAGAAGCGCACCTTCGGGAGTATAGGTGCAGCCCCCCTTCTCAATGGCGAACATCTCTATGAGCGCGGGCCATCCCTTGGTGGTCTCGTTATTTAGGATGATATCCCAGGGTTGAGATAGTCCCTCAACGTCATAGGGAAGAGTGGTAAGCTTCTTACCTAGACCGCGGAGTTTGAGGGCTTGGTCGCGCCCCACCATCTCGGTCTCAAGTCGAATAGTGACGCTATCAGCGCGGCCCTCGACGCCATTACGCGTGACAGTCCCGCCTATTACGCGGATGTCCTGCGCGAATGTCTCGTTCTTCACTATGCAGTACTTGCCCTGCATAATGCTAATGATAGAGTTACCAGGAGCATAAACCTGGCCCTTCGCTTTCTCTATCTTGCCTTCGATGACTTCCATGAGTTTACTCGTGGGGTCATCTAGATCAGCAGCCATAAGAGCGCGAACTGAGCTAGGAATACGGAGTACGTGAAACTCCTTAGTAATGGTCTTCGGTACGGTGTATTCGAACTCAAGGTCGCGGCGTATAGCAGCAACACCACTGCCAAAGCCAAAGCGGCTATTGGTGAATGCGGTGCGTAGATAGAGGCCACCACCACAACTATAGTTACCATCACCTAAATCAACGCGAAGTAGACTATCACGACGATCTATAATCTCAGCACGAGTGTATTTACCCGAGCTAGGCGGACGGTTGTACACCTTAGTGGGCTTGCTAAAATCATGGATGGAGTATATCTTACTATCCTTAAGTCCGAGGAACATGGCCTTGGCACCCTTACCTACAGCGATCCATTTTGCATTGTATTTATCAGGTGCTGCTATGACATTGGCTTTGAGCGACAATTCAAGATCGCTGGGTGCGAGGCCAACGTTCTCCACTTGCAGGAAGGGGAAGGCCTTATCCCAAGGCTTGAACGCTACAGGACGGGACATACAGCGATTAATCTCAAATAGAGATTGACCCTCTTTAGGCTGAGCGCCGTAGTTGATGTCCTCGCGCCACAGGTTAGTTACCTCATTGAGGATAGCACGCGCACCAGTGGCGTTATACGCTACCTTCATACAGAGCGCCACAAGGGCTACACGACCACTGTAGTCTTTGCCTCCGACTTTAACGAGTTCATTAGCGATGCGACTCTGACGACCATCATTGACGCTACCTGTACTAAAGTTGAAAGTAGTGCTGCGGTTATTACCTTTGATAACCACACAGGGGCCCTCAACACTAACAGTACGATGCTGCTTGACACATAGACAGCCTACAAGAGCGGCTAAATCGTCACCAGACCACGTGGCTAACTTAGTGAGGAAGTGCTCACTATACATGCTAACTAAGCATTCGGTCTTAGTAGTATAGGTATGCTTGTCGTCTTCATAGGGAATAGACTTAGTTACACCTAAGTTAATGACCTTAGGATTCATTTTAGAATCCGTGGTGTAAACAACCCGATGGTCTAGAAGCGCAAGGAACTTCTTACACATACGGTTGTAACCAGATACGACATAGAGAATCGGACCTTCAGGCAGAAGGTCGAAGTTATTAGCCCCAAACAAGCGGGTTAACTCTTTACGAGCTGCTGTGATGCGCGCCTCCTGCTTAGGAGACACGACTCCACCGAGAGTACTAGGGTCAGGAATTAACATCTCGATAATGCTCTTCATGGTAGTGCTAGTGTTGGTGGTATTGTTAGAGGAGCTATCACTCTCTAACCCCTTAGTAGGGGCTCCTATGTTAGAGAGCGGGTGGGTAGGAGTTACTGCTGCGGGCGCCGCACCAATAAGACCATCAATTGCTTGAATGGTTAGCGCAACAGCATTATCGTTGTTGACACTATTGTTAAAGACAAATTCCCAGTCTAATAACGTATTAGTGTCATCATATCCAACGGCTTCAGCATATTCGCCATAGGTTTTATAATCGAGTACGCGATCATCGAGACCTACGACTTCACGACAAATCGCAGGATCTAAACTATCTACTACATCCATCCATATATCATCAGGACCAGGTGCCCCGCTTTCTACAAACGCGGTCATGAGGTAGTGAGTGCATAAGAGGCGGGCCACTAATGCCGGGTCGTACATAAGCAGAGCTGCTTCGTATTCGTCGTTCTCGTGTTCAGTACCTTCGTAGTAAGATTTAGTGTCATGCCATTGAGCCGAGCCCGCGCCAATAGCGGCCTCAGACACCAGAGCTATATCTAGGTCTTCAGTAAGACCTAGAGCTTGGCAGTGGTGGACAAGCTCGTGAGTTATCGCGTATATATCTTCGAATGAAGGTACAGTAACGACATTGTCACAATAAGACGCTATGTCCCCTTGTACAAAGGTCACACCGCATAGTTTGCCTACGATTCTCATGCGGCAAGCCAGTACATCACTTGGTAATTCTGGTACTACAACGCTCATACAGCGTTTAACGCGTGCTGCTTTATCAGTAGCTTTAGCAGCTTTAGTTATCGCTAAAACGGCTTTAGCGTTTTTAGTTTTGTACTTCTTGCCTACACACGTGCGGCCGTTGCCGCGGTAGTTTACGCGGCCTTGGTCGAGGGCAGCGATAATACTATCAGCAGCATTATTTACGGTAGCAACGGCTTTAGCGCCGGTGCTAATAGAACGCGAGGGACGCGCAAATACTGCGCTGACAGCGCGCAGTATAGGTTTGGCCTTACGTTGTCGTAAGACAAGTTTGTCTACGACGTTACGGTTACGTAATACGGGTTTGCGGGCGGCTGAAGCTGCGGCAGCTGCGGCACGACGTAGCGCACGTCGTGCTGATTTTACAACGCAGGGACGTTGACTTTGAGGTAGAGAGCGGATGGGGCGGCCGGCTGACGCTATACGACGAGAGCGACGGCGTACTACGCGATTAGCGCGACGGCTCGCTATCTGCTGAGCGCGGCGACCAGGGCCTACACGTCGTGTAGTAGGAGCACCTGCGATGATAGCGACGCTGATAGAGGCTACGAGAATATTGGATTGAAAGACGATAGAGTTGATGGTACTCATGGTTAGTGGTAATATAGGGCCACTAAAGGAAAAAGGGGCCCTGCTTGGGCCCCTTTTTATTAGTCAAGTAGATCGTTGATGTCGATGTCGACTGATAGGTCAGCCGGCACTTCCCAATCAGTAGCAGTATCATCAGATGCTACTACTGACTTAGCAACAGTACCTGGCTTAGATACTATTGCTGCAGTATCTCGTGCAGCCTTAGCAGCCTCCCGTTTGCGTTTGCGGGCGGCCGCTTTACTATGTAACTGTTCCGTAGTTACCACGTTAGATTTTGCCGTTCCCTCAAACCCGTCTAGTATAGACGGGTCTATTTTCGGACGGACAACTTCCCGATGAAGTTGGATTTCCGCACCTTCAAGGTGAAAGTACTGGGTTATTGTGCCCTTGTATTCCGTTTCGCGTCCAACGCGGAGGTCTTCCGCGCTGAAGCTAACTTTTACACACCCCCACGAGCTGTCCCACCCGTCTTCAAAATCTGTAGATAACTCTACAGACATTATCACGTCATCGCTGGCGTCTCCGGAGAGAAGCTTTACAAACTCGGCTGTAGATAAGCTACGGCCATCGGAGGTAGTGAGAGGTACCTCTCCGTTTTTACTGGATATCAGCCGGAACTCCAGCCAGTAGCTAGACCCATCCAGGCGGCGCTTGATAGCGCCATTGTGCACGTAAGTAACAACGCCAGGCTTAGTGCTGGCAGAGCGACTTACGTTAAGGGTAAATACGTAGTTTTTGGAGTTGGTGGGTTGGTTAGAGGCTTGATTAGAGGCCTGGTTGTCGTTGTTGTTGTTTCTCATTGTGTATACTTGGGTGTATAGGACTACTAAAAGAAAAGGGGCCAATTGCTGGCGTACTTAACGAACTCAGGTGCTGAACTTCATTCCTCTTCTTTTTAAGGCGCTATCATTTAAAGACGAGGGGCCCGCCTCTATCTTGAATAAGAAGTAGAGACGGGCCCATAGTATTACCCTATTAGAGTAATAATCTCCAAATCACCATCTGGTGCAACATACCAGCGATGACCATTGAGGTCTAGATGACATGCCGGCCCATTTACAGACCGACGCTGAATTTACCTCCTAGAATAAATGTTTAATTATTCAGGTAAATCTACAGCGGGAGCCCAACCTGCTTCTAACATCGACACGTAATCGATGTCGGGATGGTAGTCCCGTCCAACATAAACTCCTTTACCCCGCTGGTAGCGGCAGAGGGGTAATGGCACGTACTTAAGAGGCCGAATGAAGGCATAGTTACCCTCATTCCAGGTAGCCACCTCCCAGTAAGTAGCCCACTCAGGAACTACCTCCGTTGTGGGTACCTCTACTTCCCACACGGTCGTGAAGGCACGACCAGGATTGAGCTTGACCAGATCCTTTTCACAGATAATTAGCTCTCTTTTATTTTTCTCGTAGAAGACCTCTATACCTACCTTCTTGGCCAGAGAAGATATTGCACTCGCTAGACGAGGCGAACAGGGTAGCTTTAGGAAATAAGAGTTGGGATTGAAGTTCCACGTGTCACGACACTCCACCTTAATCGTGTCGGGACCTACCGCCAAAATGCGGTAGTTGAAGTTACCGATGGCCCCCTTTAAAGAAGACCACCAACCGTTTTCTATATTTATGTCCACGAAAGTAACTAGAGAGCGGCGGCTTACCCCTTCGTCCTTAAGACGAGCCTTGAGGTTTCGTATTACCGCATCGCGTGTCTCAGCGATGTCGGCTTCAGATAGAGTCGGGGGCTGGGAACCTCCCATGAAATAGTACGAGATGAACGCCCACGTCGTTGGGTGGACGTAGACGCCCGCTGCCTGTAATGCGGCGTAGATTGACGCTGCTAGGATTTTATACATGTGTCCTCCTGGGACTAAAATTCACCAGAAGGAAAAAGGGGAGCTATATACTCCCCATAGTGTTAGTCTATTAGAGTGATGACCTCGAAGTCACCATCTGGTAGAACATACCAGCGGTGACCATCCAGGTCTAGATGACATGCTGGCCCATCTACGGACCGGAGTTGAATCGTTTGATGATTTAATTGAAGATAAGTGTGATAAGGGGACATGGATTTACCTCCTAGAGTAAATATTCACTAGAAAGAAAAGGGGAGTGGGCCCTCCTGAGTATTAATTGATTACATAGATGCACTTAGCGTCTATGTAATCGAGTGAGTGGAACCACAGCCGTGACTCCACTCAGGTAGCGTAGGCATCCCATTTACTCTGAGGAGTATTCGATTAATAGACTCCTCAGTAACTAGGACTTTATACCCTATTACTTTAACCAGCTTAGATCTAGCTGGTAGTGAAAGAGCTTGTCACTCTTCTCTATTGTCTCAAACATCTCATAGAGGCACTCCTCGAGATGATCTCGGTCCACCCGGCTAGTCAGGCCGAGCCCCTCCCAGGTAGGCTGAGGGGGTTTAATCTCCACCAAGCAGGTCTTGGCGATGCCAACAGCCAGACGAAGACTATCGGTACTATAAAGCTGGCCCAGCTTCTTATATACCGCCTCGGCATCGGTAGTAAGCTGAAGAGCCCATAATTCCCCAGTATACTGGCAGACTATTACGTCCACCTTGTATACCCGGTCTAGGACTCCCCAATCATCAGTGGGGACGAGACGACGAAGGACACCGCCTCGGGAGTTGAGCTCTAGATGCTTATTCGCGAGCTCATGGGCGGCGTTATACAAGTAACCCTCCCCCCATACCTCACGGGGCTTGGGACATTTAAAACCTAATTCTTCAATCACACGCAACACTACTTTCTCCATTTGTAGACCATTCATGATGTACTCCTAGGATTATAAACTACTAGAAGGAAAAAGGGGCCTGCCCAGGCCCCTTAACTACTACTATTTGTCTACCTTACATAGTGAGGTAGGTAGAGGCCCATAACAGGCCTCATGGTATACTCCACCAATGATGGCACCGCATGTGCCAAGAATTACCGCAATAGCTGCTATGTAAGATAATGTGTATTTCATAATCCCTCCTAGGGTTATAGATCACTAGAAGGAAAAAGGGGCCTGGGCAGGCCCCTTAACTACTACTCTTTGTCTACCTCGCACGCCGTCACGGGGTAGTTACTGTGACAAATGCCTACGTATACTCCACCAATGATGGCAGAGCATGTTAGTAAAACGGCACTGACAGCAATAACAATTGATAGTTTAGTATTCATAATACCCTCCTTGGGTATAAAGATCACTAAAAGAAAAGGGGCTACGAGGCCCCTTTTCTTTTATTTCATGTCCAGATACTCCTAACGTACAGATGGTATGTTTTGACCGTCTCCACGGCTAGGTAATTGATTAGTTATTACCGGATTAGTTATTACCGTTATGAAGATGACGGGAATTATAACTATGGATACTACTAATGTTAATGCTAATGATTTCATAATCCCTCCCGGGTTAATAGTTCAATGAAAGAAAAAGGGGCACTGTGCCCCTTCTATCAACTACTTAACAAGGATGTAGTTGATGTCGAACTGGAGTATATCCTCCTCCGTCCATCGTTCTCCTTCTGCCAACCGCCGAGGGCTGACAAATAAACATACAATATACTCGGCCCCTGGGGGCACCTGTACCCGATTCACGGGTACGGTTACTCCGAGACGGGCGGAGAGTAGCTCCGCCGTAGAGAGGTGCCCTATAGCACTTGTCCAGTCAGTAATGGAGAGGAGAGCGCGGGCCTCTTCCTCTGAAATACAAGTGCTGGTTATAACCCCACCTGGTGTGGTGGGGTACAAAGAATTGGGAAAAGAGTTCAAAACGTAAAGCATAATCTCCTCCTTAGAGATAAGGTTCACTACGAGGAAAAAGGGACCCGAGGCCCCTCCTTATCTACTCTACTTATTTAGCTCCGCTCACTCACGGTGGAGCTTCGCTATTTCCTGCTTTATCTGTTCCATCTCGCGGCGTAAAGCCACGAGATTAATAACAGGAGCGGGGAGGCGTTGTTGATCAGTTATGACTGATCACATAGACGCGCTTAGCATCCGTATACCCTTTGTAATCTTGTGGTAGAAGAGACCCTCCTACTTTAAGTACCTTGCCCCATGCGGCGAGGGCACCATAAAGATCCCCGTTTGCTCCGAGGAGCACCCGGTTGACGAAGGCACTATAGAGATCCCCACTTTCTCCCATGATCACCCCTTCGATGAACCACATCTTAAGAATCTTCTGGGCTATCTCTTCGTAGAGAAGAATAACCGTGGGCTCTCGTTGCTCTAGCCCAAGTGCTTCGCAATTGTCGAAGCACAAATCCCCGGACTTGTTAATCCAGGTCCAGGACTGGGCTATTATGGTTCCTATATCATCTTCAAATACGAGGAATCCAGAATTGGGCTTTTCTTGCCCATACCAAGCGCAGGCCCCCCCATCTCCGTCTGGGTGCTGACAACAGTTGGTATATTCACCGAGGAAGAGCCCTCGCGTATCCTCCCGGGGGAGGAAGTACGCCCGTATTCCATCCCGGGTTGCACTAATCCCCGGGAGGAAGTTGGGTTGTTGTAGGGAACGTATAAAACGCCCCTCGTAGTACTCGAAATCCCGGGTAGATACGCCCCAATTGGCGCACTCAAAAGCAAACTCTTGGTGCTTAATATTTGTGTACTTACGTACTTTACATGCCGTCACTAGTTGACGGAATGGCAGAGAGCGCTCCTCTGTATTTAGTTTGTGCCAGACTCGGCATATTAAGCCGAGTTCAGAAACTGAGGTAGAGCGCTGGCGTAGGCGCTCCCCCTGTGCGAATAGAAACTCGCTCAATCCCTGCCCGCCGAGGGGTAACCAGTAGGTGGCGTCATGCTCGCTGTAGCCGAGCTTGGCCATCTTACTGAGCCACTCCTCAGAGCGGCCTCCAAAAGTAACCACCAATGGGACAATGTACTCTAGAGGATTCTCACGTAGCAATAGCTTATTAGCTGCTGTTACCTTCAAGGTAGGTATATGCCCGCCCTCCCCAAATATAGTTTCTTCGTTTTCTTTAAAGGCCTTGAGCAGAGGGCGCTCAATAGCACAACTAAGTTCCCCGTACAATTTACGGAGGGCTAGGCGCTTGTGCCCATTAAGCCACAGGTACTGAGCTATGGCCGTGCGCCCCAAGTGGCACACCTCATTAAAGCGCTGCCAGAACGCATTAACGCGTTCGGTACGGGAACGGCGGCGTGCCCGATCCCATTGTTTCCCCTCCTCTTTCCAGATGACCCCAGCAAGGGCTCGGAGGTCTGGGCGGGACTTGTACAGAGTTCCCAGCCGTACAGCCAGAGACTTAGGAATCTCTGTATTGTACTTCCACACGCTCGCAGCTGGGATTAGATCCCAGACGTTACCAATGCGGGTGGAAACAGGCATACGAACTAGTACACGCTTAACCCAAATGGGTAAGCGGTTATAGTTCGGGGTGCATGCTACTGCCAATACCGTACTGTGGTCTGGTTGGTAACCAGAGTTCCATACCCGCCCAGGGGCGCGGACACCCTCCCATAGAGGGAGAAAGCGCTTTACTTCCCACCAGTGTTTAACACCTAGATCTACTAGGCGTTCAGCTAACTGAGGAGTTCTTAGCTCCTCGAACCAAATTCCCTCTTTCTCGTAGGGGAGTTTAATACCTTCGTTTAAATGAAGGTATCGGATAAGGCGGAGGCGCACTTTATTTGCTTCCTTTGCCTCCTCCAAGGCTACTTCTCGGGTGATGACCCGAGAGATAATCCAGCGCTGGGAGCTAGATAGACTATTCCACTCCTCCCATTCACTCCAGGGAGTGAATGGATTGAGTTCCAGCCACTCCCGGAACTCAAGTAAAACGTTATAAAGAGAGAAGTAGTAGGGAGCGGGGTCAGCTCCCAACTCAGCTCCCAACTCCCACTCAAAGGAGTAGGCAAGCTGAATACGGCCCGCTTTGGTTTTGGCAGATTTGATAAACTTAGACATAGAATTGTCCTCCTGGGACTAAAATTCACCAGAAGGAAAAAGGGGCCCGCAGGCCCTATTATTAATGCTATACCATCATCTACTTGAAGCAAATGATATCAATACCCAAGAGGATCGAGCATCCCTATATTAGTTGGAATGGATAACCTCTGGGTGGGGGAGGGGGTATACCCTATAATACACCAAAATACCGCCAGCAAATATCGAGAATCTAAGAGCTCTAGGTATTAATACGTATATAGTTTAATACCGCCAGCAGGAGGGTGGGGGAGGGGGTATACCCTATAATACACCAAAATACCGCCAGCAAATATCGAGAATCTAAGAGCTCAGTAATAAGCTGTAGAGGTATGGCAGTATGGAGCAGTTATATAGGAGGTAATGATATGTTAAAGGACATCAAAGGAACAGTGAAGATAGAGGACCTAAGTGAAGAGCAAATAAGAGAATTACAGAGGAGGCTAGGGATACAGCAGACAGGAATAATGGGGCCAATGACGAGGAAGGCCTGGGAGGACTGGAAGAGGAGTAAGGGTATGGGGGAACCGGGGTTAATAGGGCCGGGTTCTATAGGTCTATTACTAGAGGAGATAGACTGGACGGATATGACGAGTAAGGTAAGCAAGTACTTTACTGTGGGAGAGGTAACGAAGCGGCAGGCGGCGCGCATACCAACGAGTAAGGTCATCCAGGACAATATAGTGAGACTAGCTAAGGAGTTAGATAAGGTAAGGGAGGAGTGGGGTAAGCCCATTATAGTAACGAGTTGGTATAGGCCCCTCGCGATTAACAGGGCAGTAGGAGGAGTGGATAATAGTCAGCATATAGAGGGGTTAGCGGTAGACATAGTGCCCATAGACCCCGTCGAACTAATCGAGTTCGAGAGGTGGTTAGACGAACATTGGTACGGTCCGCTGGGGTGGGGGGCCCAGAGTGGGAGGGGCTTCACGCACCTAGGGTTAACGAAAGGGTGGAGAGCAGGAGGAAAGAAGGGGCCCCGCTGGAGATACTAATGCCTACCCCTCCCCACACAAGACAAGGAGCATTAGCATACTGATACAAATAGAAGTATGCTAAGAAACATTGATAGAGCAATGCGGCTGCAAGAGTTAAATAGTCAGCAGGTGCGGGAGCTACAACAGGAGCTAGGTGGTTTAGTAGTAGATGGAGTAATGGGGCCGAGGACAGAGGCTAGGTGGAAGGAGTGGAAGAAGGCAAATAATCAAGCAGAGCCCAACCTAATAGGACCAGGCTCTGTGCGTCTATTACTATCAGATGAGGAAGTAATGACGAGAGGAGAGTACGATCTAGCGTTAGCCCCCGCCTCTAAGAAAGATAGGGATCGATACTACAGGCCTCTAATGGCAGCGATGGAGGAGTGTAATATAAAGGGGCCCGCGCGTATGGGGATGTTCTTAGCTCAGCTGATGCACGAGTCGGGGAACCTACGTTACGATGAGGAGATATGGGGGCCCACACCAATACAGAGGGGATACGAGGGCAGGAGAGACCTCGGTAATATAAAGGTAGGAGATGGGCGAAGATTCAGGGGTAGAGGTTTATTTCAGTTAACGGGCCGGGCCAATTACCAAAACATGGGGAATATGCTAGGGCTACCGCTAGTAGATAACCCAGAACTAGCAAGGGAGCCCGTCAACTCAGCACGCATAGCGGCGCACTACTGGAGAACACGGGGGCTAAATGAAATAGCAGACAAGAATGATATAAACGCATTCAGGCAGGTAACACGACGTATCAATGGCGGGCTGATAGGGTTATCAGATAGACTAGAGCATTGGAAAAGAATACAGGCGGTGCTGACATGATAACAGGAAGGTTCCGTATATATCCGAGTAGAGACAACTATATGTTAGAGGAAGACGGTCACTACTATGAGGCCCGCATTCACGACACTGTGGGATCTCTACTATTATGGGGGCACCAGAAGAGAGAGGGGCATACAGTAGACTATAAGGCCATAGTAATACCAGACGATAATATAAATGAGGACGGCCATATACATAGTAGAGTGGGATGGGTAGGGTTATGTCTTCCCTACCTAGATGCCGGTATAATAGCGCACGAGGCCCTACACATAGCCACATCATATCTGAGACTGAAGGGTCTACTTAAACTAGGAGAAGATATAGATGATGATGAAGAGACATTAGCGTATACGTTAGGTACGGTAATGAGCCAGATAGGGGCGTATATACACAAGAGATACAGATAGTATTGGCAGAGGCGGCCCCGCAAATTTATTGTAGTTCCTCTGTAATTTAATTATTTAATTAGGAGTAATTTATGACGTTACCTATTGTCGGCTCGAGATACGGATTTGCCACTTATGGTTGGCGTACATCTGAGGTTGGCGGAGCATATTTTAATATGCCTGATTTTCTTTTATTCCTGGATGCTATTGGTATCACCTCGACGCATCGATTTGTCAGTGCAGATGGGACGCTAATTAATCTTCGATTCCCAGAGGTTGATACTGACTTAATCCAGTTGGGAAATGTAACTGAAAGTTCTAGCGATGGGAGGTATCGGGTGTCGATGGTACGTGCTAATAATAATGTTGGAACTAACCCATTTTTCTGGTCGCTTTTGGCGCATACCTATGCCACAAGAACCCAGCTTAATGACACAAGATCTACAGTAGTAGGTACGTTTGGCGCAGTCTCAGGATACTTATACGCCTGTGCCGATGATATGGGGATTGCTATGTTCGCGGCGACTAATACCGGATTATCTACATATAGTGGCCAAACATCTTTTCACTATTTTGGACACTGCGGGGATCCAGCATCCGTAGCTTATTTTGGCAATAATGACCGCTATCCACTGGACTATGTTGCAGTTGGATCTGGCGGTGATTTTAGAAGAATTAAGGAGATAGCATTACCTGGAACACCAGGGGGCATACAATCCCCTCAACCTGTGGTAGTTATTGGATCTATTAATTGCGTCAATCCTACTCCTGGTGCCAATAGTACTGATCTTATGTTTAGGGACAACGGTCCCTCAGACTATGGGACTAATTATCCCCTAGGAAGAGCCAGACCCTTTTTATTATTTATTAACCAAAATCTAGCAGTGAATAGTCTAGTAAGGGTTCTAAACGAAGAAGAACCGACACCAGAAGATCACTTTCACATAGTAGTTAGTAGTGTTACTGGTGGCGGCAGCATATTAATGCCAATTATTACTGAAAATTACACCTTGCCATAGCAGATTGATTGAGGGCGCAACACTTAACCTTCTCAAAGTCAATCAATACTAATTAGTCTTGAGTTAGGTATGGCTTTGAAACAAGTGTCTTAAGTTTGTTGAATACCTGTATTTTATGGGCTACGCCGTGTACCGGTATGACTATGTTCTTACCTGTATTACCATTACATTTAAGGCACGCGCTACACTGAGTCTCGTTAACTGAATAGAGACAAGCCTGCTCTCCCCTAATAGGTAGCTCACCATCTATAGCAACCCGATAGGTAGCCCAACCCATAGAGTGGGCCAGCTTTAAATCCTCATATGACTCTACACTAGCATGGAGATAGTTGCGCCACTCAGGGTCACAATCACGCCATCGATGAGTATAACCAGTCCATCCCGGTGCCTTATTAATTAGAGGTAGCCAAGCAGAGAGGGGCACCATAGCTGGATCGCCATAGGCTCCCAAGCGCAGGGGGAATGGTAGTGTAGTGTTCTTCCAGGTATCGAGATCACCACGTTCCCACATACGCCATAGGTTATTAGAGGCCCGCGGATCCACATAACACACCCGTTTCCGCAGAGGACAATCACCGCATATACTACTATCAGCACCAGACTGTATATTAGATATAGGCGAGCCCTCCTGACGCAGGATATATGTCTGTATCATAAAGCCCGTCTTACGGTTCATACTGGGGCGCTGGAATCCACTGGCGAGAACTACTATAGGTTGACTGTCCCAGAGAGAAGGACCACTCCATATAACGAGGGTACTACTTTTATACATAGAATATAGTCTAGAATGGATTGAGGTATGGTATTATCATTGAAAAATATGCACACACAACTCGAAGATTGTGCTAGTCAACTACTAGTAGCAGCAGTAATCAAGAGAGATGAGGAGGCCACTGAGGCTATTCTAGATGTCATCGCCCTATTATTCAGCGAGGCCGAGCAGGTAGAAGCAGCTCATATGGCTTACAATAGCCTAGATGAGAGTGGATGTGACTGGCTTCAGGAGCAGATAGAATTGCTAGACTGCCCCTCAGCCGAGGTTAATCAGAAGGACTTGATGCAAGCACTAGAAGACGAGGGTATCTTTGTAACAGAGCAGGCCCTAGAACACACGTACGGTAAGTCGGAGCATGATGATGAAACTAATACGATTCTTAAGTAGTTTACTAGCTCTAGTACGCCTACTGAGTCGAGCTCATCTTACATGGGCCGGCCCGTATCTCACAGTAGACTATGAGGGAGTGATAATCCGCGTAGGTCAGGGGGAGTTGAGTATAGATACCAGTAATCATATGATGATTAACTGCAATCACAAGGAGGATAGTAGACCAGATGTTTCCAGCGTGCAGGATAGGAGATATGGTGAGGAGCATATGCCCCAGGATACCCGACGGGCCTTTCTACACAGGTAGTCCTGATACTATGATTAATGGTAGACCCGCCATACGAATAGGGGACATGTCAGTGCCGGGCCCTGCTATCACTGGTAGCCCGCGCACATTTATTAATGGCATACCCGCCGTGAGTATTATAGATAACGTCTTCTGTGGCGTTATAATAACAGGTAGCGAGGACACCTTCATAGACTAATGCTTACATTTAATAGAGATCCACAACCTGCCACCATAAGCGCACCCCCCACTACTACTAATGCCGTCATACAACAGTTCAATAGTGAATTGGAGGAGGAATGGGTAGTAGGAGAGCAGCAGGTTACCACACAGGAGGCCCGCGTGTATAGTCGACGATATCACGAGATACGCTTCAACGAAACAGATCTCGTACGATTAGATATGGTCAGCCTGGGTCAATATTCTAGTATGTATGAGGCAGATCACTACTACAGACTCATACGCCCCTTCTACGAGGACGTATACTCTGGCTCAGTGTCTAATCCCTATAATATGGGCCCGCCCAGTGATAGTGATTTCCTGCAGTGGCAGAAGCGTATTAATACGTATAGGCAGGAGAAGCACTATAAACCTAAGTGTGTGGATACGCTGGTATGGCAGCGTCCCGCTGATTGGCCATCACTAGGAGAGGATCAAGAGCAGGGTACCCTTCCTACTACACCCTATGTACTACCTCTAATCAATGTAGGTAAGAGGGTGGCCGCCCGTGTAGTCGTAGATCCCCCTGTATCTCACACGGTAGAGATACTACAGACTCCTGATGGGCCGGCCCAGGTAGTCAGTGGTATATTCTTATTGCACTGGCCTATTATACGTATTAAACTACTAGAATTATCACTAGAGGCTCCCTCTACCGTAACCGTGGAGTTCTGGGGAGAGTATCTATTCTCTCGCTTCAGTCCCGAGATAAATCACTCAGGAGAGAGCGATATACTACAGCACCCCGTAGGCTCTAGTCTAGAGACCAGATTATTACCCCCCAATAGGAGCGGTATGCCGCAGAACTTCTGGAATAACGGTGGGGATACAGCCCCATTAGTAGATGATTACTGGGCTCGCCAGGGGAATGGATCATGGACAAGCTAATACTACTAGATAAGCTAGCGCCACTAGATAAGGTGAAGTTAGAGGAGTTGGAGCCAGAGGACATGTGCCAGCTCCTACATTTATATTACCTAGATACACCAACTGATATAGATATCCTTAGGATTAGAATAAGTAAGAGATTACTACGTGGAGTTAACCGTACCTATCTTCAGCACCTTAAGCTACTATATGTTTACTTAGGACACTACCTTAAGAAATCAGGAGTTATACGTTGATTTATATATCAATTACATTCTCACAGCATCAGTCCCTTGATTGGTCACATACAGTAGGAGAGGATGCCTTTGGCTGGCTACAGACAGCGGGGGAGGATAATATTATAGTAGAGAAGTTAGAACCATACGAGGCAGTACTAGCTATAGAAGATGATATAGCGGATAATATAGGATATATATGCGCCATGCTAATAGAGTACGGCGTAGTAGAATTTAATGTTCACGTAAGTCCTACTCAATTAGCATGGTAACACTCTCAGACTACAAACTCACATACGAGATAACATCACTACCGACTATAATATTCGCTGGGATGACCGCGGCGGATGAGCCATTTCACTTCACTCGCTTTGAGGTGCCCCCCATTAATGGTCCTATCGAGTGCCGCTTTTCACTATTCGATAAGTCAGGTAATTTAATAGAGTTATCTAATCAATATGTGCACAGTACTACGCTAGTGGCTACCTGCAATATAGTGCCACTGCGTATGATAGAGAAGCTAGTTAAACCAGATCCATAGAGTAACTCTCACTCTCATCTCGATAGGCCATACTATTAGGACGATCTACTGTTAGGTCGCTCATGTAGAGGGCGTCATAGGTGTCGTATTCATCACCATTGAATATAGTTTGTACGAAGAACTCAACAGGGGAGCCCGTGTCATCTACGACCTCGGTTTCAGCATTATCCTCTCGTTCCATGCGAGCTCGATTCATACCTTCTTGAGTAGCGCGTATACCAGCACTAACAGCGTCTAGAGCCGCGGGGGCTACACTACGCTGCATACTGACCTCTAACCCACGATGAAGTAACTTATTTACGAAGCCTGCTGATACGAGACTCAATGCCCCCGTGATGACGTTGCTAGCTACATTACGCAGGCCCGCGAATGGGTCAGAGTCTATTGTGGGCGCCTTACCGAGTGTCTTCTCTACGAATGGGTTGATAATATAGCGGCCTGCGAGTTGAGCTGTTGCGCCAAAGGCTATCTCCTGTGCTAGTAGCATACCGACACCAATTGTATAGTCCTCGTGTAGTTGACCTGCTAGGCGGCCCTTGAATCCCATACTCATCAGAGTACCTGCAGCGAAACGTCCCATCTGGTTACCTGCTGGGGCGCTTACGTAGGCCATAGCGCCTAGCATATTACCCATAGTCTGCTGCATTGCCTCGGGGCGGGCTCCGCCACTACTAATCATATCTCCTGCCAGTGCCATTAGGGGGAATAGAAGTACATCCATTAGATTACCGGCAGTATTGTTAAGAATAGGTAGATCATCTGCTACGCGTAAGAGGGGGCGGTCTGGTCGCGGGCGAGGGTCTAGTGGGTCTACATCAGGGGGTGAGCCGGCCAGTAGATAGTCGCGCCGACGAGCTGATAACTCCTTAGCTCTATCTGGGGCGACCCCCATATCCTGTAGCAGTTTTATATAGCGCGTATCGACGTCACGGCTCTCATAATCTCGTAGCTCCTCTACTAGTCTATCGGCTGTATCTACCTGCTGACCTAGTGCTGTAGCGCGAACATAAGTAACTAATCGACTAGTGGCTGTCTCATCTGTGAGAACTGTCTTCTGAATAAATTCTGCTATCTCCTTATCAGCTGGGCTAGGGGTACCGCTATTGAGTAACACACTAAAGATATCTGCTATTTCATAGCGCTTACCATCAGCGTGAGTGAAGGTATCCATAAGAGACTCGAGGGCCCGTGTTACCTGCTCAGGCTCGTTTATCTTCCCGGCTGATACAGCCTGTAACAGTGATCTAACTAGCGGACTAGCTCCTGAGCCAGTAAGGTCACCAGCGGTAGTAATCAGATCCTGACCGAGTACATCCTCTAGTTGTCCTCCGTATAGTGTGGAGCGGGTACTATCATTAATAGCGAAGCGCAGTAGTTTACTGCCATCAGTATTAGCCCAGAGTGATGCACTCTCCCTACTACGTAGGAAGTTCATAGCTAATATACGCTTAGTATCCGTACCCATATCCTGGAAGCGCTTATCTCCTATTACATCACGAGTGAAGTTCTGGAACTCTTCTACTTCTATCTCCATCTCGGTGAGGCCATTAGTGATGCCGCCTGCTATGAGAGTATCTATCTGAGCGGCCCGCGCGGGCTCACTATTTATGTAGGTCTCTACACTCTCTGCTAGGCCTCTACCAGAGCTAATGGGGTTACCTGCCTTATCGGTTGGCATAGCCCGCTCGAAGGCGAATACAGCCGTCATACCTACTAGGTCCTGACGTAGTTGATAACTGGCTATGAGGGCGCGGCTATGAGTACCTATTTCATCTCCTCGCAGTACGCTCAATCGACGAGATAAATCTAACTGCTCAGTTTCTCCAATGGATAGCTTAGTCAGCAGATCATTAATCTTAGAGTCCTGGGCATCATTAGTAGCTGATGCCAGTAATTCTTTATGAGCCCCTATATACGCATCTAACTTGAATAGAGGAGTTATAGATGGTAGTAGTCTACTCATATCATCTACTACACGCTGGCGCTCCACATCATCGACAGCATCTACAAAGCGCTTATGGTACTGCGATAAGTTCTCTAGGAACTCAGCACCCCCCATCTTAGGCTTAATAGCGTCCCGCAGCATTTGCTGTATCTCTTGTAGGAATGTGCCTACCTCGCCTACCTCTGTTCTACTCTGGCGGGCCAGTCTCTGTATATCCACTATCTTACTATCGGCCTCTAGGTTAACATCACTCGCGCTCATGCCTCCTGCCATACCCTGATCGATTAGTATACGACGCATGTCATCCTGTAGGGCCGAGCTATTCTCTAGTGCGTGAGACACAGCCATGATGGGGGAGCGCTCGTATAGCATACCCACGGTAGTGTTATACGTCTTACCGAGGATTACACTACCTGCCTGGCCCAGTACCTTCTGCATCATATCGAATTGGCCGCCGCTCATGACACTACCATCAGCGCGCTTCATGTACTTGCTGAGATTATCGCGGGCATTAACAGCAGTTAGTTTATGCAGGAAGTCATAGGCCTTCTCTTCCTGATCATTACCTGTAGCGCTCAGGATATCATGTAGACTAGCCCGCACGAATGGCCCCGTATCAGGGTTATTAACAAGATCGGTTAGTATGTTCTGATCCGTAGAGGTAGATAATCTATTGACTATATCAACTGCACTATCAGTTCTGCTCTGCTGTATTAATTCTAATAAGGGCTCATGGGCCGGCTGTATACGCGCGTATACGTCCTCCATCATACCGAAGAGACCGCGGGACTGTTCTACTAATACCAGGGCATGTTCTATACCTCGCTGTTCCAGCATACCCTTATCTAATTTCATATAGCCCGCTACCCAGCTATACACTGAGTCGGTATACTCATTCCAATTAGCATTAGTGGCTACCTGCTGTATAGTATCCAGTAGAGCACTGGCACGCATATCTAGGTCATTAGCTTGCTTCTCTAGAATGGTGCGCTTAGCGGGATCAGCAGCCTGAGATGCCATCTCCCGCCGCTCCTTAGCGCGTTCCAGCATATCATCACGCTGCAACTTCATCTGAGAGTAATTGAAGAATATAGCGCTGAAGGTATCCCCGTCGAAGTCCCCTAGGTTACTAGTTATAAAGCTGATGGGATTAAGTAGAGTCAACGACTTATTACGAGTATCATCAAAGAAGTTAAAGCCACTGCCAGTTAGGTCCCGGTATATGTTATTGATACTATTGAGCGTATCTAAGCCGAACACCAGCTTATCGAGATGGGTGTTCCCAGGAGGCGGGCTACGTTGAATCCAGGCTCTTGTTAACTCTAGCTCAGTGAAGAACATACTCATATCAGCCTGTAGAGTACTATTCATTATGAGTAATGAATCGCGCGCCGCACGATTAGCCATTACTGTATCTAGTTCCACTGCATAGGCAGCGTTTGCATCACTTACCAGCTTCCTATACTGAGCTATGAGAGCTACACCTCTATTATGTAAATCAGTGCCCCGCGGGCTCTTACCTTCTAAATACGTATCTACAGCAGAGGTCACGGCATTAATAGTTCTCTCTAGACTATCTAGTCTAGTAGAGAATGTATTCAGCATCTCAGCACCATCCTTACCACGCGTATCGCTGAAGAAGGATAGGTCTATGGGATTCTTACGTATACGGCCCTGTAGTAGATCCAGGTTATCAAACCTATTACCTAATGCATTAGTGTCAATGTAGATCCGCATATTATCAGGTATGATAGAGCGGGACGGGCCCTGACTACCTATCATGAGCCCAGAGATAATAACAGGTAAGTGACCCAGATCTCTATACTTATGAGTTTTAGCTCCAGGCAGAGATTCTAATATTGTTCCCATCTCGGCTTCACCTAGAGTAGATATTAGAGAATCCCCGCTACCGCTGAATTTCATGCTACTGAATCTATCCATCTCAACTTTAATTTCTATCTCTAGTTGAGCGTATTCAGCTGCCTGTGAATCAGGAGCCAGTTTTCTTATACCGGCTGCTTTGCTCTGGAAGTTCTTACTTTTATCTACTACTGTCTCTAGCCCATACATACCCGCTATACTGAGACCCTCAGTTATAGCGTATATCTGCTGTTGTATTAACCTGCGACCAATTCTCTTATCACCTGACTGGCTAATAACAGACAGGTTATTCTTAAGATGGTCCCCTAATCTACTAAGTATCTCCTCTCGTGTCTGACTACCTCGCGTACCAAAGCGCTCCATAGTGGCCTCTGCTAGTACGGCGCCGCGCACAGGTACATACCAGCTAGCGGCCCCTACACCAGTAGTACCTGTCACACCTATCTTATTACCAGTGATAGACTGCAGATATGCACTCGCCAGGTCATTATAAACGCGGGCCTCATAAGTGTTATTGAGTTCCTGGAACCGAGTCAACTCCTGTATCTGGAAGTCACTGAGGCCCTCTAGTTCAACAGTAGTCCTCGAGCCAGACTCAATGGCCACCTTCTCGAAGATATCGCGTACTGCACTACCGGGGGCCAGCATAATCCACTTATCTACCGTAGCAGCGGCTATCTCATTCTCGTGGCTACCGAACTGGATACCTGCTATCCTCACGTCCTCAGGACTCAAGATAAATCCCCTATCCTTAATAGTTGTATTGAATACAACGTTATTCCCCTCTATACGGAAGGAGGGGAACTCATAGGCTATACGACGAAGACCCTTCTGGCCCATTGACTGCACGGTAGCTTCAGTAGCCTCTACACCCAGTACCTTATCCCCTGCTAGACGCCAGCGAGACGCATGGGCATATACATCATTCTTCAGGACACGAAGTGACTGGCGCACTACATTACGCAGAGTATCTCTATCGGTCCCAGCAGGTTGCCCCATCCATGTAGCTATCTCATCAAGTATAGTATGAGTAACATTAGTAGTATCGAGGCCCGACCCTCTAGTATATGACACCATGTCAGTATCACTGGCACTCTCGAGTAGAGACAATGCAGTGTGGAACTGCCTGTATCGTTCGCGTAGATTAGTTATATCACTTAATGGGGCCCGCGCATCGTTATATGCTCCTAGTAGTATCTCTCCCAACGTAGAGTTAGCGTGGAAGTCCAGACTAGCCAGGTCATACATAGGGATATCATCCACCGCTATTTTATTGGGGTCTGCCCCTATGGCCATCTTCATGACGCCAAGGATAGCCCTACGCATACTATCAACACTACCATCACGCTTGAATTTATCCACGTTAGCCATGAAGGGACTAGATACTATATGCTGCATTTCTAGTTGCGCAGTGTCCTTACTACTCAATGGCACCTTAGAGCTACTACCCATCACGGCATTATATAGCACTACATAGCGAGAGTAATTACTCAATCTATCGAGCATAACGGCCACGTTCTCCTGGCCTACGCTTATCTCATCTGCCTGCGTAACACCTGCTATAGCGCTCATAGCCGCATACGCATGACGAGATATACTATCGCTACCAGTCACTGGCGTAGTCTTGAGCTCTAGGGTATTATTAAGTGACATGAGCTGCATCATAATCTCTAGATTACCGGCTATAGCAGCACGCTCAAAGCCGCGACCCATAGCCCCAGTATCTACATAACCCCTGCGCGCTGCATCTGCTGCATCTACTATCAGACCTACCTTATTAGATAGTGCCCCGCTACTAGTTCCACTGCGCAGGGCCATCATTATCTCTGATATATCAATGGCCCCTAGAACAGGACTCTGTAGTCTATTAATAGCACCATCACCCCCGCGTACTAGCTTCTTACCTATTTCGAGATGAGGGGGGCCATCTCCTAGTTTATCATTCCGCATAAGTTCCAGCATAGTAGACATATAGAGGTCACGATAGTAATTACCGAGCCGCCCCTGCGCTGCCAACTGCGCTATCTCTATATGGACACTGTCTATATTAATATTGCTGCTATTACTAAAGAGACGCGAATCAGTTATGGAAAGGAGAGCGGCCGCTATCTGCTGATCATTCCGTTCTAGTACCCCCCGACGGAATAGCTCCCCGCCATTATAGGTAAGTAGAGTAGCCCCGTGGTTGAATGCGTAGCTCTTCAGGTTAGTGGGGCTGATTATATACTGGATGTCCTCTATCTCGAGGGCACTATGATAGCCCCCCTGCTGTATAGTGGGGAACACCTCACTACGCATAACGTCCTCGCTCAGGAACACAGGGACTATCTTAGCCAGACCGCGCTCTGCCTCTACCCTTCGAGAGCCACCCTCAAGTAGAGTGCGTAGGAATTGTATCTGCACCTGCACCTCATTAGTAGCATCGCTACCAGTCAGCCTACTGACCTGTAGTAGCTGCTCAATAGCGTACTCGCCTCGTATACCAGCTGCGGCACTAGTAGCCATAGCGGCCCCCATATTAGGATTACGGGATGTACTCTCTATCTGGTCTAGGAATACACGCATCTCACTACGACTAGTGATAGCCTGCTTACGGCGCCCCTCTCTATCTAGTAGATAGTAGCGCTGCTCTCTCTCATCGAATACAATACGGTCATCGCTACTCACCAGTATATTATCGAATGTCCAATCCCGCCCTAGTAGACTAGCCTTACTACTCTTAGTAGCCTGATCTAGGAAGCCGCGTCTTACCCTATGTAGAGGGTTAGCATACGCGTAGTCACTATAGGCTCCCTCCAGTGCCATAATCATAACAGTAGGACGGGCCTGTCCAGAGCCTATCAATCCCCGCTCTCTACTAGCGAATAGCTGAGATTGCACTATAGTGGCGCGGAATAACTCGGCCAGTACGCTATCATCCTCAGTGGGTATATCCTCACTATCGATACCCAGGCGGTCGGCCAATTCATACCGTATAGCCTCTAATTCTACAGCTGCCTCACTACTCATAAAGCGAGATATTCTACCACTGAATATAGCACCATAGCGATAGCTATCATCTACGATACTACTATCTAGTCCACGTGCCTCTAACCCGGCGCGCAGGTCAGCTAGGTATGCGTCCTGATACATGCTGCCCTGCAGTACATCTACATCGCTACCTCCGTAACGGGCTTGATACCTAACGGGGGTCAACTCAGGTATGACCCTACCGGTATCAGTGGGACTAACTAACTCCAGCACCCGGGTATAACCCTCGCTTATATCCATGAGCGGGCGCATACCAATCACGTTCTTGAGACGCTGAGGCACCTGATCCGGCTTATTAGGATCAAAGAAGAACCGGAGTAGATTATCGCCGCGGGCATCGAACTCTGCTTCTAGCAGGGAGCGGTCTATGCCCAAATGGCTCACTGCCTTCATGTATTCACTCAGCTCATCTCGTCGTATGATATCTCCCACACCAGTACTGCGTATGATGGATAGGTCGAAGACCTCACTGGCAGTGGCACGGCGAGATAGAGGTAGCACATTATTATAACCAGTAAAGTACTGGCTCTCATCAGTAGCCGTAGGGCCTGCATTACCTTCAGCAACTCGTACAAAGAGAAAGTCATCGCCTACACCAAGATCAGATACCGGACCTACAGGCAGTGGGCTGGCAGTATAAGCAAAGGCACTCAGGTTACTAAAGGTAGTCTCATTAGCCTTAATACGACGTAGTGCGGCATTAACTATAGATATACCAGCGGGCTGCCTATCCTGACCAAAACCGTAGGCTAGTAAGCGATTACTTGCTTGTGTAGAACCATAATTACGAGCCTGTGTAGGGGTAAGGAACGCGGCGAATGCACTATCATGTATCTCCTTTAACCTCTCGCGCGCATCAGTCTTATAGCGACTATCATTCTGGGATTCGATAAACTTGAATAACACATCAGCGAACATAGGGCCCTGATCCATAATCTCATATAGCTTATTAGCAGCAAGATTAAGGGCCCCTCTGCGGTGTGCCTCTAGGTCTATTATGGGCTGGCCTCTTTCATCTGCAGACCGCGCATAGGTAAGAAATATGTTAGATAGTTCCTCGAAGGCCACTCTACGGCGGCTATCAATACGAGATATACCCGCTAGGTCTCGTATACGATCTAGATCGGGGTCACTAGAGTAAAACAAGGAGGTCAGGTTACTGAGGCCCTGCTGTACTCTACTAGTACCCTCGTCCGTGGTTAGGTCAAGACCACTCACGCCCAATAGCTTCTCGAAGAAGTTCATGGCACTCTGATACTGAGCGCCAGGGTCGCGCTGTACGGCTTGGGCAGCGCGTATATTATCAGGGCTATAGTACCTCTGGTACTCTATAAGTGGGGCCCGCACTAAACGAGTAGTCTCACTCTCTAACGCAATAGAGCTCATGAGACCCACTACTACATCCAGTGGATTAAGGCGCAGGCGTCTACGGGGATCCAGACCCACACCAAGACCATCACGTTCTATAGCCAGCTCCATACGCATTGTGCCAGTATTGAACAGCTCAGCTGACTCTATCTGACGACCCCCGCTTATATCTATGAAGGCGGCGGGCCCCTGTCCACTAGCGTTCTTATAGGCACCCCATCTATATACACGCTGAGTAGGTAGGCCCTTATTGAGCGTTAGAGTAGCGCCCTCTAGGTTAAGACCATCGTAGTCTCGCTGTACGCCTATGACCTCAGAGCCTACAGCCGCGTTAACTCTCTCTATTTCGTTGATTAGGTCCAGTATGGCTCCTCTATCTACTCTATTACCGTACATAGACCTACGGTCCCGTTCACTATAATGAGTCTCACCTATTCGTTGTATTCCCAGGGAGCTCTGTAATTTATAGAAGGCCCGCGCGTATTCTCTATTCTCCTCATTACGCTCCTCATTAGAGAGACTGAGAGGGCTTGTACCCCCCACCCTATCGTAAATTATATTGATCTCCTGGTTAACGAATTGGCGGCTCAGGGGATCATCATTATCTGCCAGAGAATTAAGACCATAGTTACTAGATCCCTGGCTACCACCCAGGATATCGAAGGCCTGGCGATTGTTTATATTCTGCATGTCAGGCCCGGCCCCTTGATTTATGGCGTCATTCTCGTAGGTCGCCAGATATGCCTTAACGTGGCTGCGCGGTACTGCAGTCGGCTCTATATTACCGCTAGCTATAGCTAATAGTTGTCGGGCCATACGCTGCTGGCCTTCGAGATCTCCACTATAGAAGCCATACGTGCTCAGCACGTTAGCCATATCACTAACATCAGTGCCCCGGCTCTCCTTAATCCAGCGGGCCACGTCATAATTAGATTGAGATAACTCAGCAGCTAGTTTCTGGTTGCTTAGTAGTAAGCGGCTCATAGGGTCCTGCACATCCTCTCGATAGGTATGTACATCTACTCCTATACGAGCGCGACCCTCTATAACCAAATCTAATACATTAGCCTGGAGCTTAGAGTATTCCTGCTCTCTGGCTTGCATGTATGCCTGGTAACCCGATAGTGTTCTCTCGTGCTCAGGATTCTCTCCCATCTCTCCCTTAAGCTGGCTTGCCATTAGGGTCTTATCGTGTTTGAGTAGGAACACCTGATTGAGTACCATATAGAGGCGGCCCGTCTTACCATCGATAGTAGGCCTATTAATGAGCTCACCTACATGGCGGCGTAGAGCAGTATTAATATCACCAGCACCGCCTATACTATCCTGCCCCGTGAATAGAACTCTATCGCCACCATCTAATCTATCCATAACATCACGAGCCTGTAGGTATAACTTATCGGCCCGCGTTATGGTGTCAGGCAGTATACCCCTATCGGCATCCTGTATTTGGCTATAGGTCAGGTTAGTGCGTATAGTCCGCGTGAACTCTACATTAGAGCCCGCCTGTTCTAGCGATTGTCCTAGTGGCCGCGTCACGTTCATCGTACCTATGAGAGCGGACCTATCACTAACGAAGAACTTAGGGTGATTACGTCTATCAGCCCATTGGATATCTATATCTACATCAGTCCCGAAGCGGTCCCGTAGATAGGACAGCCGCTTATAAAACATAATGTTGGGGCCCAGGATATCATAATTCTTACGAGAGTCCCCATCAGTCTCAGATGGGGCAGCCATACGAACTACCACACGACCACCCTGGCCACTACCAGCTATCCTCTCTACAGCTTCACCCACCATATCTATAGCGCGCTCATTCTGGAACTGATAAATATCTATACGCAGTTCTCTCTCTGCTGTATCTACTAGCGCGGCAATAGGTAGTAAGCCGGGCCGTACATTATAACCATCATCAGATAGTAGATCCAACATGCTAGAACGATTCTCTAGTAGTAGGCGGCGTTCATCGTCTATGCCCTCTAGGTTAGACCGCATAGTGAGCTGATCTCGCTGGGCCATCCAATTAAGCATATCATCAGTCTGGGTACGGGCAGGAGTAGCTGTACCCCCCATACCTGCTATGTATTCGAAGTACTCCTGACGAGCGGGGCCCTCTATACTATCCCATAGACTCGAGATAGCAGCTCGACTACTACTAGTATCAACTACCCTATCATAGAAGGCATCAGCTAGCACCATCTCCATAGAGGCGTCGGTACCAGGTGGTATAAAGTTAGGGTCCATTAATACTTCTAGAGGATTGTAGCCCTGTAATAATCTACTGCGCGTATCCTCAGGAATACGGTAGAGGGCATTCCAACGAGCACTGTCATTAAATCGATTACTAGAGAATAGTGAGCTATTGATATCCATCAGTAGAGTACAAAACCTATTAAATAGAGCTATAGCTGAAAAACTGCCTACTTTAGCGGGCAGTGGCCTCATAGGATTATATCAATCAGCTTATCTGATATCTTATAGCACATACATGGAGAGACGTTATGCACACTATCACATTACCGAAGGGCCAGTTTGAAGTTAGCTTTAAGCCGCCCCTGGTTTACGACCGCCGCGAGATGATCAAGCACTATAATAAGGAGTGCGGCCTATTACCTGAAGAAGTACTAGCTATCCGTTGTATTGTTAACATCAATGGCCGGGTCCTGGATAGCGATGCCTACGACTACGAACCCGATGGTATCACCGACGACTGGTGTGTCGAGGACCAACAATACTTCATGGAGTTATTCAGTACCCTATATCTCATTGACGATAAAGGGCGCGAGAAGGCCCAAGCGGAGGCAAAAAAGCTTATGGGTGTTTCCACGCGAGCTACGACTACAAAATCGAAGCAAGTCACCTAAACCTTCATCTAACGTACTTCCACCTAATAAACACTGAGTTATTCTGTAAGAATGCTGCGCTCCAGCGTATAGCCGACCCTCTGCTACAAATTGCTGGCAGTATATTCCCTAGTGCTAGGTTTATAGTATCGCCGCCACCTGACCCCTATCTACCCGTTATTAAACATAACTATGTGGTTCGGGTGGCGCAGAACTATACCAAGTACTATCAACTAGAGAAGTGGGTTATAATAGCTAGCGTCACTGGTATAGGATTGCAGGAGTTCATTCAGCAAGACGAATATATGCAGGAGGCCGCTTATCAAGCGGCGTCTAACTATATTCAGAATCAGAATAAGAAACAACAGCAATCCCTAGAAGAAATGACTAAATCTTTAGAGAATATGAACTCTAACCCACTATCTGAAATTAAGAAACCCTCATTCTGGTGAATATGGAAGTACGTAATGCCACCACGCCAGCAATACGCCGGCGCACTATCTACGCTATGGAGCACCTAGGCCTAGCCACTAGTTATCTATCTGAGGATGGTGGCTATAAACGAGCAGGCAAGCCTACCTACCAGCAGCTGAGTGCCTGGGATGAGGCAGCGCAGGCGGAGCCTATCATAGCGCAGGGCCTCGACTCTATAGCGCTAAGCGTGCTTAATAAAGTCGGGCCCTATCAACACGGGGATAAACGCATTAAGAAATTCATAGATGACCAACTACGCAATAGAGCCAAGACATGGATATCTCATTGCGTGAAGTCTATCATGACGTATGGTTTCAGCCTAAGCGAGCAGATATACGCCCACGGCGAGCGTGATAGTATGCCGGCTACGGTATTAGACGACATAGTTAATTATCACCCACTACAGGTCATGCTCATCACTAACGACAATGGCCGTATAGTAGATGGTGATACAGTAACAGCTAGTCAATACAAGTCGGGCTACTGGGTGCCTCTGCCTCCCTATAGAATAGGAGACCCCCCTAAGAGAGTAGATGTGGTAGGTAGTCATGTACGGCTCCCTAGTCACAAACGGCTATTCATTAACTACAACACTAAGGGTAATAATCCCTGGGGTACCAGTTGCCTCACTAGCGTGCTAGACTACTCTATCTTTAAGCGAGCCTTTCGAGATATGATGCTCATAGCTCTAGACCGCTATGGTACCCCTCTCATATACGTAATAGTGCCACCCGGTAATACGGGCGTAGTAGAGGAGGCCCCCGATGGTACAGAGATAACCACTACTATAGCAGAGCAGGCAGAGGACGCACTCCGTCGTTTAAGCACCGACTCTGGTTTAGTATTAACACAGCTCAGTAAGGAGCAGCCGGTACAGGTGGGGGCCCTAACTACAGGTAATAACTTCAGCGACTCATTCGAAAGAGCCGTATCACTCTGCGATAACAATATGCTAATGGGTATGGGTATCCCCAACCTACTGGTGCAAAATAGAGAGGCTACCTTTGGTACAGGCCGGGCCAGTGAGATTCAACTAGAGCTCTTCGATGGTAAGATCAACAGTATATTCGATACAGTGATACACGCCTTCACTGAGCAGGTCATAGGCAACCTAATCAGGTTGAACTTCGACCCCACACTATACCCACTGGCCAGCAACACAGGCTATATAACTCGTTTACCAGGGAGGGCCACTGATCTAGCAGCATTGATAGATGCCATTAAGCAGATGCACGACATGGGCTTCCTAGTAGATGGAGATAAGGATCACATACGTTCCATTACTGGATTACCCGATGCCATTAGCTCTACCTAGGCTTTACGCGATGACGTAGTTCGTTCTGCCGCGCTCGGTATGCTAGGTGCCAGTCTCGCAGTATGAGATGTTTACAGTAACCTCGCTGAGGGCAACTACAGTCTGTGCCATGTATTTGATAAATATTACCACGAGGTGACTCTACTATCTCACCTCCCTCAACTGCAGTATAAGTATAGCCCTCAGTTAGCATACGGCCGGCCAGGTAATTATAGTATGTAGACTCGAGCGTACCTTGTAGTAGGGAAGTTATATCTATCTTATAGGGCTTGGTACTCAACCCCTCATCGAGGTTGAAGACCAGAGAGGTATCCTTAATAGTCGCATTACGAATACGGCGAACGAGAAGTCGCTCTAGAGCTTCTAAAGCCAATAATCTTTCTAATTGCATATTTCCTACCTTTAGTGATGTTAGTTGATACAGGCTAATGGAGCCACCAGCAATTACGCTTATGCCCGAGACTATTGATACCTCTATTGTAGAGGATAATTTAAGTATAGATAGCTCTACCTTTGAGATATCAGGACCCCCGCCTAGCGCAGCCGAAGCCCCATTGGTTGAGACTACGCTTATCGAGATTGAAGCGGCCAAAGAGTGCACTGATGACTTCTGTCCAGTCAACATAGAGCATAACGGACCCAGATTATTCAGCTCAGCTGCCGTAGGAGACGCCAGTATAGAGTTACTAAAGGGTAAACTAAGAGTACCGCAGGCCAAGATAGGCACCTGGAAGCATAACATCTACGGTGAGGTAACCTTCACCATGGAGAAATTCACAGAAGCCATTACTAACTTCGAGAATGATGTACTAGGCTTTGAGCCATACCTTACATTCGGCCACCCTATTGAGAGCTCCGACGTTAATAGCTACGATGAGTTCATAGAGACTGCAGAAGCACTTGATGGTCAGCGTAAGCGTGGGGACCTCGAGCAGTTACGCATTGAGGGCGACATGCTGGTGGGATACTACACACCTAAGTCAGAAGCCTACGATGCAGTTAGCAAGGGAGAGTACGAATACAGCTCAGGTGAATTTCTGACTAATTTCACTGATAAGAAAACAGGAGTTAATCGAGGAACTGTATTAGTTAGAACTGCGTTAACTAATGCCCCATTTATTCCTCATAGAGAGAAGGTAGTGGCACTTAGCCAGAGCCCACAAACAATAGCCGGAGCAGTGTTTAAATTAAGCGCAGTTATACCTGAACAAACAATTTCTAATCAAACAACTATGTCGGATGAGACTATTATGGAAACTCCCGAGACCGAGATCGAGACCGTCCCGGCAATGGAGCCCTCACTAGCAGTGGCTAAAGATACCCTTGAGAGCATGCGCCTTAGTCTAGAGGCAGTATACGAAGAGAAGCTAGCAGCTATGACTAAGGCTCAGTCTGATGTAATAGCTACCCTCACTAGACAGTTAGAGACTATCGAGGAGAAGCTATCGATGACCCAATCTGTAGCTCAGGCCTATTCTACTGAGGTGAGTGTTAGGGAGAAGGCCACCCGTGCTAAGCGCTTACAAAACAGAGGCGTACCCCCTGCGTTAATTGAGCGTTTCAGTTTATTAGCCGATGCACTCCACGGTGGTTCTCGTGTTATCAAGCTCTCTACAGAGGCTGGCGGCGAGCGCGATGTAACCGATGAATTAGAAGAGCTATTAAATATTGCTGTTAACAGTAAGCCCGTAGAAGTACAACAGTATGGCCAGAGTGCAGCCACCCGCCCATCTGGTCTAGAAGCCCAGCTCCGCGAGCTAGCCCAGAAGAACTGGGATTCAGCTAAGAAATCCAAGGTCTAGTCCTAATTTACTAACTTCCCACTAATATGGCAGATATTCCGAGCCCCAACTTTCAAGCGCTTATCAGCAGCCCCTACTTAGTAGATAACACTACGTTCCCTCGGGAGCCTGTATACACTGAGTTAGCCCGCTCTATTCTCGCTAAGTTACCTGCGACCCCTCTCAGCACTGTATTCCCCGATGAGACTATTGCTGAGCGCATTGTCATTGCTGAACACGTCATCGAAGGCGTCGATACTATTTTCCCTGTGGTTGAATGGGGTGCACCTGACCTATTCGTTGATGACGATGGCTATACAGTGTATCGCCAATCCTACCAACCCCTTCCTATCCGTCAATCGATGTACATGAGTTATGCCCAACTCAATAACACTGTGAGAGAGGGTACTACTAATGAACGCGCTACTGCTGCTGAACAGATTGAGAAAAAACTCACCCGTCAAATGCAGAAGCATCAATTAACCTGGAACGTGTTCCAGGCTGCTATGATGCTCGGCGGCATCAATTACACTGATCCTCGTTCTGGAGTTCGTGTTAAGGCCCCTGCGTACATCCCCGCGCGTAACTTCTTTAACTTCAACACTACCCAAGGTTACCGTGGCCGTAATGAGGCCCGTTTATTCCGTAACCTCGTTGATTTAAACGCAGGCGGTACTCCCAGTTCAGGCATCCCTATCACTGATCCTCAGTTTGCTCTCTCTAACTTTGCACGTCGACTAAACCGTTGGTTTAGGGATACCAATAAATCGGATATCACCGATATGTATATGGGTCCCGAGATGCGCGACGTTATCCTCATGTGTGAAGAAGCTCGTCTCGCACAAGGCGGTATTATCCCTAGGCTCGGCGCAGTGTTTGGAGACAGCACAATTGACTCCAGCGGTAGTGGTGGGTCCTTTGGCCCTCTCCCTCCTGGTGGATTAGGAACTGGCATGGGCCTAGTATTAGGTACCCGCGGCGAGATCCTCTCTATTGCGGGAATCAACGTTCACGTAGTAGATACTATCTACAAGGACCCAGTTGATGGCGTTGAGAAGCGCGTATGGCCTAAGAACAAAATTGTAGCTGTCAGCTTCCGCGATAGCAATGGTAACGTAGAAGCACCGGGTAGAACTCAGTATTGCTCTAGTGAAAACAGCATTGATAGCCCCGGCTTATGGACTCGTACTGTTACTGATGTTCCTCCTCCGGCAGCACCTGGTATCGCGGTTCAGATGGGTAATGCAGGTCTTCCCTACTTCAAGTTCCCCTATCGCGTCTGCCATGTAACTCCCTGTACCGTACAGCAAATCAATGAGCGTCTAGGTATCCAAGGAGACCTATTCTTCCCTGGTTTATAATTCCTCACCCCCCACATATCTTTAAACTATGTCTATCCACAACGTTTGGCAGGCTCTCCCTGGAGCGCGTAAGCCGATCTACGATACGCTGTATGTGTTGGGTGGGGTAACTACCACCCCCACCGCAGCTGTACAGGCCTCTCCTAACGAGGACACGATTAACTTCACTGGTGGAACCATCGAGTTCGATGGTATCCCTATTTCTCTCAATGGCTTATCTCTTGATTTCGGCGCTCTTGGTTCTCTTGTAGCAGAGGGACAGCGCTTTGTAATTAGCGCAGTACCTAGTTACTTAGAGCCGGCTGATAAAACTGCTGCTGTCACCGCTGGCGTCAATTACTTCGTTAACTACGATGCTAATCTTGAGGCCTACGCTGAGGTATTCATCAGCCCCGCTGCCGAGGCTGCTGTAGCTGCTCTTGGTGGTATCGATAATGTGCGTAACCGCGTATTCAAGGGATCGGCTAGCGCAGCTGATATTGTAGCCTTCAACAATTACGAAGAAGAGCGCGCTAAGAGTACCAGCCGTCCTTATGCTCCTTATCCTCTCGTTCCTTCTGGCGTGCGCCTAGTTCTCAAGGAAGTAATTCCCCAGACCAATGCAGCATCCCAGAATCTCTTAGAGAACATCACCTCTACTGGATTTCTCGAGTTGAGCGCTCAGGTACCTGAGTTCCCTGCAGTCCGTAAGGTATTTACTAAGGCCGAGGCTGTAGCTCGCTACAACACTGTTGGTAAATCCTTCTTAATTAAGCCCGGCACTGCGTTCCATTATGCTAACGTTGGCAACGCTAACTCTGGTACCGCGGGCACCGCGGTTGCTGACATCAGTAACATCAACGCTGCCTCTGGTACTCACGTCTCTGTGTTTGAGTATTACATGCCCAGCACTACTGCGTCTGCTCAGACTGGTAGCGAACCAGCTATCCAGCGCGTATTAACTCGTTCTGACTCTGCATTACTAGGCCGTATCAATCCTATCTACTTAGCAAATGAGGCTCCTATGCGTAAGGTCGGAAAACCAGGTGACTCTCGCCTGACTAAATGGGCTGATCCCACTGACCTAGTTGAAGTGACTGTAGGCCCATCTGATGCTCTCACTATCTCCCGCACTATCTACAGAAGCCTAGTCTAGTAGTGCGATGCCTATATAAAACGCTAGGAGAAATCCTAGCGTTTTATATTATGGAATGTGTTAAATTGTATATGATATCCATTTTCCAAATATATGACTACATTAGTACTGACCATCCTAAGTCCTTTTGACTATGAGTTCGGGGGCAAAAGTCGCGCTTACTTCACAGGAGATAGACCTCACTTTGACCTTAATGATGTACAGGCGAAAGAGGAGCTCAAGTTTCTAGTTAGCCCGCAGTCTATTCATCTGGATTACTTCTATCTCGATGAGTATCAACAGGGCTATAAGGAATTAATGGATGAAGTAAACCGCGAGGGCGCTAACTACGATTACATTGAAGGCGAGGTTACCCACGGCGTCTCTACTCAAGAAGAGAGTGTTATCAGTTACGAAGTATATGATATCCCGGTGGGTTTACCGGGAGAGCCTCTAGTACCTATTGAAGAGAAGGCTCCTGAGTTAGGAGAGTCTGGTATGCCTCCCGTAGAGCCTGAGATTTACGATGAGGATGATGACGAGACTACGGTATTCCTGACAGCAGATGGAAAGGAAATTGAGGTTAGCACCGTTAATAGCCCTACCTTCATTAATGCTGCTAATTTAGATAGACGAGCCCAATTAGAAAAACTGACATCTGACAAAATCAAGGATATAGCTGTAGAAAAGGGTATTCGTTTCATAGGTAAGGCGCGTACTATTGATGCTCTAATGAACCTTGAGTAACCGGAGGTTACATTGAACAGTTTTGGCCAGAGTGGTCCCATCCGCACCTATATAGAGACTAACCGCGAGGCATTCCTTGATATGGTAGTCTCTCACAGTGTTCTATTATCAGCCTATAGACGACGGCAGGATGAGGTAGTGGCTGTAGCGCTGCAACAGGCCTATCCGCGCATGGGCTTGATACTGAGCGCAGCCCGCGCTCTGGATAACACGTATCTATTCGGCGATACATATCCCATAGTATTCCAGCGAGTAGTCGAGATACTCAGCGATTCTAGCGGCCCATTCCAAGAGGGTCTACTGGCCATAGCAGCTACTCTCACTGCTAGTCGTCTAATAGCCTCCATTCCTATTGATGCTAATGTTAAGAATATAACGCTAGCGGAGAATTTAGAGAAGGCGGCTATAACCGATCTAGAGCGTATCATAACTCTCTATAAGGATGGTTTAGTATCAGGAGACGGGGCACGTGAGCTAGATACTGATAAGGAGCGTACTCTCTACTTTGCACTTAACCTCAACCTAGACTCACTATCCTATACTGACTTCACATCTATCAATCTAGATACGAGCCGGCCCAACTCACCAGTACGACAGTTAGAGACACTACATATAGATAGCGATAACTATAGCTATGTATATCTCTACTTATCTAATAAAACGGGCCCCACCGATGGATACGTAGTAAGTAACTCTAGTGCAGTAGAAGTCATAGTGCCTATGGTAGATGGCTATACTATTCACGACGTCATATCTAGTGTTACTATGGCTATTAATAATGCTACGCTAGGCGCACTAGACTGCACCAACCTATTGGTGGGCCCTAATAGTAAGAGGCCCCGCTCTGTGCAACTAGACATAGATAGTAAGAGTTATTTCCCGAATGAATTACCTAAGCGCACGAGGGCCTCTGTATGGTTCGAGACGGTAGGTATGAGCCTGGGAGTACGGCGCCACGATGCTACTATTGGTAAAGAGCTGGTGATAATGTCGGCCCATACTATAGCGCTAAGCGCTATATTACCAGGCTATCTAGGCGGGTGGACCGCAGGCTCTACATACGCTATTGGTAATGTAGTCAGATATAATGGCCTATTCTACCGAGCGCTAGTAGCAGGTCTAAATACAGCTCCTCCCAGTGCACAGTGGGAAGTTGTTACTATAACACCTGCCACGGCTATAACGGCCCGTACCTCTAGTGAGTATCACATCCCAGGGCTACTCCATAGTACGGGACCCGACTTTAGTTCTATGGGGGAATGGGGGAGTCGTTCTCTTATACTCGAGGTCAAGGAGGGCAATTATAAGGCTATGGAGCCCACACCGACTACCGATTATGAGCTCAATACGTTTTACTTCAGAACTACGGGCCCCTTAGAAGGAACCGTACGGCTTCGTATTAGTAGTAGTCAGCCTACGGAAGAAAGTTATACATTCTTAGATACGGACGATACATTACTCATAGAGGTAAATGGTTTAACACCTATGGCACTAGTAGAGTCTCTACTACAGGCTACATACTCTATAAGCCCTTACACTGGGGTACTAGGCGCTATACATATTGATAGAGATGGCGTGCCGGGCATAACCTTCACGTCTTTCAGAGAGTCAGCTCTTGAGATAAGAGAGATAATCGATCTACTAGCAGGAGATGATGGCTTCCCTAGCAAACTCGAGGTAGGAGTAGGGGATGAGGTAGCCAATAGATCAGCTTATACAACAAACCCCCGCTCTCTAATTATAATGGCTAAGAAGCAGGATAACTTGAATGAGAATAGGGCCGCCATACTAGACCCTAATAAGAAGAGCGGTAAGGTAGTTAGAGTAACTACAGGAGATATGAGCCCGCGCCTCCAGGATGTATTTGACCGTCTCAGGAGACTAAAATGACAGATCTCAGGATAGAGAACTCACTATACGACATCAGCCGTCGTCTATTCACATATTTATCTAATCACCCTCTACTCTACTACCCATTAGTAAAGCACCCTGTCACTGGAGACGTAGTGAATATAGAGTACTGGAGACAGGCAGCGGGACTAGCTACACAGCCGGGCCTCATTTGTTCTATATTCCCTAATAACGAATCGGAGACTAGCACCCCTCATAGCTCTATAGGTTATGAGGTTAGTAGTGTATATAAACCCCATACTATGGGAGGAATGGGGGGCTATGAACAGGCCTGCTTTAACTTCATAATACGGTTCTCTATGCAAGAGGTTAGCTTCGATGATCTTGATATAGAAGAGTGTCCTATACTTATAACTGATAATTTAGAGCCGCGCCTGCAAGAACCCATAGTATCTACTGCTAGGCTGGCTATTAGTCCTCCACTAGCTATTATCAGTAACTACATGGAGCTAACGCGCCTTGCATTATACGATAATGAACACAGCGTAGCGCTACCAGGCGATAATATACAGGTATTGAGTAGTAATTACTCAACTAGTAAATGGGAGGACAGTGGTAACGTTTACTTTCATCAGGGTAGTCTATTAATAGCTCTAGATAGTTACGTCAGCAAGGGCTGGCGGGATAGATTAAGACAACCCCTAGAGAGATTTATCATATTAGGTCCTACTTGAGTCTATCTAATAACTGATAAGACTACTAAGTCCCTATGGATATATAGATAAATGGCTCGCGCCCCCTTTATAGAATTTCAAGATAGCAATGTAGGTTTAGCCTTGCCGCGGCCGAACGTATTGAATCGGATTGCCATCATAGACCGATTTAATCGAGGGCCGGCTAACCTCCTGACCTACATTGGTAACTTCTCAGACTTTGCGAATCGCTATGGCTCCGACACTAGTCCAGGTTCATTACAATACCAGGTTGTATATGATCAATTCACTAATCCAGATGATGCTAACATTGCCCTAGTACGAGTTACTGGTCGGGGCCGCCCTGCTTCTGCGTCCCTCACATTCTCTGGTGTAGCGGGAGTTAATAACACTCTCAATATCCACACCAATTTCGTGGGAGAGGTCATTGCTCGCGAGGATGGAGCCGCTGATATAGTGTGGCCTATGCTCACTAATACTACCGTAGCGCCTGTAGTCAATAATAAAGAAACGGTAACTGCAGAGGGCCCGTATACTGGTTCTACCAGTGGCCGATACTTCCTTCGTGTTGATGATGTCGATGCTGGTGTAGCTACTATTAAATGGCAGTTTGTACCACTGGGTCAGAATCCACTTAACTGGGCGGCTGTCACTACGGATATTGATGTTAATATCGCTGCTGGTGTAGATAGTTCTAGTAACATTCTCATTTCACTAATTAGTAGTAACATCAGAGTTCGCTTCGGCACTGTAGCCGGTGCGGCCCTCAATCTAGTAGAAGGTAATAGCTGGAGTATTAGAGTTAATAAATATGTAGTCCCTGTGCCTATCTCTAGTGGCGACCTACCTAACCAGATTGTCACTAGTCTGATCAGTGCCTCTGTAGGTGTGGAGCCTTTTGGTGAGATTACTCGTAATGTTGAGGACAACGGAGTAGTCATTCAATTAGAGCCCTCCCTCACTGGTTCTATCAGCAATCGCTTCTCGTTCTACGTAACGACAAACGATAACACTGCTAATAGAGGTTTTACCGCTAGTCCTGCATTAGTCACTACTATTCCGGATCCCGTTACTCATTTCACTTCGTTCCAGGGCGGATTGGATGGTCCTCGTAGTGCATTCCGTGATTTCTATACCTTCAATGGTACCCCTCTCCTACGCCTCCAAGCAGTCAGTGAGGGTAGCTGGGGTAATCAAGTTACGGTTAGTATCTATCCTGTGAGTAATAGCGAGTTTCGCCTTACTGTACGAGACCTAAGTGGTAGTGCCTTCGACCCACCTCTCGCTGATGAAGTTTACACTGTTAAGCTGGAGGATACAAACGAATCAGGTGAATTAAATGCACTCCTCGATTCGAAGTTTATCCGAGGCTTCTTCTTACCTAAGTCCATCGACTCGATTAATTACGACGCCGCTCTAGTACGTCAGTCACCGCTGAGAGTAGCCCCGCCCGACGAGAGTGAGACTGATGTTGAGAACCCTACCCACGTGGATTTCTATGGTCCTAATGTGTTAGTGAATGTGACACTAGAGAATGGCTACGACGGGCCTCCTGTAACTAATGATGACTATGTCAGCATCATCCGTACTCTAGAGAACCAACCTGTGCATATTCTTCTAGTGGGCACTACTAACGTAGGTGTTCAGCAGGCTCTTATTACTGAAGCCGAACGTGCTCGTGATAGTGATGGCCTTCGTATTGCAGTATTAGCTGCTCCTCCGCGCACTACCCCTTCTCTGGCCGCCAATATTACACGTGGATTCAACTCCACCCGTGCGGTTATGGTGGCAGGCTGGTTTACGTACGCTGGCCAACCTAATAGTAGTCGCTATGGTGTGCCTGGTGCTGCTGTTTACGCAGGTAAATTAGCTGCTATTGACTTCTTCGTCAGTCCCGCAGCGCGGTCTCTTGTCGGGCCCCTCTTTAACATCATAGAGTCTGATACGGATAACTATGCTAGCCGCAGCAATCAGGACATTTATTCAGCTGCGCGGTTAGAGGTACTGACTCTGGATACAGTTGATCGTACCTACCGCTTTGCTAGTGGTGTTACACTATCTACTGATCCTGCATGGGAGCGTATATACTTACGCCGGGCTCACGACGTTGTTAGGCAAGGGGCGCACGCTATCCTACGGAATTATGTGGCTATGCCTAATAGTCGTTTAGTCCGTAATCAGATAGCCGCCGCTCTTAATGCCTTTATGGGCGAGCTCAAGCGGAATGGCAGCATTGTTAGCTTCCGGCCTGCCATTATCGATAGCAACAATAATAGCGCAGCGTCTTACTTTAGCCGCGAACTATACGTTAGTTTACAATTCCAGCCCCTTTATAGCGCGGATTATATCTACGTGACGATTAGCCGCGACACAGAATCCAGTCCCTTAGGCGAGTAATATAATGTCATCTAAAGATGCTCTTTTCCTCACTCCTGCTGTCAATAACTTTGGTCTCGATCCCTTTAGTGGGTTTGACTTCGAGGTCTGGGTTAATGACACTAGTAGCGGACAGATTGCCTGGTTCGGTAAGTTCCAGTCCCTGACGCTCAGTATTAGAAATTCAACTGAGACCTATTTAGAATTAGGCCAACGCGTACCTGTCTATCTAGACGGGGAATTTAACATCGCGTGGGTACTAGAACAAGGTTTAGTTGATGGTGAATTTATGGGCCGCACGTTCGGCACTAATGAAATTGGTCGTGATCAAGTACTAGGTCGGAGCCCCCGGTTCCAGATTACCTTCGATGCTAATGCAGCTGAGTTAGTATCTTCACCCCTAACTCGTAGTGGAACAGATAGCCGTAGATTAGGATCCCTTGACTTCTGGAATATCGATTCTAATGTCGATAACCAGAGTGGCATTGAGTTCCCTTCTAATAGTGCTGCTAGTCGTAATCGTAGGGCGAAATTCAGATATGAAATAACTAGATGCAAGGTAGATAACTACAGCGTCGGCTTCATGCCTGGTCGACGCGTACCTGCACAACGTTGGGAGGGTGTAGCTGAAGGTATTCGGTATATTCCTGAATCTGTTCAGCAGTTCAAAAACAATACTCGTCCTATATCTGTGGGAAGCTCTTCTTCATCGTTTGGGAATAGTATTACACAATAATCCCACATTCTCTCCGCTCATGGGACTCAGGATTTCCTGAGTCCCTTTTTTATTAATTATGCGTCCTAAGACACCTGCTGCAGTAATAACGCTGGCCACAGCTGTTAGTGATATACAACCTATATTATTTGGCACTCAGATATGCGCTACTGATATAAACAAGAGTCGCTGGACTGTACGCGCCGTAGATGTTATAATCAATGCCGATAACTGGAATATAAATAGAGCTCGCGTAACGCTAACCGTACCAGATGCACCAGGATTACTACCAGCGCTACCTGATGTTAGTAAGTACAGGGGCGGGCGCTACCCCTACCTCAGCGAGGAGGATGAGATTCGAATTTACATGGGGATGGTAGGGTCAGATAAGCAGGTACTGGATATCAGTAATCTATCTGATATACCATTTCCTATACCAGATACAGATATGAAACCGAAGGAGGGCGCTACTCTATTCCCTGTATTCTGGGGCTTCATTGAGAAGGTAGAGGTAACGGCTGATGCTAATACAGGTGTGCAGGTAGTGCTATCGTGTCAAGATCGTATGAGGCTACTACACAACACACGTGTTCTATCTAACCCAGATACCTTATTCAGTGCCCCCACACCAGAACAGAAGGGCGATAGAGCCCTCATACTGCGTAAGATACTGAACTTTGCAGTAGGTTACTCCCCTATTGAAACAGAGAGCGGCCCGCAGGTAGCCAGCTGCTGGAAGGAGTTCAAGGAGGGTATGACTGTACGCGGCTACGACATAGGAGCAGATGGTAAGATAGAATACTTATTCGCTAATAAACTAATAGCCGGAGATGCGAGTAATTCTGAGGTTAAGATTATACAGGACATGAATAAGCTTACGCCAGGCGAAGAGCTAGTAGATGCGCCGCGTTGGACACGGGCTGCTATGTTCACGCCTATGAGCCCAGGAGGTAACCCCCGTACTCATATATGGTTACAGCGCCCGCCTATCGAGCAGGGACAGAACCGCGGGGTATTCAACTTCATTAATGAGAGCCCCGCTGATATAATACAAGCAGCGTTTCTACTCAAGGAGGAGCGCGTAGTAGACGCCTCATTCAGCCATATCAATGGTGATTTTATAATAGCGCCTAATAGCGGCGATACTAGTGGCTTCCAAGATCCCAATAGGCTGTATAGAACCTATTTCTTCCGCAGCCTACCGGCGGGTCTTAACATATGTCCTGATGAGAGACAGCGCATACTCTCCATGCGGGTAGTAAGTAGTAGTATAGCCACAACTAACCGCTTTATAGTAACTGATGATGGAGGTAATGGCGCATCTGATTCATTCAATGATGCCATCGAGGTTACATTACAGGCCACGCCCTATAAGTACGCTAATAGAAATCCTCCTATTGCATGTAGGGCCACTGTCGTTGAGGATAAGAACCTAAGCGCCTATACTGACGCAGGCATCAGTAAAGAGACAGGGGCTTTATTAGTTGGTTTAGGTATGGCCCGCCGTACCAGTAGAGATATTAGCACGATACAAATCACGATAGTAGGGGACCCCACCTGGTATCCGAATGAGATGTTTCAAGTGTATAATACATTGATACACGATAGGCAGATTATATCAGCATATGATTCTATAGCAGAGGAGAGTGCTATGCACGCTACTAAGAAGGAGTTGAGTAATCTATCAGCGCGCATGCGAGAGCACGTAGCAAGTAGCCCCTCGGCGCGGGCCGTGCCCTTTCCTGATGGCAGTGATATACTAACACGGTACGTAGGTGCCCACGTCAATGCCACTGATGATAACTATGCTGATCCTAATAGTGGCCGCATAGTCAGCAATGTAGACGCTAATCTAGCTAACGCGGTACTACCGAAGTACAAGGTACGCTCGATTCGTCATAAGTTAACACACAGAGATTACACTACTACTATTCAAGGAAGCGCTGATTAATGTTTGCTAATAATAATGGTGGCCTATACTCTGAGCCCTATTCCCATAAGTACAGTAAGAGCCAGTGGGGCATACAGCGCGGCATAGTCCATAATATCACTAGGGAGGGCCGCCTAGGTAATTTCTGCTCGGTGCGCCTATTGAAGGGTATGATCCTGGATAACGTTAGGATGAGCGGCCCCTTTGGTCATAATGGGCTAGGCGTATACAACCCACTCGAGATAGGACAGCCAGTCCTAGTGGGCTTCAATGATGGGAAGATGGAGGATGCCTTCATCATAGGCGGATATACATCAGAGGGTAACTACGATAAGTTATACGTAGATGGTGATTTACAGAAGCCTAATCAGCGCGGCCCCGAGGGTCAGACATTCAACCAACCACTAGGGCATCCTAATCGCATAACGCAGCCCAATGCCTTCTTCCACGTAACAGGCATCAATTCACTAGATACGGCGTATGATAGCCCTGATTACGGTTCACTAGCAGAGGCCTATGATAGACAACCCCGCCCCGGTGTTATAGAGATACGCAATGACGAAGGCACCCGCTCTCTCTATACAAGCGGAGAGAATATACTATTCAGTGATAGTAACATCTACCTGGTAGCTAACGGCGACCGCCGCAGCAGTGTCAATCACCTCCTGCAGCTATCAGCACGACACTGCGCCCGGGCGGATGGACTAGAGAGAATGCAGGGTATCAAGCCTACATCGGCTACCACGAAGTCACTGCCTAGCGGCATAACACCTATGGTAACGGGGCAGGAGGAGGAGTCTGTATCTACGACTACTGCTATAACAGTTTCCTATCGTATACAAGAGGAGAGGCGGTTATGTCAGGCCTACCTAGAGGCTAGCCGCCAGAATTTACAACGACAGGCTGAGGGCATAGCGCGCGTTGAGGATAGTGCACAAGACATACCTACACAGAGGGAGCCTGAGGTATCTGATACATATAATGAAAGCCGTAAGAATGATAAGGACTGGCAGAGTGCTACTAATAAGGAGCCTACTCGCTGGTTCATAACAGCCGGCCACCGCGACGGTGTATCAGGTACTAGTGGAGCTGCTGGCACACCTCTACCCCAGGCCCCAGGTCAGTCGGCGGAGAGTTGGATGAATGAACAGGTTGTCAAGATAATGGAAAGACTAGCCCCCTCTTACGGTCTCCAACTATCTATATTCTTACCACCAATAGGTACCTCCTGGCAATCAGTGTTAGATAGAGCCGTGCAGGAGAAGGCCAATGGCGCGGGTGTTCTAGAGATACACTTCGACGCAGGTGCGGCAGGAGAGTATAGGGGTTCCACTGGCGTCATACCTAGCCGTAAGGAAATACTACCATACGAGGATAGACTAGCTCAAACATTTGGCGCCTTCACCAGAAATCACCGCAACGGCTTATACGGGCCCAATAGAGGAGTACCGCTAGTTGAGGTAGGAATATTAAATGCGCAGGTAGAGGCTCTAATGAGAGGAAATGATACAGCAGCACAAAATGCCTATTTTGAAGAGAAGGCCCGTGCTGTTTTACAATCCCTGAAGGGGGGGGCACCAATATAATGTGGAATAGAGAGAATCTACAACCTCTACTGAATAGGCCTGAGTTTAGGGCCCTCCTGGATGTAATCAGTGATGAACAATTTGAGGGGGCCGACTACAATACACTATATGGTGGATCTACATTCAGTAGTTACGAGGACCACCCCCGCCAGAGATTTCCAATAGGAAATAATGGGAACTACACCACGGCCGCAGGTAGATACCAAATCTTAGATGTGACGTGGGATGGTATTAATAGAGAGACTGGAGGAATGCTATCTGACTTCAGCCCTCTGAATCAGGATCTAGCCGTATTATATTTAATACTCGATGAGACTGGTACTACGGTAGAAGAGGTCATGAGTGGTGACATACTAAGCTACTATAATAAGCTACAGAAACAATGGACTAGTCTACCGGGGGCCTCTGAAGCACGAGGTGGAGAGAATACGCTAGATACTCTATATAAGCAATATCTAGCCTATAGGCGAGGACAGGGCCCGGCACCATCTACCTTGAGTGGTGGTGGGAGTAATGCCCCCACCATACCGGGCGATAGTGCTTATTCTAATGAACAGTTAGAGGGTATAGATGGATTTGTTAATGCTACATTCAATCGTACAGGAGAGTTCAAGTGGCCCTATAACCAACGCGATGCCATTATCCATACAGGTTCCGTACCTCAGGTTAATAGAGCTATGACTAATAATTCTCTATCCTATGGAGCAGGAGCCCCCGGGTTTCAGTTCAATGAGGTAAGCGCATCAGCAGGTCAGGTAATGCCTGGTAGTCCAGGCTCTGGGGGTGGCATAGTACCCTCTAAGGGACCTCTGACTAGTGGGTTTGGCTGGCGTTGGGGTAGGATGCACAACGGTATAGATATAGGGGCTCCAATAGGCACACCTATATTAGCCACTATGACAGGCAAGGTGATATCAGTCGGATTCGAGAATAATGGATTTGGTAATATAGTTAGACTAGAACACGTAGGGGGCAATCAGAGTTGGTACGCGCATATGAGCAAGTTTGCTGTTAAATTGGGAGACGTAGTACAACAAGGACAAGTAATAGGTGAAGTAGGTAATACTGGCCGTAGCACTGGTCCTCATCTTCACTTTGAGTGGAGAGTAAGATCTGGTATAGGTGGGGGTCTGAATGCAGTAGACCCGCGCCTTACCGTATTAAAGGGATTAATATAGACTAATGAGAACTACTAGTAGGGATGGGGATGAACTAGAGAGAGCTATAGCCCGCGCGGGCGGTATTAACACTCACGTAAATCAATTCAGGCTCCTAACACAATATACGTACGATGCGGATACCCGTGATGCGCGCGCGGGCTACGCACTAATAGTAATACTACCCAGGCCCTATTGGTTAGATGCTGTATGGCTACTGAGCGGTATAGAGTTAGTTAGTAGCCCCCGTCGTATGATGCCGGGCCAGGTACTAGCGCTGAATGCAGCTACTATAGGTGTAAGACTGCCGCAGGCCATACAGATGCGAGTTGATAGTAGAGAGAGGCCCAACGTAAACGCCGAGGGTCTCGAGGTGCTAATAAGAAAGCGAATGCCTGATACACCACTAATTAACAACTTTATGATGCTAGCTAACTCGGCTAATAAACCGCTAGTGGCAGCTCAACTAGCGCGCTGGTTCGGCTACTCGGAGGAGTCAGTGCAAAGTATAGTAGGAGCAGTATATCGTGCTAATTAACCTAGAGGCCGTACCTCAATTACCCGGGGCTAATACAGATGCCGTAACACGCATAGATGAAGCGGCTATTAATAATCTATCTATTCTGATAGCCGGCTCTCACGAGAGACTAGCCAGTATCATGCGTAAGGTGCCGGCCCCTCGTACCCGTCCTACGTGGAGAGATATAACTCGCTCTCTAGAGGAGCAGCTCATACTGTTACTATCACTACCTACCTCGAGTAATCTGGACTACACGGTCATTACGCAGCACGCAGATAGATACAGGCGTATAGCGGAGAGGCCTAATTGGCTACCACCCAATGACTATAGTGAAACACTACTACTAACTGATAGGCGAGTATGGGGGACCTCTGCTAGTAGCATAGGCTATTACCTACTACTGGGGGGCTATAGAATGCACTATGCCAGCCCCTGTCGTCTAGTATATGAAGCCACTCGTACTCTATGGAGCATGCAGCCCAATTGGAAGGAGTATTACGCAACGCTAGGAGCAGAGGAACCACTAGATAGCCACCGTTTCTTCAAGGCATTTCTATGCCAACCCACTGGTATAACTCGCGTAGCCGGCTTCCTGAACGCCATACAGAATATGGAGGCTCCCTATCTAGAACGCTACTGGGTGGTGCCAGGCGGGCCGGATCTACTATGGGATCTATGGCACGGACAGATAGACCCAGCGTTATTTAATCTCTATGAGGACCTAAGCCAGGATCCACCAGATGAGTTACGAGAGTGGTTGATACCTACAGAGCCCGGCCTACTACGGCAGGTAAGCAGCAGTATCATAACTTCATTACCGTATCCAGGTGGCCTCAATACGCACCTAGTGACTATGGCAGCATACACGACCAACCTGGCTTACATACATGCTTATAACTCTCCTCGACCCGATGTAGAGGTATATGTTCTCGCTGATGATGCAGAAAGAACACGCCTAGGACGGGTACGTAATCTACTATATACCGCCTCGCAGTATTTGCGGCGGTCTACGCTAGATCACTGGATAATAATGGGCAATAACCTAGCAGCCATATCTGAAATAGATAATCAACGAGGAGCCATACAGGATATAGACCTATGAGTAAAATAGAAGATCAACTACTGAAAGGAGATCTAGAAGCGGGCCGCAACACTCCTACGCTGGGACCTGCGCTCAATGATCTCAATGAGGTATCTAAGAACACAGCATACCAACAAGCAACACAGACACTAGGGCAGGCAACGGCATCTACCACTCCGTTCGAACCTCGCCGCATCAGCTCTCAGATTATAGTAGAGCCCGTGCGGGCAGTAGAGGGGCTATTAGAATTAAGAGACATGAACCTACAGGCCAACCAGGTTCTGCGGGAGGGCATAGCGCCTAATACAGAACAAAATATTAATGCTGCAGGTACGGCAGTTAATGGTAATACTGAGCAATCACTAGATGGAATCCGTAAGCTCAAGGAGAGCTCACTCCTTAGCGATAGAGCAGAGCTAACTGATATAAGTCAGGGCAATGTCAATATTGCCCCTGCCAATAGACTCACGCAGGTAGCTAATAACATACAGCTTGTGAGTGATACTAATATCATGCAACGGGCCCCCTTCATGCAGTCCGTCACCGACAACTATGTAGTGCAGTCCGGGAACTCCATTAATCACATTAGCGACCACCACTACGCAATGGGTAAGGATAGTACTCGAATTATAGAGGGGGACGACTTACAGCGCTCAGGTAATAGACTACGCGTATCAGATAGAAGTGAGACAGTAGCCCAAGTAGATAAGGCTACGGCCCTAGGCGAGATGGAGCGGGTCTCTACTGATTACAAGAGTTATGCTACTACACACACTAGCACATCATTAAACGAAATGAAGCTCTATAGCTACGGCGAGATGGTAGCAAGAGCCACTAACGTAGATCTAATAGCAGCCGCATCACCTATAGGATCAGAGGCTGCAGACGATAAAGAGGAGCCAGCTGAGATACCAGTGGGCCGCGTTAATATATACTCATCGGTACCAGGAGGCGGTCTATCAGGTATGACCTTCAGTCCTGAAGGTATGAACTCCTATGCACTGAAGAGTGCCTTCCAGGGCATAACTCACAATCATATAACTGCGGGGCCCAGCATATTCCAGGGCGCGGGTGCTGTATTCTCCCTAAGCGGAGTTATGACTCTCAATACACTACCGGTTATACCTGATGAGATAGAGTTAAACGTCGATCTCATTCCGCACATACCAGAGTTCCCTAAACTACCTGATTTACCTAATGGATGCGGGGCCATACTTGAAAATACAAATACTCCTGATGAACCAACTCAGTCTGATATAGAGCAGTCTGATCCAGATGGTGACCAAGTACCCACCGAGCCTAATGACTCTACCACTACGCCAGACGCCACTACGCCAGACGCCACTACGCCAGACGCCACTACGCCAGGAGGCGATGCTATAGGCTCACTAGGAGAGGATATACAGCGCTCTATATCAGCCTATAAGGCAGCTCCTAAGAACCCAGGTAAGGAGAACATAGCTAAGAGCGCTACTGATACAGCTAAGAATCCACCAGCGTTGGCAGCAGTAGAGCCGGCCGCAGTATCATCAGTAGCCAGTGATGTATATCTAGAGCGAGAGGGTGAAACGGTAGAAGAGTTGACTATATCTATCAATACACCCCTTATAGATATAGCGGGGGACGTGCAACTAGATGTACAGGAGGTAGGAGAGGGTCTACAACAATTGGGGCTCAGTGTATCTGCCTCTCAGGTAACCACTCTAGTCAATCAGGTACTAACTACCAGTAGAAATAATAGTATAGATCCCATAGCCATGTTAGAGGGCGGGACCAGTCAGGATCTAGTGCCCGCAGAATTGAAGCAATTGTTTCTTGATTCTCCTTCACTCAAAACTTATATAATCAATGAGGTTAAGGACGCCCTATCGCTATTATCTATTGGTCTCCTAGAACTAAGTGATCTAGACAGCACGGCCCGCGGGCTAAGAATAAGTGATAACTCAACAGATCTAGCGCGGGTATACTCCTTAGTATCACCTGCATTAGACCGGCTATACAAAAGCACAGGTCTTAGCCAATACGTAGACACCACTCAACTAGCGCAGCTGGGAACCTCACTATTAAATGGCCAGAAGCTAAATGAGAAGACTATAGAGGCCCTAGTACTTAACTCCGTTAGTCGTAACCTGAGTAGAACACTGGGTGTGAATGGAGCAGCCTTATCCAATAATGTATATAATTTAGCTAAACGACTGGCCAATGGCGAAGTCGTAGACGTTAATAAGGAGATAACCTCTCTCATGAGTTCATTAGGCACTACACTGAACTCTGATTTACTAAAAGATGCTGTGCACTATAAACAACTAGGAGAGAGTATATATAAAAGTGCCGCTACACTAGCCAACAGTATTTCCACCGGGGACATAGGTAGTATCATACGCGGTGATAGCATCAAACCCCTACTATCAGGAGGGCTAAACCAAATCATAGGTGAGAATAATACAGCTCTCATCAGGGCAGCAACTGATATAGGTCGCACCGGACTAGCCCTAGGTAAGTCACTGGCATTAATGCCCAGTGTCATAGGCGCGCTAAGCGGTAGCCCTATCCAAAAAATAGTGCAACTAATAGATATAATCTCTTGTCTAAATATCATAGATCAGGCCCGCGACCTAATCACCGCCGTAGGTAATATCAATACACAGCCTAATAGTAGTCGACCGGGCCGCTCTGGTACTACTGATACACTAGACACACTGGATACTATATCTCTATTACCGCGTCTAACTCAGTATAACAATACTGTAATTGATCTATACGATAACGGAGATGAGGAGTTAAGGCAAGAGATCATCGAATTACTTGAGGGGCCTATTGATGGCGAGGATCCTGTAACTCCCCGAGAGCCATTACCTACTACAGTAGAGCTCCTGGAGGGCAGCTGGAGACTAGAGCTAGATGAGAGCTTCCAACTGCCGCGTCTCACACTAGCTCTAGCAGATATACAAATATTATCAATCAATACTAAATTAACGTGGGGCCTAACTAATCCATTATTGTTCTATACTCAGCCAGAGTTACTACCCGGTAGAGAGGACGACTTACAAATAATAGTAGATAGCTGGACATACGATAATAGTACTCTATACCCACTGCAAATTGATAATAGCTATACATCCTCAGTGCTAACCTACAGGATAACTGACTATGATTGGGAGACTAATGTAGGCCATGCTATATATGATGGTCAGTATAGTTATCTCCGTCTCATCGATGATAGAGGTACTATATACACTATACCCAGTACTGCTATCGGAGGCCGCCTCATTCCCTTCATCTCATCATCGTACCTAGTGAAATAATGGTAACACCAATAGACGCCCCACAAGTCATACGCTACGGCATAGCGGTATACGCGCCCCCTCTACTTAACGTAGATAGCCTGACGCTCGAGATTCTCTATAGTGAAAGCCCCAACCCCCGCCTTATACCCCGCTCTACTAGTACGCGCCTATGGAAACGAGAGAGTGAGCAAGGGGAGAGGGGCACCCTATTCCTATGGAAGAAGGATAATCAATTAACTCGAGGCTACTATACACTTATATTAGAGGCAAATAATAGACGAGGCTACTGTTCTATTGCGTTAACGGCGCCCACCGACTACTGGATAGTAGGGCTACCCTATAGTATTTATCCCCCTATAGCTTTATAAATGTGGATATAGCGACGAGAGACGGAGATATACTCCTCAGCACAACTGGCGATCTAATGCTAGTAGACGAAAGAGACTATCTAGTAAGGCGGGCTCTGGAGATTCCATTGGGTCACGTAGCTATATGGGTACCTGGTACTAGCGACTTCCGATTAGTTGATGCTGACGTGGGGAATGCCCTTTATAATTATCTATCTGATCCCCTCAATCTTGACTGGGTAGGTAGGGCTGATATAGCTATAGCCAACGCTCTACGTGCCTTACCATCTGTGTATAGTGTACGCGATGTAGATATCCAGGTAACAGGCCCGCGCGAGGTACGCATTAACGTTGTGTATAATGATAACCGCTCTCTCACAACTACATTGACGCCTTCGTAAGCGCTCTCTAGAGCGAGTTCCAATTAATCTTAAGCCTTATTAGGGGCAGACATAACAGGTATTTTTATGAATCTAAACACTATATTAAGTACCATCCAGCAAAAACTGCAGGGGACAATACTAAATGGTACCATCAGTCCACTCAGTAATCTCTACTTCCTACTACGAGCTATAGCTGCCTGTATAGTAGATTTATACGAGGAGACACGGCCCGTTACTATAATGGATGCCACCGATGTAGAGTTAGATGCGATGGCCCTATTATACGGGATAATTAGAAAGGAGGGCACACCAGCTAATGGCTACGCACTAGTGCTGGGCCCGGTACCAAAGGGCACTGTTATGCTGACACCTGATAATGTAACTATTATTCTAAATGAGGCCATAAACAATAGTGGTGAGACACGCGTAGCTGTAACAGTAGGGAAGCCAGGTGAGGCTGTCATACCAGCTGGCACCCCACTGCGCGATCCCGTAACGGGTGCTACTGGCGTAGTGGGTCTATATAGAAACCCGTTCAATGAGGCCGTAGGTGATATCGTAAATGGCACTGATAGAGAGAGTGACGATGATTTACGCATACGCGTCCTTGAATACCTAGACTTATCAGATAGCAGTAGTCTATCAGCTCTACGCGCGACTATAATTAACGAGATAAATACACTCAGCCGAATAGTCATAGTTGATTCTGACCCCACGCCCGGTTATATAACTGTTTATACCGACGCGAGCGATGAGCGCACATTATTTCAGATAAGTAAGGTTATAGAGAATAATAAGGCAGTAGGCATCGGGTTCAGGGTCAGGACACTACGACCATTCCCGTATAATGTACGTGTGGCCGTAGCAGGTAATGTCAACGCGGGTCTAGTTATAAGACAATACTTCAGAAACCTAGCCCCTCTCACTAGCCCATCAGCGAGAGGTATAGGTCTTGCTCTAGTAAATTCAGGGGCCAGCTCAGCCCGAGTGCTGAGTACATTACCACTCGCACCAGTTGATACTATGCCAGTCCTAGAGAGTGTAGAGGTGGTTCCAATTGGTTAATTATCGTTATAGGTTATCACGACTACTAATCCCGGGGGGCATACCTGATCCTGAGATAGGAGAGGTAGAGCTATTCCTGGCTAGTGATAGAGAGGGCTATGTTAATAATATAGACCTACCCCCGGATCCCAATTGTCTAGAGATCAACTGTACCTCTACGCAATGCGTAGAGCGGATAGGTATATGGAGCAATCAGGCACTAGGCCCGCTGGGTACAGAAGGTTTCTTCCCAGCAGGTAAACCTTTCTTCATAGCAGGTGAACCTGATGATGAGAGTAGAATTACTGTAATCAACGTGGGTGTAGTGTGTCCCCTCACTGGCACACCGGGGCGCTCCAATTACGCTCTCTATCCACAGAAGCAAGGTACTCTTGAGCTAACTACACCCCTCATACCAGGTCTGCCGTACGCTGAGGTAGTGCGCGTTAGTCCAACGGCAGGAGAGTTCCTATTACGCTACTACAAGACACAGGGCCTTCCTCACACGCAGCTAGGCATAGCGCGCTCTCTAGCGAATCAGACGATAGATACTGAGGAGTTAGCGTGGACTATCATAGGTATGGTAGGAGCATCTATACGGCCAGACGCTAATGTAATATACCGCAGTTCTGAAATAGACACGACAGTCAGCGAATACATTAGACGGGCATGCACGGGCCTACTAGAACTAATGGATCCCGGCAGTCTACCGGGCAGACGAGGGAGCATCCCTCGCTTTGTGTATAGCCTGAGCTCTGAGGCCGATATATACGGCCCCGAGGCAGAGAAACTACAGGCATTAACTGAGATACACGTAGTAGAGAACTGCAGCGATTGTATAGAAGTGGGCCCCAATAATAAACGCGTATCTCGAGAGGTACGGGATAGATCGTGCGCTGCTGTATTGCTAGCGCTCTGCATCGCAGGCTACGAAGAGGAAGTCACTCCACTAGCAGAGTATCTAGTGAGTCGTATAGATAACCGCGGTAGAATGATTACTGGTTGGACGGACGCACGCCCTCTAAGCACGTCACTTAGCATAGATAGTCCTACAGCTAGTGGTACGATAACAGCGGCCCTAGCTATATTGGCCTATAGTCGTGTAGATAGATCATACCTACCCCATGCTCATAGATTAATAGAGAGTGCGCGCCTCTACTATTACACATCCTCCTGGGGCACCGATGCTATAGATATAACACTAGGGGCCCTTATAAGCCGCGTGCTAGTTGACTACGCTGATACACCTAGCCAGGCGCGGGCGAGCCTCAGTAATGTAATAGGACAGGCAAGTACAGTGAGTCCTACATTCCTAGCACTCCAACTAGAGTTAGTAGGAGATGTTAATTTAAATACTACATACCGCTCTATATTAGATAATGACCCTACACTAGAGTGTGGATTATCACTAGCTAGAGAGCTATCCAGCACCTCATTCCTAGGAGTACTAGATGAACTGGGCCCTGTGTATAGGAACTATCTCTATCGTATAGATAAGACAATGTCGCGCGTAAGAGGGGCTCTACCTACAGACTTCGGCCTATTCAGTAAAACAGCCATTAGATCGGGTAATCTAGGACGCATACTAGAGGCCCTAGTACCCTCAATTAGTGCGGCGTATAATAAGCCACTAGTAGTACCTCCGGCCCCGACTAGGGTCCCTGCGACTATATCGGGTATTCTCAACTGGTTAACAGGATTAGGGTATCAAGAAGTATATGTTACAGAGGCGTGGAGAGAGGCACTGCACGTAGTTGGTAATCTACCTACTTACGGTGACACCACCCTAGGCACAGGACTACTAGGTATGCCCCGCCCATCAGCGCGCGTAGGAGTACTAGGACGATGGGAAGAGAGAATTAATCCTGCTCCTGGCGGCGTGCTGGTTATACGAGAGGGTAATATACTGGGGACTGGCACTATAGATGATATACCAGCAGCAGGCGCGCTAGTCCCAGATGACGAGGAGTGTAATATCTGTTACTGGTTTGGTATTTGTGAGGCACCAGAGCCATATGGCTGTCTCGCAGGTCAATTTGACTTCTGTCCATTTGAACTCTTGTTTATATATTGCCCTGGGGTTTTACCCAATAGGCCAGTAAAAATCATTGAAGTCAATCAATCTGCTGTATATTGTCCTGGGGTTTTACCTGATAGACCAGCAAAAATTATTGAAGTCAATCAATCTGCTGTATATTGTCCTGGGGTTTTACCTGATAGGGCATAAAAGATTTGTATTCTGTTCTACGTACTTATAATGATTACTCCAATAAACACAAAAGATGGTATTACATACTTTGGTTATAAATCAGGCCTCAGTCCTGGTATAGATATCACGCGTTCTCAGTTAGTAGAGTTTCTAGACACAGCGCTAGGTGCTGCTAATAATGAAGTATTACCTAATGTTATAGGGTTTCACGCGCGTATACCCTCCCGAGAGCTTATAACTGGAGTCGTTACAACTACTGCTAGTGATGGTAGGACTCGTGTGGTATTCGACAATAATTTACGCATAACAGGGGTATATCCTCACAATGAGGCTACGCCGGGCCCATTTGTTCCTGTGCAGAACCCATATGTCATACCTAACCTGACAGATGAGCGAGTTGTATATATGTGTGCCTCTAATGCGGGTCTAGGTATACTACAGATACGTCTGAACTCAGGTGTACCAGACCAGAACGGCTATGTGTTTAATTATATAGGTTATTCGACTGAGGCATACAATGTTAACTACCCACTGGATCTGCACTGTATAGTGTCGTATAAGATAGGGGACTCTACTGACAATGGTGTATTCGGTATAACTAATAATACCAGTACTACAGCCCGCACTATAACCCCCAGGCCTAATGTGAGTTGTAGGGAGAATCGAGCAAAGCCAACTAGTGACGTAGTCCTCAATGAATCTATTAAGGCGCAGCCATTTCTAGTATGGTTGGATAGGCCGCTGGCAATTGGAGGCGTAGCGAGCATAGTAGGTAATTCACATGGGTTATATATAAGTTGTGGTCGTCTAGGCTCCGGCAGTATACTGATGAGAGTAATAGGGCAGAATATAGTATATTGCTAACACCTGCGTATAGTTCTGACGCTGTATCTATTAAAACTGTACAAATACCAAACTCAGGTCTCCCGTGATATCACTCAGGACAACAACTGAACAAATAACACCGGGCATACAGGATACAATGAGTTATCCCGGCGATACTCTATTAGATGTAAATAGCTAGAGATAATTAATTACACATATTTAACCACCTCTTGCTTATTCTAAGTTCTTCATTTGTTGCCATTGTTTTAAGTGTCTGTAACCCCTGTTGTTTTAATAAAGTTTAAAATAGTCTCCATTATCTTTGTCGTTTCTGGAATCATAATATTGAACTCTTCTGCTGTTATTGTTGTAGTGTCACCTCGGTTTGTATTTCATGTTCAATAAATGAAAGGATATTAATCATGATTCGTGTTCCTTTTTCACGCCATAAGCTTAGTTCTTTACATTGACATATTCCATCTCCTTTGAACAAAATTTTATTATTTTTTTCTTGGTTTACCCATACTGTAAAAACTCCTTCCCACGCTAAACGATCTATAATGCAATAACCTTTTATTAAGTCAACTTGCAAATTACTCGGATCGTGACTAATAATGTCTATGTATATTTCTATAAAAGCTTTACATCCATAAATACACGGTTCCCCATTTTGTCCAGTCCATTTATCATCATCCCATCTTAATTCGGGATAATTTTCTTGACAAAAATATAGTATTTTCGTGGTTACTTCTGCTATGTTCATAGTGTTACCTCGGTTTGTATTTCAGTTTCGATAAATGAAAGAATGTTAATCATAATTTGTGTTCCTTTTTCACGCCATAGATTTAGTTCTTCATGTTTAGCAGTCCCACTTTTCTTGAATGAGATTTTACTGTTTTTTCTATCATTTATCCATATAAGAAAACTTCCTTCCCAATCTAGATTAGAGATAGTAGTTCGACCATCTATATAATTTCTAAAATCACTAGGTGAACCGTCACTGCTATAAGAGTTGTTGCTATTGACCTTTATATCTATTTGTATTCCATTTATAGAATTAAGAATAGAGTGATACCCGTAAATCATGTCTTGAGTTTTAGTTAAAGACGTAAGTGACCACTTTAGCTCTGGGTAAGTTTTTTGGCAGAAATTAAATATTTTTTGGGATGCTTCTTGTTTGTTCATTGTTATTACCTTAAATACAAATAACTAGATCACCGACACAAACATTGATAAATTTCTCGCAATTGTATCGAGAATTATTGCAAGCTTGAATAATAGAGGTATTTTCCTCAACAGAAATAACCATTCCTGACCCTTTATAAAGAATACGATGACCAATGAAGTCTCTAGTTATTGGGTCGTATATTGGCTTGTTTGTAATTGAATAAACCAAGTGAGAGGCATCTATTCGGATACGATTTAATTCACCACGGTTTATTACTACTTTAAAATCATCGATAACTTCAATTACCTTAGCTGGATACGTTCCTTTAGGCGGAAGTCCTAGATCTTTATCTGTTGCCATTGTTTTAAGTGTATGTAGCCTCAATTGTTTTAATAAAGCCTAAAATAGTCTTCATTATCTTTGTTGCTTCTGGAATTAAGATATTTAAGTTTTCGTTAATCCCCTCACTTTTTGGCTCTTTTTTAATCGAATCTATCTCAACCCAATCATGCCCAGTGGCTGTCCCCTCTACCCTAACTACTAAAGTTTTAGATGATTTGGAACGATACTCAACCCAAACATCGTATCTTCCTTCTAGCTCGTTTGGATAGAGAATATTGATAGAGCCTTCTAATACTAAATCTGTGAAGACATCTATTTGCCTTAGCTTAAGAGTCCATTTTGAGTAATCAGCCATTTTATAAGTATTATCACAAAAAACTCCGATTTGTTTTAATGCTTCTATCATTTTGTAAGCATCTATTTCCCATGTGTCCATCTGTTACTCCTATCTATTCTTGAATTTCATCAAGGATGAAGTTAAAAATATCTAGCACTATTTTTCGGGTTTCTCTGTATTTGTTGTTAAAATAATCACGTTTTGACTTTCTAATATAATCAAAGAATATTTTATTTTCATAAGAACGGTTATTGTCTCTATCGTCAGGGTTTATCCATAATTCAAATCCGCCCACATCATACGCTCCGCATGAAACACGCTTAAGCAGTCCATCCAGAAAAACCTCTATTATTAATTCATCAGGAAAAAGTGGACACTGAATTGTATTATTTTCAGAGTCAAGATTCCATCTTAAATTTGGATAACTTCTGTGACAGAATTCAAATATTTTCTCTGTTACTTGTTTTATGTCCATTTGTTACTCCTGTTGGGTGAAATTATTAGGAAATACCTACTGTTTCCTCTACTACGATGCTATGGTGCCCGCTGCGACTTAGAGCTTCTAAGTAAGCCATTAGTCGGCTTTCGTGCATAGATGTTCTAATTCTGCAAGGCTTATTTTTTTTATCTATTGTCCTGATTCTGTATCTCATTGTCTCCAATCCTTTAGGTGTTTTTTGCAATAATCTAAATATGCTTTGAGTCTATTAGCAGACTCTTGTTCTTCCGTTCCTTTGACAAGTCCTTTGTTCTTATCAAATCAGTATGACATTGATAAGTTTTTCCACACTTTTTAGTTTCTTTTTCCATAATTACACTTTCATTTGTTGTCTAAACAGTACCGTATGATAGACCTTAAATTAGCCTTATAGTCTTTATGAGAATCTATAAATTCTAGCGATAAAGCCGTTGAAACTACTATATAAACTAGAATAGTTATACGAAAGATTATACTCCATAGTCGCTTTTTTGAATTTGTCATCATTCTGTACCTACACCTCTATTTTTTCAAGTCCACGTTGTTCTAGAATTTTATTATACTCTTTAATTTTTGAGTATAAAGCGTTACGTTTTTGTGTACATTTTCCCCAGCTTCTTGTTTAGCATTTTTATATTGTCCTGCGTAAAAATTAACATAATATCTAATTGTAGTAGTGTCCATGTTTGCTGCAACAAGCTTCATAATTTTCTCCTTGATTTATTATTGTTTTTAACTGATAACTAAATCAATTAATTGTCCACCTTGCCTGAACGTCATATATATAAAGTGGGTCAGGATCATCTGGTGGTTCATACATTTTATTATAAGCGTCCTCAATGTTGACATCATTAATATCTTCCGCTAAACGGTTAATCAAAATAGCAGCCATGTTTTCAGCTTCCTCTTTGCTTAATTGAACATCTGACTTACTCCAATAATCAGTTTCATACTCAAGAATGCACTTAACTAATTCATTAACACTATCTTGCAATTTACTCATAATTTCCTCCTTGATTCATTACTTAAATCTTACATTATTTTACTAGAATTGTCAAAAACCGGATTTAGTATGACTCCATCACTATCAAAAACTGTTCCAATAGTAGCAAGAGACGAAGTGACTAATCGGAGTAACTTGTCTTTTGTCTCTGCCAAATTCTTATCTTCTGTATTGCGCTGTAAACTTTGAGTATTATAAATTTT